AGGGGGGGAACACTAGGGGGAAAATACCAGGGGGGGAACACTAGGGGGAAAATACCAGGGGGGGAACACTAGGGGGAAAATACCAGGGGGGGAACACTAGGGGGAATATCAGAAGGGGTACTGGATCCCACAAAGGTGTTTGAAATATTTGAAGGGGAATACCAGAAGGGGAACACCAGGGGGTACGGGATCTCACAAAGGTGTTTGAAAATATTTGAAGGGGAATACCAGAAGGGTGTTTGAAAATATTTGAATGTGCTTTAAAAATGCTTTGCGAGGGGAAATCGAGCTAATATGTGAAGACGTGTTAATTTCAAAAATGAAACGGATGGCAGGTGATAATGAGTGTTGCGGATATACCAGATCACAGGTTGACAGCGGGGGGTACGTGGAAACATAGGTCGAGCAATAATCGGGTGAAGGTGTTGAAAGTTTTTGTTCCAAGCAGCGGTGTATTTAAGGGTTCGTTGTTGGTTCAGATCAGTATTGGTGAGGGCAGGATAAGCAGGTGTTTGGCAGACGATTTTTTACAGCGGTACGAGCCGGTGGTATCTGGCGTAAAAAATGAAATTGTGTGCATTTAATGTTTGTGTTAGCTTTCTAACAAGCAAGGAGGCGAACCATGGCTAAAATCCACTATTCCGGGGCGGTTAGAACGTCGAGGACGAAAATCCTACCGGGTTGGGCTGCGTGCTGCTCTGGCCTGAAGGCCGACAAGATACGTGCCGACGGGAATAACACCGCAGATCCCGACAAGGTTACGTGTGCATCGTGCCTGCGTGTGATGGCCAAGGATAAGAGCATTTTCAGCATAAAGCACGAGGACCCTTGTGCTTTGGGGCATGAGTGATGAAACCTCCGGTTTGCCGCATATGTCTGGCCGAGGATCTGGTGCGCGTTGCCAAGACAATTGACATGCCTGATCGTGGGGTGCTCGTCACGGCGTCAGTGGATATGCGAAGGCGTCGGGGGTGTGTCCACCTTGCGGAAGATGGCGAGGGCAACCTCGCCGGTCTGTGGTGTTGGACCGCGTGCGGCAAACGGAGCGATTATCACTCTACATGCGCCAATCCAGATCACGTCAATTGCGACTTGTGTAGATCACGCCGCAGGCTCGATGAGTTATGACCATGACGCGATCAAAGTTGAACAGCAAAGAATGCGAGGTCAAAATGACCCGAGTAGAGGCGAGGAAGATGGCTCACAGGTGTGCGTTTCATTTACTGAACAATGGTCACAATAATGAGTTTTTGTACGAGGACGAAGATCTCGATGAGAAGGATCAGGAGAGGCTTCAGTTGGCGTGGGATGATTTGCTGGAGAGGTTGAGGAAGACAGGAGAAAGCTGATGGGTAGAAGCAAGATTGAGTGGACGGACAAAACGTGGTCAGTAACGACGGGATGCACCTGGATGAGCGCTGGGTGTGACAATTGTTTCGCAGAGCGGATGGCAAAGAGACTCCAAACGATGGGTCACAAAAAGTACGAGCATGGGTTCGACGTTGTTGAGCATATGGGATTACTTGAGCAGCCGTTCCACTGGAGGAAGCCGTGCAGGGTGTTTGTCAGCTCGATGGGGGATTTGTTTCACGCTGACATATCGGATGAGTTTGTTGCAGCGGTATTTGGCACGATGGCTGCGAATCCACATTTGACATTTCAGATTTTGACCAAGCGTCCTCTCAGTATGATTAAGTGGTTTAATTGGTTAAAGAGTCGAATGTATTCTGAGAGTTCTTTAGCCATGGGATGTATTAAGGAGCTGGAGAAGATTGTTGGTTCTTCTGTGATAGTGGCATCTGATTTTGACATACCGATTCCTTGGCCTTTGCCTAATGTGTGGTTGGGCGTAACGGGTGAGGATCAAAGGGAGGTTGACTGGCGCGTACCGTCGTTATTGAAATGTCCAGCGGTGTTACATTTTATCAGCTGTGAGCCGATGTTGGGGCCGATAGAATTACAGCATGAGCGAGGTTGGTTAGAGCCGTTTTTTGAAACCGATCCAATGCTTAACAAGACTCCAAGATTGAACTGGGTAATTTGCGGGTGTGAGAGTGGGCCGAGTCGAAGGTATACGCGAAAGGAGTGGGTGAAGTCGTTGCGGGATCAATGTGTAACGGCGGGGACACCGTTTTTCTTGAAACAGCTAGGGGGGGTACGGCCTAAAGATAAGATAATAAAGATGCCTGAGTTGGGTGGCAGCGTATGGGGTCAATTTCCGGAAGGTATTTGTTAAGTGGTTATATAAGTTAACACATAGTTACCAGTTATCGAACGCACCGTAAAGCCCCGTTCTTCAGAGCGGGGAGGATGTCAATGGTTGGATGAGCAAACCAGTAAGATGAGTGAGTGAAAATGTTCATAGTCGAGTTGGTACCTGGTGCTTGGTATGTTCCGTGGGCATATCCTCCAAGGGATTGTTTTCCAGGCTGTACGATGATTAGGGCGAATGCAAGGCGGTATTCTCGCAAGCAGGATGCCAAGGCAGCGCTGACGAGAGCGAGAAAACACAAGTCGTATTCGAAAGCCAAAATAGTAGAGGTGGATTGAACATCTTTGAGAGGTGAGTGGATGGTTGAGATAAGAAAAGATACAGGAGTGTGCAAGTGATAAGTGAAACTATATCCGTAGATCATGTGATTGAAGTTTTGAATCGGGCTACAGAGAGTGACAAAAGTGCAATCCTTGCGTTGGTGAATACGCGAGTATTTTGCAATCGGAAGTTGGCAGATGATCCTACCATCCAGGTGCGAGACACCCTTGATGGGACGTATCTTGTTGGCGTTCTCGGTATACTCAATGGTTTGTTTGGTGTGGACAAGTCTGGATACGGGGCAATTGCAATCGAGTATGAAGTTGTTTGTCCAGAAGGTCATGTGGTTGAAAATGGTAAGGTTGTAGGTCACCAATGTACTGAGTGCGGGAGGTCTTTGGAGTTAGGTTCTTTTTTGGGGTTTAGGAGAATGAGAAGAGAGGATTTAAAAGGACAGGTGAGTGGATGGTTGAGATAAGAAAAGAGATCATGGATTTTGCATTGGCTATGGAGAAGAAAATACAGAAGCATGATGGGGACAGGGGCGATGAGTGGAAAGAGGAGTCGGTATCGTGGCTCATTGGTCGTCTTGGAGATGAGGTAGACGAATTGTGTACGGCTTATTTCGAGGGGGAGTCTGACTCAGATATTTGTTTGGAGGCAGTAGATGTGGGTGCGTTTGCGATGTTTGTTTATCACCGCATGATGGGTCGTCAGAAAGAAGGAGTGAGATGAGCGAGTATCCGTTGTTGATCAGTGCTGGGTTGATACCTCCTACTCTTAGTTGGGATAAGACTATGACGAGGAGGATACTTCGGTCACAGCCGCCGACTGGTGCTCCTGTTGTTGTTTCTCCGTGGGAGCCTGGAGTAACGGCGTACGAGCCCGGTGAATTTGGTATTTACAGAGAGGGTAAACCACCTGGTCAGTGGGGGCTGGAGAAGGTCATCAAATGTCCGTATGGAACTCGGGGAGATATTTTGTGGGTGAGGGAGGAGTGGATAGCTAACCCTGCCTATAACCACATTGCTCCAAGGGATATTCTGGATATGTTGAAGGAGATAAGATCTGCTGTACAGATAGAATATCGGGCAGGCAGGTACGATCCGTTACCAGAAGATCCCAATCATGGTCCGTGGGGGTCGACCGAGAATCGATGGCGACGTTCGATACACATGCCGAGGTGGGCGAGTCGGATAGATTTGTACGTCATGAATACGAGAGTGGAGCGGTTACAAGCGATCAGTCACGAGGATGCAATAGCAGAGGGTGCACCGCGTTGTCCAGAATTGAACAACTATGGGACTGGGAGTATTTACAGAGATTGGTTTGCAGAGAAGTGGGATTCGATTAACAAAAAAAGACCGGGATGTTTGTGGAAAGATAATCCGTTGGTGTGGGTCGTCGAGTTTTCGGTTGAGAAGGTTAGAGAGAGTTGGGAGATCGAAGAGGCGATTGAAGAAAGGTTGAGAGGATGAGTTTATATACGACTAGTGACATGAAGGATTTTTTATTGCGATGCGAGAAATTTTTCAATGTTGCCCGTCATGCATCAAAGAAATTATTGGTAGGGTATACGCGGGGACAGATAGGCAAAGAAAGTGAGTTTGATGATCTGATTGGGTTCTGCGAGAAGGGGGGAGAGAATAGTTTGAATCGATTAACAATCGATATTGCGAAGTATTTAGAAGACGATGCTTTTTTCGTTATCGACTATGACAAAGAATCTGACACTGTTGTAGATATGCTGGCATCGCGTAACAGCGAGTTACAGGATCAGTTGAATCAAATGACGTCGGCTAGAGCGTTTGCTTTAGGTGATGTGGAGCGTAAAAGAACAGAGATTCAAAAGTTGAAAGAGATGCTGTTTGCGAGGGAGCATTTTAACAAGTTACAAGAGGAGGAACTCAGTAGGATAGTCAAGTGTTTGAAGGAGAATAATTTAGATCTGTCTTCTTTGAATCCAAAGGGGGATTGAGTTGATAACGATAGAGAAACTTGATGAATGGAAGGCGTGTGGGCGTCGTGATAGTGGCATGTATTCAGATGAAAAACTCGCGATAATATTTAACGGACGTCAATCATTGACACCGTTGGAGGTTCTGCATTTGGATATTCGTATGGTGGATCGGTTGTGGGTAGTGTTACGTAGAGATGTTGTTGGGGTGGAAATTTGTGCGAGGCATAGAGGAGTTTGTGCTGATCGTGTTGTTGAAAAGTATGCTCTCTGTTGTGGTGAACGTAATATAGAGCAGTGGGCGAAGGAATGGCTTAGTGGTGTTGATCGTTCTATGGAAAGATTGTTTTTGATGATGGGCTTGGAACGAGTTATGACAAATTCTGTGATTAAGTTGGCAATAGACGTGGCGATGTTTTCGATTAGTTCTGAGAAGCGATCATCGTGGGATACAACAGTAGTGGCACGGTCGGTGGAGTGGGCAGCCGCGAGGGAAAATACGATTTATGCACGGGAAGCAGTAGAGGCCGAGGGGCAATGGCAACTTGATCGGTTGATTGAAATGTTGAGATAGGGATACAGAATGAAACTCAAAAAAACGTATACGTCGGGAAACTTGGTAAACAGGTTGCGAAAGAGATATGACGACAAGCAGAGGCATTCGTTGTTCGAGCAGGTAGCCAACGGCACGGGGTACAGGTGTAGGAGTTGGGTTGACGTCGTCGTGGTAGATTTGTGGCCTTCTGATGGTTTCACCAAGCGAGCGTTTGAGATAAAGATCTCCAGGGCGGATTTTTTGAACGAGCTGAAGAATCCTAAAAAAAATGCTTGGGCAAGGGAGTACTGCAACGAGTTTTGGTATGTGGCTCCATCGAATGTCGTCAAGGAGGAGGAGTTGCCGGAAGGGGCGGGTTGGATGTGTCCTCGTGGAGAAGAGCAGTTGATGGTCAAACGACATGCTGCTCGAAAGGCTGAACCGACGTTGGATAATATGTTTGTAGCCAGCTTAGCTCGTTCGATGCAGAAGGAGAGGGGCAAGGCTGTCCAGGAAGCAGCGGCGCGAGTGTTACAGGAGAGCCCGTTACATCTTGGGGCTGTGGCGGGTATGCGTGCGGTAGAGAGGTTCCTCAAAGAGCATGGACGGTCGACATGGCCGAATCAGAATCATAAGGATTTTGAAAACAATGTTTATTCGGAGTTGCATAAGGCGACGGCTGATAATGGGGTGGAGAAGCAGAGAGCGCATATAGTTAGATGGTTGGATACTTTTCAGCAGCATTTATTTGGTATGTATGACGTCATGACAGTTTTGACATGTGCAAACTTACTTGAGACGGACGAGCTTGGTAATTTTCTGTATCGAGATTGGGACATCAATAGTAGTGCGATCTTGAGCAAAGAGAAGATGCTGAAAAAGAAGGGTGGGAAGAGATTGAATAGACGGTTGGAAGATCAGCACGAGTCGTTTGAGAAGATCCGGGAGCGTGTTACTTCTTTGTTGGCCGGGTACGAAGATACGAGATCGTATCCAAGGAGGAAAAGGTGATTTATCCATATTATCAAGATGGAAGTTGCACCATTTATCATGCTGATTGCATGGCTGTGTTACCTCAACTTGAGGTGGTATTTGATACGGTAGATTTCATGTTGACTGATCCGCCTTATGGGCTTAACGGCGGACGTGGTAACGGAAATGCTAAGTGTGGGAAAATGAAATATGAAATCCGGAGTGCAGGGTGGGAGGATACGGAGAAGTATGTATCTGAAGTTGTAGTGCCTATGATTAGGATGGGGATTAATATTTCAGAGCGAGCTATTGTTACTCCTGGTAATCGATGTCTATGGATGTATCCTGTTCCGGTTACAATGGGATGTTTTTTTTATCCATCATCGACAGGATGGACAGAGTGGGGACTTAACTCATTGTCTCCGATACTTTATTATGGGATAGATCCGAGACAAGGGAGGAGGGGGACGTCATCGACGGGTAGGATGGTAAACGAATTAGCTCCGAAGAATGGGCATCCTTGTCCGAAACCTTATAATTCTTGGAAGTGGTTGTTGAACAAAGGTTCGCTTGAAGGTGAGACAGTTTTGGATCCTTTTATGGGGTCTGGTACTACATTGAGAGTTGCTAAAGATCTAGGCCGCAAGGGAATTGGTATAGAGATTGAGGAGCGATATTGCGAGATAGCGGCGAAAATATTGAGTCAGGAAGTGCTCGATTTTGGACAAAGGGGATGACGAGATGTTAAAAAAACAAAATAAATGGGGACTCAATGATTTAACGGATGCACAGATGAACGTTGTAGAGCTTTTGTTGATGAAAGGTTTGGGGGGGAAGGTGGAAGACCTACTTCTTCATCATTTTCTAGAAAAAGCTATACAGGAGTTGAGTGTCAAAATTGTAGACCAAGGGATGATGTTGAAAGTTTTGTCGAAGATGTTGAAACCTGATGGTCCGTTTTTTGGCAAAGTTCAGCAAGGTGTGGGGGATGAAATCGGAAATAAAAATTTTGGCAGAGGGAAAGATGACTGGGGGAAAGGTGAGCGACGTAAGCGTAGGAATGGGCCGAAAAAAGATAGTTCAAAATCTTTGAAGGTTTCCATTGGTGATATGATCAAGGCGAAGAAAGAAGAGGGTACAGGATGAAGATGGTGACGTTTGAGTAATAAGAATAGCCTCTGTAGCTCAATTGGTAGAGCTGGGTGCTTTCAGTCCCCCGTGTCTGAGTTCGAGTCTCAGCGGAGGCGTTGACAGTTATAGGCGATGTGCTATCATGGTTCCATGAATAGATTCACATGAATGCAAAAGATCTAGAGCCCCTCCAGTTAGTTTTTCCCCTAAGAAAGCAAGAAACCTATTATTTTGAAAAGGAGAAAGACGATGAATGAACGTATAATACATCTAAGGGTTAAGATAAAATCATTAGCAGCAAGGTCTGTGATTATTCGCCAGGAAGCACGGAAGACAAAAGGGATGATGCGCTGGGGTCTCAATAGCCACAGGACGACTGTTGTAAGGGAGCATTCCAGGAACAATCTATTGGCTTATGGATTGTTGAGAAATATCCCCTATGAGGTCATGGAAAAGAAATGTCGCATGAAGCCGGACTTTTCTAAAATTGCCAAAATTGCCAAAACGTTTGGTGGTGATAAGTTAGAGATTGATGCGTGGATTAGTAAGGCGAAAGAGTATTTGACGTCTGATGTTGAAAGGTCGCCAGTTTACGCGTCTACTATGCAAATAGGATACATTTGAGTTGTTAGATTCGAATGTGACAGATGTCAAAAAATATGATTGTGAAGAAGAAAGAAGAGGGTACAGGATGAAGATGGTGACGTTTGAGATAGATAATGATACTGATTCGTGCATTACGGTCTGGCCGGACAAGTTTTTTCTAGTTGGTCAAACTGATGGAACAAAGTGTGTATTGTGTGCTGTCGGTGATGCAGATTCGTATTGGCCATTGAGAGAGGGTATGGTGGAGGCGAAAAAGAAGTTAGAAGATGGTTACGGGGGAGAGCTTGTAGAGTTCGAGTTTAGCCCACAGGTGAATCCTAAAAACCAGACAATATAGCCTCGGAACCTACCGATTTTACACCTGGTATTTGTACTGTAAAAATGAACTTGAGTTCGCAGGATTATTGCGATAGGGTGACTAACAGGGTGGCCTAGCGAGAGCTGGAAGGAAGTGAGAGGCGATGGAAGATAGAGAAGAGCCGGACTATGGCGAGGGTGGGATCGAGCTAGTGAAGCATCGAATTAGACATGCTAGGGCTAGATGGAGACTTGAAGGATGGATTGTCGACGGTGATTTAGATCTTGAAGAAGTAGGATTGACTAGATTACCGTTGATTAAGAAAGTTGGTAGGGACTTTTATTGTTCTAATAATAGGTTGATAACTTTGGAGGGTGCTCCGAAAGAGGTTGGTTGGAATTTTAACTGTCAAGATAATGAGCTGATCTCTTTGGAAGGTGCTCCTAAAGAGCTTGGTGGGGAAATACGTTCTGACCTTAATCAAGAGGAAAAATCATGAAAGCAAAAGAGCCTGATTATGGCGAGGTTGGATTCGACAGAATAGGGAATCGGTTTGTGAATGCCGGAGCCACATGGACACCTAAAGGCTGGGTTGTTGATGGTGATCTGGATCTTGGAGGATTACGGTTAACCAGGTTGCCATTGATTAAAGAAATTCGTGAAAGTTTTGATTGTTCTCATAATGAGTTGACTTCCTTGGAGGGTCTTCCACAGAAGGTTGGTGGAGGTTTTGATTGTAGTAACAATCAGTTGGTTTCTCTCAAGGGTGTCCCACGGGAGGTTTTGGGGAATTTTGATTGTAGTAACAATCAATTGGTTTCTCTCAAGGGTATTCCGCAGGAGGTTGTGGGGAGTTTTGATTGCAGTAGTAATCGTTTGACAACTCTGGAGGGTGTCTCACAGTGGGTTGGTGGGAGCTTTGATTGTTCTGACAATCAGTTGACTTCTCTTAAGGGTGCACCAAAAGTGGTCGGCAAAGATTTTCATTGCTTTCATAACAAGCTGACAACTTTGGAGGGTGCCCCTGGTAAGGTTTATGGTAGTTTTTGTTGTAATGGTAATGAGCTTTTTTCTCTCAAGGGTGTTCCTGCTGGCCATTTTAAGGTTGGCGTGAATTTCAATTGTTCTGATAACAAGCTAATTTCTTTAGAGGGTGCACCAGAAACTATTCATGGGGATTTTGATTGCAATGGCAATCGCTTGGTAACTTTAGAGGGTGCGCCTAGTGAGGTTCCTGGTTTTTTTGATTGCAGTAGTAATTATTTGGAAATTTTGAAGGGTGTTCCGCAAAAGGTTGGTAGGAATTTTTTTTGTGGCAACAATCGTTTGACAACCTTGGGGGGTGCGCCGAAAGAGGTTGGTGGAAGTTTTTATTGTAGCAATAATAGGCTGACCTCTTTGGAAGGTGCTCCTAAAGAGCTTGGTGGGGAAATACGTTCTGACTTTGATTTTTGATTGAAGAAAGAGCCAGAAATTAGCGAGAGTTGGTTGGTGTGCAGATAGAAAACGTACGAGATAAAATAACAGGTTTTGAAGGAGGATTTTGATGAGCTATCGAGGGGATATGCAAGAGGTGCACAAAGAGGCATGGTGGACTTTCAGGAAGTTCGCGTTGTTGTTTGTGGCGGTGGTTGTGTTTTTGAGCGTGGTTGGTTTTGGTTTGAAAAGTGTTGGCTTGATCGGGAGTACCGTGGTTGAGCGCGAGGTATTCGAGCGGTCATATCAAAGAACAGAATCGATAAAGGCTCAGATTGCGACAGATGAAGCAGTTTTGGTAGAGATTCAGAGGAAATTAACGAATGCAAATCTCGAACCATCGACAATAATCAACCTCGAAGCACAGGCTTCGGCAACGAGGGTTAGGATTGCAGCAGCAAAAGGGAGACTTCAATGATTAAAGTGGTAATGGTAGTTATGTTTTTGATTTTTTTGGCGGTACTTGGGTGTGATATGTCGGCCACGGTGGAGAGCCGGGATGCCGAGCGAGTGTCCTTACAGCAATCGCAGTATGAGAAGGGTCAGCCGATGCCCTCTTTTGATTGGTCTCTAGAGCGGCACCTTGTGATACAGCTGTACCAGGTGAGGAATAAAAACTCGGTAACTCATTCGGTGTGGCGCTCTGATCATGGTGTTGTTGAGGGGGATTGTCCTTCCTATGGCTACGGTATTCCGTATGATACCAGTTTGACCAATCCTTTGGTGGCTACAGATGTTGATAACGAGGGAGAAGAGAATGGTCATGGTGCTCTTACCTCGATAGAGCAGGCAGAGCCGAACGGGATATTTGCCAGTAAAAATACTGCTGCTACTTGGGTTATGTGTCTGGGCGAAGGTGGGAATATTGAGCCGGTTTATGTGGAGACAAAAGTCACAGTGTATCCAGGCCCGGTGGTTGTTGATTACGAGAAGAATCGGGTGACTCGTAGTGGTGCGGCAACTGTTCTGATTCCAAAAAAATAGATCATATAGTTCAACAGGGGTGAGTGATGATACCAAGGAGTTTGAGTAACAAAAAGTTGTTTGAAAGATTGGCCAAGTTGCAGATGGGGATCTTTGAGGTGTTTCCTTTGGCAGAAATATCGTTATCGCTCAAGCCAGTGAGATTGGTACGGGATAATTGGGGTGTTGAGTGTCTGACTATTAAGGTGACTATTCTCAAATTAGAAGGAACGTTTGTCGTGAGTGAGGTAGTGGAGGGTGAGCGGTTGAGAGAACGCGGTGAGAACGTTGTTTTCTGGAGGGAACTCCAGCGGGATCTAGTGAGAAAGTTGGGCCGTGAGATAATGGATTGGCATAATAGTGATGAGGAAATGTGTCCCTGTGGGTGCACAGAGCTGCCTATCAAGGGGGAAGAGGTTCACGCAGGGTATGATGGCCCTCCTGTCTGTCCGCAGTGTAAGAGGACCTGAGAGGGGTTAGGATGGAATACACAGAGAATGATGGGCCGATTGTTGCGAGAGGTATGCGAGGAGTTTCGCTGTACATCGGAGATGGCGAGTATCACGAGATAAATCCTCCTCCTGGCTGGATGAGGGAGAAAATGATTGGCTTCAATGCTGCTGGGGTATTTTGGTGGAATCAAAAGAGGAAGCTTAGGGTTGCGGCCAGTGTTGCGATGGAGCGAGACGACAAGCTGTGGCTTCATGTTTCTTGTTCGAATCCCAAACGAATGCCGACGTATGATGAGATGGCACTTGTGAAGAAGATTTTTGTCGGGGATGACAAGTATGCGATCAGTGTAATTCCTCCGAAAGACAAGCATGTGAATACTCACATTTTCTGTCTTCATTGGTGGTCGTGTATCGATGGTCATCCTTTGCCGGAGTTTTCTGTTTGTGGGGAGATTTGAAGGATGAGTGATAGCAAGTATTTGCATTTTCAGGAGCAGTTAGAGAAGGCTAATAAACGTATCAAGCAGCTGGAAGCGATGCGTGATGCTTTTGTCTTGTACTATGGTGTCCAAGAGGTGTTATGTCCGCATTGTGGAAGTCATTATGATGAGGAGAGTTTGGCAGAGATATTTGAGGTACAGGATTCCGAGGTTAGGGAGTGCTTCAATTGCTCGTGTTATTTCGGGGTTGAGCGATTGCCGAATATTGCGAGTTATTGGTTGAGAGTTTCGAAGGAAATCAGGGTAAAAATTGAGTTTGAACCTTGTCGTAAGAGAGTTGAATTGTCAGATCTGTCTCCTCGTCATTGTTTTTCAGTGATGACATTGAGGGGTGTGTTGATCAAGCAGTTTGAAGAAGAGGATGAAGCTGAAGAATTTTGCAGAGTGAATGGATGGGAATGGGTCAATTCTTACGAAGCAGATGAGAATGATTTGGATGTTTGGGGTTGGCCAAAAGAGAAATAGAAGATGAGTAAACGAGTAAGAGATGTGGTGATTGTTTGTTTTGTTTGTCCACTTCTGGTTGTCCTGGTTTTTACGTATTTGTATGTAACCGTGGAGGAGAATGGGGCGATAATATTTCTGAACGCTGCTGGGTATTCGGAGGTTGAAATAATTGACAGTCATTATTCGGAGTTTGAATTAGCTCTTTGTGGCAATCGAGCTGACGTTGTGTACGAGTTTGAGGCGAGGGATGCACACGGTCAGGAACAGTGTGGGAAATTGTGTGCAAGACATCTTGTTACAATATTGTTTCAATACTTGAAATAGCAGTAGGGATAGAAAGTAATGGATAATTTTTTCTATATTCTTTTTGCATCAATTCTGTTTATTGGATTGTATGTGGTTATTCTCATTTTGAATAATATCGAACAAAGACTTAGAGAGATACAAGACAGGATGGGCAAAGATAACAGAAAGGGAACGGATTGATTTCGTCAGAGTGAGGGGTGAGTGAGAAAGGATGATATTTGATGGGACCTTTTGATTTTGTAAAAGGGGAAAGAGTTCGATACGTGCCACGTCATGCTGGTGGAATTGATGATCCAGAATGCCAGGATGGCGTGGTGTCTTCTGTTAACGATATATGGGTTTTCGTTAAGTACGATAATGCGATGTGTATTATGACGACTGGCTGTGAGAAAGATTTGAACATGATTGAGCTGTGGGATGATCGGGCAATTCAGCTTATCAAAAACACTGGTCAGAGAGCAGATGGCAAATAGGGTTTTGACTAAAGGGTGTTAGGTAGATTTTTTAACAGGTGGGTGTAAGGATGAAGAAGGTATATCAGGTTGAGTTCAATGATTGGCATGATAATTTTTGGGGGTCGTGTGTTTGTAATAGATGTACGGAGGAAATTCATCATAACAATCTTGGGCAATTGCTTGTGATTATCCGAGATAGAAAGACAAGGTGAGAAGTAGATGTCGGTAGGTGGATTAAAAACAGAATCGAGCAAGGGTTGGATAGTGCCCGCTTGGCGTTATGCGAAGATCACAGCAGCTCACAAATTCTATGTTGCTTTGGCAGGAGTTCGAATTGGATGTCCTTTTTGGCGACTACTTACTCATGATCTTTCGAAGTTTGGCAGGTATGAGCTGGTGCATTACGGGCGTCAGTTCTTTGGGGAGGCGGATCAGCCTGGTAATTTTGAGCGTTGTTGGGTTCATCACCAAAACAATAATGACCATCACTGGGAGTACTGGATCTCCAGGGTCAAGTATGATCAGAATGGCGGTGTTGATAAGATATTGCCTATGCCGGAAAATGCGATAAGAGAGATGGTGGCTGATTGGTTTGGGGCTTCTCGGGCCTATGAGGGGAAGTGGCCGGACAGAGAGAGCTGGACGTGGTTTGAGGAGAATTTTCGGAAAATAAAGTTGCATCCAAAGACGAAAAAACGAGTGGAAGAAATCGTGGAAAAAGCGTTGGGGGGAAGCTGGTAAAATGTGTTATTTGGATTATTTGATACCGAAAATTACTGTTCCTGAAGGGGTCAAGGGTGACGTAGTCATAGGGAGGTTCAGTGTAGACGATCAGATGTCGGATATGTCGAGGATTATCGATGGTTCGCGTTATGTGAAGCCAGGTGATTACACGAGGTTGGAGATAGGCGATGCTGTGGTTATGAGCGATACGCAGGCGGAGAGAAGAGATCATATTGATCCTGTCCGGGAGGCTCGTGGGAGATGTCTTGTGGCTGGGTTGGGGCTCGGCGTTGTGGTTCAGGCGATGCTGTTAAAGTGGGAGGTGGATCACGTTACCATCGTGGAGAAAAATCAGGACGTTATAGACTTGGTTGCTCCTCATTATTACGAGATGTTTTGCAAGGACAAGATTGAAATAATACATGCAAATATTTTTAAATGGCGTCCACCTCGTGATGTGAAGTATGATGTTGCGTGGTTTGATATTTGGCCGACGATTGCGACTGATAATTTGGTCGAGATGCAGAAATTGGATCGGAAGTTTAAAAGAAAAGCAAAATGGCGGGGTAGTTGGTGTCGGGATTTGGCGGAGCAGATGAAGGTGGTTAGCGAGCGATTAGAACGGATGGTGCATGAAAAATCAATCAAAGATAGACATGGTGTTTGTGCAGAGGGTGAAGCAGTGGAATAAGTTTGAGTATTTCAGATCTTGTTCTTTTCCACGTTGTACAGAGCGAGCGAAGCGTACTGATGTGGGGTTGTACTGTTTTTTTCATTATCTAAATTTACAAAGTTGCGAGGTTGAGGGGTGTTGTAATCCGGTAGCGTTTCGGAGCCCTCCTGAGAGGCTGTGTCGTCATCATTTTGTTGTGGGGGATGGTAAGGCAGAGGCTGAGTACTTGGAGCTAAGCAGGCAGCGTGCTGTGTCGTCTGGGCAGTCATTGATGTCGAGGGGTGAGATTGACGCGCCAGGGAGAGATTTGACGATACCGAGGAAGCGTCCTAAGAAAAAAGCGATAAGAGAAATATCCAAATAGTAAGATTTAAACAAGGAGGAGAAACCCATGAAGATGATTGACCCGTCTGTAGACGTGACGTTTTTTGTGCCGGAAGATGGTAGCACGCCAGAAGAGGCGATAGAGAAAGCTGCGAGGAATTGCTACAAGAGTGAAGGGAAGATAAAAAAGGGCTCGGCTGCGAAGCTTATCAAGAAGCTAGTTAAGCGAGGGCATCATGCCATGTTGGAGTTCGGTTTTGCGATGGCACATGTCGTGGGAGATCGTGGAAATTGTTATGATGATCAGACAGAGGTATATACCAGAAGTGGCTGGAAGTTGTTCAAGTATACTTCTGACGAGGATGAGTTTTTTACGTTGAATATTGAGAAGGATCATTTTGTAGAGTTTCAGAAGAGGACGGCATATGTAGAGAAAGAATGGGATGGGGAATTGATATATGGTTTGTCTTCGAAGGTAGATTTTGCGGTTACTCCAGATCATCGCATGTTGTTATGTGATCATAACAGTTTGACAATTGATGATTGGGGTGTGGACAAGGCTGCAGAGATTGAGAATCGTGTGGTTAGATTTCAGTGTGGTGTCTTGCCGAACACAGATTGTCATGTTTTTCATAAAGAAAATTGGAGCAGACGTCATTACAAAGGCAAGGTTTACTGTGTGACAGTGCCTAATGGTTTGCTCTATGTGCGTCGTAATGGGAAGGCTTTGTGGTCGGGTAATTCGCACGAACAGGTACGCCATAGGCTGGCTTCTTACGCGCAGGAAAGTACACGGTACTGTAATTATAGTAAGGACAAATTTGGCACGGAGATTACTTTGATAAATCAGCCGTTCAAAAAAGAAACTAGCCACGCTAAATACAGAAAAATAGGTGAGCAGTGTGAGGCAGCATATTTGGAGTTGCTTGTCGACGGGGAAGATCCACAGCTTGCGCGGGCTTGTTTGCCGATTGGTTTGAAAGCGGAGATAGTTGTTGGGGCAAATCTCCGTGAATGGCGTCATATATTCAAGATGAGATGTGATAGTGCTGCGCATCCGATTATCCGGGGTATAATGACAGAGTTGTTTGGTAAATTTTACAAGAAGATGCCATCTGTTTATGAAGATCAGGCTGAACGGTTTTTGGAAGGAGAAGGAAGCAATGGATGAGGATAAGAGAGCGTCTGAAGCGTTGTATGTGTTTGCTGCTTGGTTGACAGCGAGGGAAAAGCCTGTGACGTTTAGTGCCAAGCATGAGTCGAGCATCGCAGCAGAGCTGGTCAATGAGTTTTGTGAGGTGAACAAGCTGGAAAAACCTCGTGGTAATTTCACAGATCATTGGGAGATGCCCAAGTAGAAAGGGGACAATCGTGAAACAATTGATGGTAGTGGTGATGGTGAGTTTGTTTATCGCTGGATGTCCGGCAAAGGATCCAGTATTCCCCACTCCCGACGTCAAGGACACAGATCTTTGTGGAGAGGCTGAGGTGAACATTGTCAAGTTACAGTGTCGGGACAGGCGAGGAGATCCTTTGTGGGTAAATCGGAATGGCGAGGAGTTCGAGGATACATGTCGTATTGTCCAGGACCAGGGTGGTGTTTATTTAAATCCGGAATGCATTCGAGATGCCACGTCTTGTGCTGAAGTTTTGGCTTGCCCAACTGTTTTTGTCATAAAGGATTGAGGAGGTTTCCGTGGATAAAGGAAAAGTATGTAAAGCACTGCGTGATGACGACATGCCTGATTCGGGCGGTAAAAAGAGAGATTGGGGAGCAAAGGACAGGGTGTTTGATAGCACACACAGTAAGTTGATGGAGAGAGCTACGGCGGAGACGGATACCTACATCATTCCTGAGTACACACCTGTTAGCAACCAGGGGAGTTTTGGTACGTGTGCTGCTAATGCGGGTGTGGATTTGTTTGAGATGCTGTTGGGACTGGAGCAGGGGCCAGAGGCTGTTGTACAGTTTAGCCGGATGTTTGCTTACAGGTTGGCGAGGGTGTTGCACAAAGCCACTGACGTTGACGAGGGTACGTACTTACGTGCCATTTTTACTCAGTTGCGAAAGATTGGCATAATCGAAGAGAAGTATTTTCCTTACAAGAAGGAGAATTTGTTTAAGCTACCTCCTTTGGATTTGTATACGATGGCGAGTAACAATAGGATCCACAGCTTTTATCGAATCAAAGACAAGGGGGATAAGAAGCTTGAGCAGATACGGTTTGCGATAAGGTTGGATCATCCAGTAGCGTTTGCTATCCCAGTGTCCAAAGATTTTTGCCGGTACAAGGGTGGAAACTATACGTGGCGAGATATGGACGACAGTGTGGGGAATCACGCTATGATTATTACTGGTATGTCTACGGTGGGGGATCAGGAGAGATTTTTGATTAGAAATTCGTGGGGTGAGCGGTGGGGAGACAAAGGACATTGCTGGATGGATGCTGGTTTGGTTGAGCAATTAGCGTACGACATGTGGGTTGGAACTCGGATGAGGGAATTTATTTAATTGACGAGATCTTGACGTCCTGTCTTCTGCATACTAAAAAAAAGAATGTTGTTCTTGTGTTCAATCAGGGATCTTGATGGATGCCACGGGAGGCAAAAGGGAGGGCACCCTCAACGCCAAATGAGATGGAGGAAGTAAGTCAATGGGGTTAATCTTCTTGACGTCGAAACCTCTTGTTATCATTGTTCCTGCCAATCAAGATTTCTGATTGAGCGCGAGAAGGAGTGGGATGTTTACGATTCAATATCAGAAGGACAGGAAAGCCGAATGGTTGATTCTACCGAAGCAGCTTCCGAGTTTTTATGACGTCTGGAAGGCGTTGTACGATATTCGAGAGGCGGAAACTTTGTGCATTCGACGGGTGTTGTCGGAAGACGTCACCCAGACTATATTTACGGGTGGGTACATGGAGGGGGTTTACTTTGTCATTTTCTCGGCGCAGTGATCAGGAGTAAGGGCAGGGTCCGGCAACGATTGATAGATTGTATTCTTCCGGAGAGAGGTCCTGGGTCTTGAGTTTCTCGATACATTTTTTTATGGCGGATTCGGCTTCAGGGAGGGAGAGTTGGCTGCAATATGGGTAGCCAAGCTCTTTAAGTGTGAAGATGTTTATTCGGCACATTGGTGTGTCATTTGATGTGAGATGATAGATTTGTTTATCTGTCATGGATTCCTCCTGTGGGGCCTTAGCCGCCCCCTGTTGGCTGTTAGCCTCGGCGTAGGGTAACGGGCGGGTATTGGTGAGAAATGGTAACATGGAGCGTGTATTAGAGCATCTTTTGGAGCCAGCTAGGAAGCTGTCTCATGATACCCATAAGGCGAGCGAGATCATTGGCAGAGCATCCTTCACACTCGGTGATGGTGTCATTGAGTTGTTCTACGATCCACTCGGTGGCTGTGGGATTCTCGGTTGACTCGATTTTATAGTTCTGTGTCTCCATATTCTGTGCAACTAGCTGGTTGAAATTTTCGGCTGATTTGCAGCTGGACAGAGTTTCAACAGCCATGGGCCAGCCGTCAACGAACCACTCTTCCCAGTCGCAAATCATGGAGAACTTCTGTTTGCGGAAGCATCGTATTGATTGCTTGACTTGTTCGATGGCTTTTTCGGCTTCATCTGTGAATTTGCCGACCCAGTTGCTACCGTCATGGACAGATTCGTATCCGTTTACGATCTCCTGTGCGAGTGGCTTGATCTCTTCGAGGAGTTCGTTGATTGAGTCTACTCTGAGATAGATGTTGATGTTCCATCGGAGTTCTTGTCTGTGATGGATGGTGAACGGAGTAGCGGCACCGATTTCTCCGTTGTATTCAGAGAAAAGGAGTCCCTCCTCACAGTCGAGCTGGATGTATGCAGGCTGAGGTTGGGCTTGCATGGGGTAGCGGAAATAATTGTGATTGGTCGATTGGTTGATTTTGATTGTTGTCATTTTTGTCTCTCTTTCCTTCCAGTCTCTGACTGGGCATTTATGTTTTGAGTGGACCTTCCTTGTCTTCCGGGAAAGTCCAAACTACTGGTTCGAAGCATTCGAGACATATGAGACCGTGTTCTTCGGTCTGTAAACCAAATTCTGAAACATGGTCATTGATGCATCGCATCAAGGGTTGTCCATTGCCTGTTGCGGCAAACCATCGGCAAGGAATTCGAAGATCTTCAAATGCAGTTTTTCCGTTAGTCCTTTTGAGTTCTTTTTCTGCGATTGCTTCCATTGTGTTTTTCAATGTAGTGAAATCCATTCACTTTTTCCTTCCAGTCTCTGACTGGGTATTTGTCTATATATATAATACCATTTTTTGGGTCAAAAAGTGTAATAAAATGAAATCAAGTGCGTTTGTTGTTAAAAAACCAATGATTTCGACAAATTGGGGACTAAGTGTCAAAAGGATTGCAAAGTGTTGTAATCTCGGGCTAAGGTGGTCAAAACGGAGGGAAAAATGGACATACAGACAGAGAAGATTGAGAAGAAAAATTGGAAGAAAACATCCAGTGATCCGGAAGCGTATGCTTACAAGCAGTGGGGGATGGTACGTCAGGGTGGTAAGTGGCTTTTGTTCTTGATCATCAATAAGCATGTGATGCATGAGATGGGGAGCATAAAAGACGATCATGAGTCTCCATTTCTATGGGCCAAAGACATTATGTCAAGGTGGAGTGAGCAGCGGGCTTCTGCCAAGTGGGAGGAGCGTACGATAAACGGTCGTCCTGGTGAAGAGGGGCGGTTTGGTGGAAAGCCTATACCGAAACAGACGTCAGTGAAAAAGCAAGGGAGAGCGGTGTAAATGCCCAAGATGAAAGTGAACATGAGAGACAAGGTGATGGCAGCAGCTACGAGCACGGTAAATGTTGTCAGATGTTCTGTGTGCAACAAAATGCATGAGGTTGATAGTGAGGAGTACATTGTTGTGTATGGCAACATTACTGTGGGGTTGAAGAAACATCTCATCAGTGACAATATTGACGACAAGGGGAAGATTTCTGGCTCGAATATTTTTTGTCGTACAGCACGATGTTTTGATGATATTTTCAACATACCAAGATCTGATTGAGTAGTTGATGGCATGAGGGCGTGATGCACCGATTTGCAAGGTGGTTGAGTAATGTTGCTTCCGGAATCCCCCCGTTTCGTTGAGACATTATTCCTGTCTGCGATGACGTGCATCACGCGCTCTTTTTTCGAGGAGGTGGGATTGTGAAGCATCTGAAAATATTGGAGCCGTTGAAGGGGTTGGAGCGTCCGGCAATATATATTGCAGGCGATCAATTAGAAGACGAAAATTGGCGACAGGTTGTAGTGGATGCATTGTTCAACCTTGAGGTCAAGGGCACAGTGATAGATCCGAGTATCCCCAAGGGGGAGATTGTTTCCATACGGGAGAGAGTTGACTGGTCACAAGAGGCGTTGTGGTTGTCAGATGTTTTGGCCTTTTATTTTGATTATGGGCACTTTTTGGAGCAATCAAACACGATGTTTGAGCTTGGTTGCCAAATGGGACGGTATTGTGTTGGTGGTGGACCGCATAAGTTGTTAGTTGGTGTTGATGGCAACTATGTGATGAAGGACAATTTGTTTCATCAGGTGAAGGCTCATAACAGGGGGTTAGAGGGCTCGTGGAAGATTAACGTCAGTACATCTTTACCTCAATATATTGAGAGAATCAAAGCAGCGGTATCTTAACTAGAAATTGATCGAAACTCTTTTCTTCGTTTAGATTTGTGGTGGGAAGAGAGGCGTTTTGAAAAGCGATCTGTTGTTTGTTGCTATTGTGTTGTCCTACCTTTTTCTAATCTTTGTGATGAGTTGGTTGATTTCTACCTTATTTTTGAGCTGTGTTGGCTTCGGAGATGAGAGAGATCAGTGGGTTTTAATTGATCGTAGTACGCAAAATCGTTGACAGCTATTTTGAGAATAGTTAGAACTGTTCACACACGAATTTGGACATAACCGGACAGGAGAAAATGGATGTTGGTAAAGCTTTTTAGTGGTAATGTTCAGGCGGTAGAAGATGAGATAAACGCTTGGATAACAGTCTACAAACCGACAGTAGTGAGAGAGAATTTAAGTTCACTCAGTATCGGTATCTGCGTGGCTGTCTGGTATCAGGACACTGCTGATACTACGTCATCTTCACGGGCAAAGGTTAGGGTGAGGGGTGCTGAGAAACCGGGGGAGCCGCCTATTTGTGAATGTGGCAGTGTGATGGTGAAGCGTAGACGTCACTCTGACGGTCATCCGTTTTGGGGGTGCACGTCATTTCCAAATTGCAAAGGGCTTGTGCCTTTTGACGATTATGACGAGGAGGCGGAACGAGAAAGTGTGGCTTCACGTAGTAAATCTGGAGAGGTTGGTTATACGGATGGACAGGTTGAGTTCGGTGGTTGGTCGGGTGATGACGAAGGTGGAGACGACGATATACCATTTTAGCAAGGAGGGATTGGATGAAGATCAAGGAAATCAAATCACAGTGTCGTAGGGATTTCGTAGCGATATACGAGTGCGAAAGTTGCGGTTTTACTAATGAGGGAGTGGGGTATGACGACAAGTATTTCCACAACATAGTAATTCCGGACATGAAGTGTCCACAGTGTGGAGAGAAAGCACCAGAGTCTTATCGACCTTTGGCTCCGAAGTATAACGCGAACACAGTAGTGTGAGGAGTAGTTCATGGATATTGAGAAGGTCAAGGACAGGTTGTTGACGGTGGAGGACGCGGCAAAGCTGTTACACGTAGGTCGTAGTACCATGTGGCGGTTGTTCAAGGAGGAAGGTTTACCGTCTATCAAGGTGGCCAAGAGACGTCTGGTGCCGGTCGAGGCGTTAGACGAATGGATTGCGGCAAGAGTAAAGAAGGGAGAGTCGGATGGAGTTTGAAGAGAAGTTGAATATTTGCAGGTTGATGTCGGAGTGTTATCCGGGCGAGTTTACGGATAATGAGCATATCTATATTCTACAGGCGTCATCTAATCGTTTACCGCCAGATAAAAAACGAGTTGAAAGCATTTACGATAACAAAGCAGAGAGGCTTTGGGCTTACGATCAGGAAGGAGGTGAGAAGAAGGGTAGTGGGTTAAACCTTGCTTCGACCTTTTTCCGTATGTATCGTGAAGAGAAGAGGTGACGATGGTTACGTGCTGCCAGACAAACCGTGCTCTGTTGTTGAAAATTGGTTTGTCTGTTTTTTACGTGGCGTTTTGGTTGTTTTGGCTGTTTTGGTTTGCGTTTCTTTGTTTCGTGTTTTTGCCTAAATCATGTACCATACACCTCTTTGATAAAGATTATTCTGTTGACCGAATTGAGATGAAGAAAACAGAAATTGAGGACATCTATGTATATTAGTCTTTGACGCAGAGGGTACTTGATCGAGGGTGGAAAAACTGGGCTCCAGAAGTTTTTCGAAAAGCATAGCATTGTTGGTCGAGGGACTGGTTTGGGTTTTTCTGAAAAAGAGCAAAAGTGGTATGGATGGAGTCATCGTGCGATAGTTGGGTTTGGCGTTGGGGACAAGATCTTTGAACCCAATTTTGGTGATGACAAAACTCCGTTTGTTAAGCACGGTAAAAAGACCATCAGGAATATGGGCGATGCTAAAAAATCGGCAAAAGCTTTTTCGGATTATGTCTCCTAGAAAGGTGGGTTTACGATGTTGAGATACAGGACGTATTTGGCGGAGAAAAAAGAGACGTTTGCTTCAGCGCAAGTGAAGTTACTGTCGTGGCTGGAGAGTGCGGGGTGGGCGGTAAAAAAAGGATTGAAGATCCCTCATGCTACCAAGGGTGACGTCAAACTTTGGTTCAAGAAGCAGGCGGTGTACGCTTCCAAGCCCAGTCTTCAATTTGGTTCTGCAAGGTCTTTGCATATTGATCCCAGAAAGTATGTTGATCCAAAGTTTTCGCCGGAGAAGGTTGTGAACTTTCTGTACAAGCAGGGGAAAGATCTGGTCGATCATTTGGATAACTATTGATAGGGGGGATCATGTCACTCAGACGTCGTGAGTATTTGGATGAACTAAAAGGCGAAGCTGATTTTTACAAGTTTCTACACAAGCGTAACAGAGGTGTTTTCTATCGAGGTTCGGACAAGGGGGGCAAAGGTATTGGTATGGGTGCCATTGGTGCAGGGGTGTATCTCACATGGGACAAGAGGGTGGCTAAGGCGTTTGCTCAACACCATGGGCAAGGTGGCAAGGTGGAGGCATACAAACTCAAGCCAGGGCTTAAAATATTGGATTCCAGAAGTCAGTTGGTTATAGATTTGAAGGCAGAGATGGGTTTTGATCCGTATGGCTATACGGACGATCCGATGTTTGCTAATTTCATTACATACCATGCAAAAAAGGCGGGGTTTGATGGTGTGATCAGTGACAAGCTAGCAGAAGGGTTAGTGATTTTTGATTTTAAAAAGATGAAAAAAGTAAAAGAGTAATATCCAGGTGTGGTGAGCGTTTTTTTTGAAATAATATTTTTGGATTTGGTGGTGAAATTGTGAGCAAGGATTTTTTGAAACCGTCTGATTGTACGTACGAGCTGTTCTGGAAAAAAATAGATAACGAGAAGGGGGAAAAGAAGTACCAAGGGCACTTGAACAAGAGAGACAGTGAAGAGGCTGAAGAGTTGACAGACGAGCAGAGTAAGATGTTTGCAAAGGCTTTTGAAGCTGGGTTTGAGACGAACATCGCTTTCTTGGTGGCTTATTCGGTTGGTGGTAATCGGATTTCGAGAGGCGAGGTGTACGATCTCGCGGTGGGAAGATTGGTGAAATGATGGCTTTGGGTAAAAAATTGGATGTAGAGTATCGGTTGATAGAAGGTGATTGTATAGACGTCATGGGGGAGATGGATGAATGTTCGATAGATTCGATTGTTACGGATCCTCCATATGGCTTGTTGTTCATGGGTAAAAAATGGGATCATGCTGTTCCTGGGGTTGAGTATTGGACTGAGTGCTTGAGGGTATTGAAGCCGGGTGGCAACATGGTGGCTTTTGGTGGAACGCGTCTTTATCATAGGTTGACGTGTGCTATCGAGGATGCAGGTTTTGAGATCAAAGATTGTTTGATGTGGATTCATGGCTCAGGAATGCCAAAAAGTCATAACGTCGGAAAAGCTATAGACAAAGCAGCAGGGGTAGAGAGAAAAAAGCTGGGCACGGTTGAGACAGCTCCTGTTACTCCGGAAGCTATTAAGTGGGAAGGGTGGGGGACATCAATCAAGCCTGCATATGAGCCAATTGTGCTTGCTTACAAGCCTTTTAAGGGGACTGTGGTCAAAAATGTTTTAAAGCATGGTACGGGAGCACTCAATATTAATGGATGTAGGGTTTATAGCAGAGAAGGAATTTCAGAGCGCAGTGATTTTACTGAGAGCAAAGGTCGTTGGCCAGCCAATGTGATTTTGTCACATCATCCAGAGTGTGAGTTTTTGGGTTACAAAAAAGTGAAGGCTATCAGCGGTGGGAATAATCCGGTCAGAAAAGGTGGTGTTCATGCTGAGGAGAAAGGACATCAAACTCCAGATAGAGAACAAACATATTGTCAATATGGTGACGATAACGGAGAAGAAACAGTTGAAGATTGGAAGTGTCATTCTGATTGTCCAATGACAATGTTTCCGTACACCAAGAGTGGTTCGATGAAATCGCATCATATCTGTAGAGAATCTGAAAACAACTGTATGTCAGGGAAGAATTACAACAGAGTAGGTAGGATTATACAAGGCGATCAAGGTTCTGCTGCTCGGTTTTTTTATTGTGCTAGAGCTTCGAAAAGTGAGCGAGGGAAAAACAATAAACATCCTACGGTCAAGCCGCTTGCTTTGATGAAGTGGTTATGTCGTTTGATAACTCCGCCTGGGGGTATTGTATTGGATCCTTTTTGTGGCTCTGGGTCGACGTTGGTTGCTGCAATTGAAGAAGGGTTCGAGGCGGTGGGGATAGATTTTAATGAGAAATATGTGAAGATTAGTGAAGACAGGATTTCAAACATCAAGCCTATTCAGACAGATTTTTTTTCTACAAAGAATTTGTTGAAAATGATGGATGACATCGATTTTTGAACACTGGAGGAAGCGATGCCTCGTAATAAAAAATTGGAGTTAGACAATATTGCTCCTGGTAAGTGGTTAACGGCGGATGGTCGCTTTGGGGTGTTTCGTCGATTCAAGGCAATCAATCCGATGGAGGTCACGTCCGATTTCAAGGTTGGCAAGGAGTATTCGATACACAGTTTTGAAGAGTATAATGGGCCGAGAGAGTATTTGGAGTTAGCGCCGGAAGTAGGACGTGTTGAAAATTACCGGGAGATATTCCCGTGGTTGGGACAGCACACAGGAGAGGGGTCGTTCGAGCTGGGAGACCCTGATCGTGTTACGGCAAAGCCGATGGGAGCGCGACGTGTAGAAGAGGCGATGATAGTGTTGACAGATGTGTTCGATGGCAGGAATACTGAAAAAAGTAAACAGGTAGAAGAGAGAGTGAAGGAAGTGTTCAAACTGAGGAAAAGATTGCTTTGACGTGGGTGATAGACAGTTTGATTTTCTTGGCTTTCTGCTTGATGTGCGTTGGGTGGCGACGAGATAAAAACAAGATGAAACGTCGTGGGGTTGAGATGAGTAACGGATTTGTCAGCAGTGAGAGGCTATCGGATGTCGTTGACTTTCAAAGAATTATGGGACGGTTCAAGTAAGTTTCGTCGTCTGTTTCTTTACAACAGGATCTTGAGAACAGTAAACGAAACAGACTTGGGGCGAGCTGAAATTTTCTGGAGTGATAGGTCTCCGTGGTTAGATTGGGCTCTTTGTGGATATGAGGGGTGTTCGGCATTGGCTATCGCCGGTCAGCGATGTCAAAGACATAAAGAGGATGCAAAGATGCTACCGTGGAAGTGGCACAAAGGCATATTGTATCGATACATGCGTTCGACTCGGTTGCCTGGACATCGGAGTCGGGGTGACGAGTATAGACAGTTTCATCTCCATCGAGCCAGGTTGATGTGGGGAGATCTTCCGGCTGGATACATAGTGCATTACAAAGATGAGAATCCGTTTAATTTGCGTAAAGACAACCTCTTGATAATGTCCAAGGTTATGAGAGCAGCAGTGAGAGAGGGAGTTATTTCCATACCTGATGCAGTAGTTTTGGATGAAATCATGGAGCAGTATATCAGTGTTAGGTTGAAGCAAGGTCGACCTAAAAGGCAGTGGGTGTATACTTGGCAGACGATTGCAGGGGCGGCTCAAATCAAGATAGAGCGGGCCAGACAGGCGGCGTCACGAGGCAACCTTGATCCATCAGATCTTGCATCGGTGGTGGAATTTTGCCATAAAATCAAGGGGGTAGGCGGTGGAACTTAGTAAAATGAGGTAGTATCGGATAGTATGTAAAGAATGGACAGGATTGATATGGATAAAGGCATAACGGAATTAAAAGAGCACAGACCGTCAAAAGATGCGGAGACAGAGACGACGATGCCTAAGCGGTCTCCAAATAAAAGACATCATATTTTGGGGCGAGATCCCGGCAAAATCAGGAGGTTGAAGTGTTTTGCTGAGGTAGACAGGATGATTCGTGAAGGGGTTTTTTTGCGGGATGTCGAGGATTATATTCGTAGCCAAGGGGAGATGGAAGGTGTGTCCAGGGCTGCGATCAGGAGTATGATTCGGCGGCACAAGAAGTATGTTTTCTCTGACGACAGTGTGTTGGATGGTGATTTAAACACCAACGAGGTAGACGAGGATGATCCATTTTATGCTTTGTATTCGCTGGAGCGTAAGCTCAGACAAATGGAGCGTCGTATAGATATGGAGGTGCAGACGGAAGAGAACTTGTCTAAATTGTTTTCGACAACACACAAGGAGTTTCTTACACATTTTCGTTTGGCCAAAGGTATTTTGGATCGTCGAGACAAGCTTGGATTGCTGAAGAAGGAGAGAGGGGGGACAAGACAGCGGGTAGGGAGTGGTACATCTGGGCGAGTGGATGTTCAAGACGTCATATCCAAGCCGGAGTCGCGTCACAAGGTATTGGGTTTGGTAGAGGCATTGATGCGCGATCCAGAGTTACTAGATCATATAGGGGATGATAAAAAGGATGTTCAGAAGGTAAAAACACCACGGCCAAAGAGACGAAAGCGTCGTAAGAAAAATGATAATTGAAACCACGGATGGTAGGCATCGTTCGCAAATAACCAAAGACGAGAAGATCAAGAACATTAAAGATCGTTGGAATACTCTATCTGAAGAAGAGAAGAGTAGCTTTCGTGTGGTCATGGATGAGTTGAGTTATTTGTCTGAGGAGAGCGAGTTTGGGTACGAGAATTTGGAGGAGATACGTTCGTGTTCGAGTTATTTCCATGGGTTGTCAGATGCTCATTATGTTGAGCGGATAGTCAGTGTTGACGAGTTTATTCTGGACAAGCATTACCTTGGTCATGTTGGCAGTTATTTTTACGATAAATGGCGAGAAGATTTGAACGAGCTGTTTAGCGGGGAGTATACTGAAGCGATTATCACAGGTAGCTTGGGCTCGGGAAAATGCTTGGATGGAAAGACTGAGTTTTACGATCCGTCTAAGGGGTGTCGGTTCGTGCTTGAGGAAGTGTGTGGAGAGGATGATGTTTATGTAGTTGCTTTTGATAAAGAACAGAACAAGACGGTGTCCAAAAAGGCCGAGGTGAGACTATCTGGAGAGAAACGTCTGGGTACATTGATATTGTCCAGTGGCAAGAAGATTCGGTTGAGCCAGGATCATCCCATTTTGACGGCAGATGGTTGGACGCCAGTGGGTGAATTGGGTGTTGGGGATCTTGTGGCGACAGCCAGATCAGTTCCTGAACCAGAAGTTTGTTATGACATATCGGATGAAGAGGTTGAGTTTGTTGCGTTTATGTTGACAGACGGGGCTTGTTCGTCTGGAAATTGGTCTTTCACCAAGGGATCAGATTCTTGTTTGAGACGATTTGTTGATGTGACATCTTCGTTGTGGTGGCGTCAGAACACCATGTCACCAAAAAAACGGGGGGTTAGTGTCAAGGAAAAGGATGCAGGTAAGATGACCTTGTATCCACGAGGAACAAGATGGATACAGCGTAAATATGGACTTTATCAGACATCTCATGGAAAACGTGTTCCACCTGAATTTTTCGGTTTGTCGGATCGCAAATTGGGGCTGTTTCTTAATAGGGTTTGGTCGTGTGATGGAAATATAAATTACAGAGATCGTAATACTTTTGAGATTTCGTTAGCAAGCGAGATGTTTGTACGGGATATTCAACAGCTTTTACTTAGGTTTGGCATTCATTCAAGGATGAAAAAGAGACGGGTTTCCTATCAATACAAAGGGGAAAAGAGGTGGAGTTGGTCTTGGCGATTGACAGTATCTGGTGTGGATAATCTGGAGCCTTTCTGCAATGCGATTGGTTCTCACCTTGGAAAAGAAGAAGCATGGGAAGAGGTTAATGAGTGGGTAAAGGCAAACAAGGGGAGAGGCAATACGAATGTTGATGTTACTCCTGTCACCACAGAGGAGTCGAAACAGTTACGTTCGGATTTGGGTGTTTCTGTTAAGGATTGGACATCGAATCGGGTAACCAAAGGGCAACGTATGGGTCATGCCAAATTGGTGTCTATTGAAGAAATGGCTTCTTTGCCCGAGTGGTGTGATTGGTGGACGGGAGTGTTTTGGGACAAGGTAGTGTTTTTCAAATTGGATGATGAGGTGAGTCCTGTTTATGACGTAGAGGTGCCTGGTCCAAAGAATTTTGCGCCGGGTGGAATCATTGTTCACAACACCACATTCTGTGACATGGGCTTGGCTTACATGTTTTACGAGTTGTGCATGTTGAAGGATCCGCAGGCTACTTTTGGTTTGATGCCTGGATCTGAGATTGTTCTGGTGTGTTTCAATCGTGATAAAAAGTTGGCAAGGGATGTGACGTTTGGTGGGTTGAAGCGGAAGTTGGAGGTCAGTCCGTTTTTCAAAGAGCTTGGGGTGAAGTTTGGCAACTCTGAGATGGTGTACGAGAAGAAGAACATTCGGGTCATTGCGGTATCGGTAAGGTCCGCAGATGCGATGGGTCGAGATGTTTTTGGTGGTATCATTGATGAGACGGATTTCATGGAGGGGAGCATTCTGAAAAAAAGTGTTGGCACGGGCACGCCGGGGAATCGTCCGTTTGCAGAGTTGTTGCATGAGTCGATAACGAGGAGAATGAAATCCAGGTATGATCGAGCTGGTGTGTTACCTGGTAAGCTGTTTTTGTCATCTTCAGCGAGGCACAAGACGAGTTTTACGAACAAAAGGATTGGTGAAGCATCGAATGAGTCTCATGTTTTTTGTCGAGATTACGCTATTTACGACGTAGCGCCACCTGAGCGCTTCTCCAAGCGGCGTTTTTGGGTTTTGGTAGGTACAGAGCGTATTCGTCACAGAATCCTCACAAAGACCCAGTATCGAGCGATAAAGAAGCCTGAGAGAGATAAGCTGATCGAGCAGGGGTGTAAATTCATCCGTGTACCTCAGAATTTTCGGCCAGATTTTGAGAGTAATATCGAAGATGCCATCAGGGACATTGCGGGGGTGGTAACGGTAGCGTTATCACCGTTTATCCAGATGCGTGATAAAATTTATGAATCAATAGATCCTACTTTGTTCCATCCGTTGTCAGAGCTTACATGGTCGACAGATGAGATGCCGTACATCGATTGGAACAAGTTGGTGCGGCGATATGAGAGGCGGGTAGGGCCGGGTAGAAAGGTAGAAGAGATCCGCCCCAGACGTCATCCGTTTGCCCCAAGGCATGTGCATTTTGATCTGAGTTTGGGTGCTCAAGATCCGGCTGGTATGTGTATCGCTCATGTGGTGGATACGATAAAGGTGGAGCGGCGGACAGATCAGGGTGATCCAATCCTGGATGAAGCTCCGTTGATTGAGGTCGATCTTATCTTGCGTATCGATCCGCCAAGGAATGGTGAGATTAATTTTGCCGCAGTGCGCGGTATTGTTTATGATTTCATGCGGCATGGATATATTATCAGCTTTGCTTCGGCTGATTCCTTTCAAAGTCATGATACTATTCAGCAAATGGAGGCACAGGGGGTCGACGGGGAGATAGTGTCAGTGGACAAGACGATGGAGCCATACACTGTGTTGAAAACTGCGTTTTACGAGGGACGTATCAGCGTGTATGAGTATCCGATTTTATTAGAGGAATTGGTCCAGTTGCAGCGTGATGAGGTTAAGCGAAAAGTTGACCACCCACAGAATGGATGTTTTGTTGGCAATACTAGGGTTTCGTTGATAAATGGAATGACGCCAATGATTTCAGAGATGACAGAAAAAGAGAGTTTAGTCTACTCTTGTGACTCTGCTGGAGTTGTTGTCGTTGGCAAAGCTAGGGGGAGATGGACAAAGGACGTTACGAAATTGGTAGAGGTATTTCTTGCCAATGGAGAAATCGAGAGATGCACACCGGAGCACAGGTGGATGTTGAGCGATGGAACTTACAAACAAGCTCAAGATTTGGAGCCAGGCAGAGATGTTTTGATGTCTATGTTTGGTCCTTATTGTCGAGTAGTAGATGTCGAGTTGTTGGAGTTTGATTTGCCTGTACCTGTGTACGACTTGGAGGTCGATCAGTTTCACAATTTCGCATTGCAATCTGGGGTGTTTGTACATAACAGTAAGGATTGTTCCGATTCGTTGGCTGGAGTGACCTATACGTTGTCCAAGCATGTTTCGTATCAGGCTCCGTTGATGATGGGTGAAAGTGAGACGATCAAACCGGATGCTGATTCTGAGTGGATACGTCAGACAATGTCAAAATCAGGAGATAAATCTCCTGTAAAAGTTGGTTCGGTTGATTCACGAGGTAAGCCGATAGTTTTTTCAGGGTAGGAGATAGAGATGTCGCAATTACTGGATAGTATTCGAGCGTTGAGAGAAACGGTTGTGGTCAGGGCAGAGGATATTGAGCGGTCGTGTCAAAAGAAAAAGCCAAAACGACGCAAGAAGAAGGCGAAGGGAGCGGGGTTTGCGGAGTGGCGGATGGCGGTAGAAGAGAAGATGGAAGATCTGTGTGGAATGGGCACCGATATATTGGGAGGGGGTGTCGATTGGCGGATGATGTATCGTCAGGGGTGGGAGCCTCATGAGGCAGTGGTTACCTTGCTTGAAATAGCCGAGGGGGAAGACGAAGAGGAGGATGAGGCAAGTGTAGGTAAAGCAGTAGATATGTTGGCTCTCATGACACAACAGGAAGATGACAGCTACGGGGAACTGGAGGAGTTCTCCATGGGGAAGCTGACGTATAATAAGTGGATCAAGAAACTGGATAAGATCTTTCGAAAACAGGGGACGACATTCATGGCGGTGAAGACAGCTGCTAGGATAACGAATCCCATGTTGCATTCGATATACATGAGCCAGGTAAGTGTGGACAAGGCGGCACAGATGTTGGCTTACGCGGTGCAAGAGGGTGTAGAAGAGAAGCCATCCTTGCGTCGACGTCGTTTCAGGGTTGATATAAAAAAGGCTGATCCATTGGCGAGTTTGGAGAAGGAATACGAGGGGGTACTGAAGAAGAAATCGTCTGGTAACGATATGTACGAACAGATAATGAGGTATATGGACGAGGTGAGTGAAAAAACTCCAGCAGCCAAGAAAGTATTACCGCCAAAACAATCAGCACCGAAACAAAAGAGTAGTGGCACGATAACAACACAGTCCGAGGATATGGCGGCAGCGATGTCGTCTGTGCAGGAAGTTATTGTACAGGAGAGGGCGGACAAGGCGGCGTTTATAGCCGAGCAAAAGAGACGTCAACAGCAAGACGAGGATAATCGGGCGTTGTTGAAGCAGGAGGAGGATAATCGGGCGTCGTTGAAGCAGGAGGATCAGTCGGATGTTGGTCAAGAAAATGTCGACCAGGGTACTCAAGAAACTGAGAATAACTCGGTAGTTCCAAAAAACACAGCGGGGTAAAGTATGTCGAAGCTTTCGAATTCTGCTTTCAATTTTGTACGCAAAGTTTTTGCTCGTGAGCAGCAGAAAAACGAATTGGCTGTACCGTCGAGAGAGTTGGCAGCATCGTCTCTGTCTGGACTGGGTGATGCACAAATTAACGTAGATGGAATAGGGGGAGTAGGGGAGTTTCTTGGCCTTGACAGGCGTATGATGCATCGATTTAGCGATTACGAGCAGATGGACGAATATGGAGACATATCCTGTCTTGCGGGTGACTCATTGGTTTTCACATTGAAAGATGGATGGAAGACGATAGCGTCGTTGGCAGAAACTGGTAAACCGTTTTTTGTTTTGGCCTATGATTCAGAGAGACGATCTTTGGTTCCGGCAGAATGTTTAGGTGCCAAAAAGACAGGGGGAAAAGGTCATAAAAAACCTATGGTTCGTGTTGTCTTTGATAACGGTACTAGTATTCGTTGTACCGAAGATCATCTTTTTTTAACGAAAGGTGAAAAGTGGATAGAAGCTGGTAAATTAGAGACTGGTGAACGTCTCATGCCAGCATCGGTGCGATTGCGACACTTGAATAGTGAGAAGATGTCAAGTTTGTATTGGCAAGTGTATCAACCTTGTGTTGATTCACAGATCACGGCAAGGCCGAAGATTTCAAAGAGAAACGATAGGTGGACATGGATTCATCGCTTGGTTGCACATGAATATATTGGGGATATTAGGGGGAAAATTGCTCATCATATAGATGAAAATTCCTTGAATAATGAGCCACATAATATTCAGTGTCTTTGTCAGAAGGACCATGCTTCAATTCATTTGAAAGATGTTGATAACACTAGGTTTTTACCTGAGTGGACGGATGAGAAAAGACGTCAAATGTCTGAGAAAATGAAAGGAAATACTTTCTCGCAAGGACGGAAGCTTTCTTCAGATACAAAAAAGAAGATGTCTATAGCTGGAAGAGGTAAACGGAAGAATGAAGAGTGGAGAAGGAAGATAGGCAAGAGTCAGCCAAACCGGATTGAGTTTGCACAGGATGTTTTGGAAGGTGCGTTGTTCAAGCAGGGGACAATCGCTGGAGCAGCGAGGATGCTTGGTGTTAGTTGGTCAACAGTGAAGAGGAATGTTCAGAAATATGATTTAGTTGTTAATGAGGGAAACCATAGAGTTGCATTTATTGAGAGGTTGGATACCTCAGAGGACGTCTACGATCTGAGTGTTCCGGAGTATAAGAATTTTGTTTGTAACGGGGTGATTGTTCATAATTCAGCTTTGGATATTTATGCCGACGATGCGACACAGGTGGATACTACAACAGGACGTTCTGTGTGGGTGGAGTCGCAAGACAAGGTGGTCAAAGAAGAGTTGGAGGATATGTTTTGGAAACGCTTGCGGATTGAGGAACATGTCTGGCCCATGATGAGGACGTTATGTAAGTACGGATCCGACGTGGAAGAAATTATTGTGGGGAGTGGAGGGGTGCAAGATTTGCGGTATATGCCGCCTGCAACAGTGAGGAGAGTTGAAAACAACAAATCAGATCTGTTGGGTTTTGTACAGTCGTACGGAGGTGATGTCACAATATCTCCCAAAGAGTTTGAGAAGATGAGAACTCGTACGGGAGCTGAGGTAAACAAGGACAAAAACCTCGCTGTGTATGAGCCGTGGCGGGTTGCTCATATGCGGTTGTTATCCAAACACAGAGATTCTTTGTACGGGTGGAGTATTACCGAGCCCGCTCGGTGGGTTTGGAAAAGATTGATGCTTCTCGAAGATGCAGTGCTTGTATATAAGCTTTGTTTGCATGGGGATACGAATATTTGGACGAGTGATGGGTACAAGAAGATTCGAGACATAGAGAAAGGTGACGAGGTTTATTCGTATACCACTGAGGACGAGCTGAAGAAGACGAAAGTCGTTTACAAGAAGCATAATGGCCAGGATGTACTATATCGTGTCAAGAGCGCACACAGGGAGCTGTATGCCAATGCGACTCACCCCATATTGGTGGAAACGATCATTCATAATGGCAGTGGTAGTGAGAACGGGAGAAGGCTTGATTATGTAGAAGTGAAGGATTTGGATCCGAATATTCACAGGCTGGTAACTCCTTCAAAAGAAGATGAGTTGACCGAGGTTGTGAGGTTGGTTTTTCCGGATGACTGGGAAGGATCACAAGGGATTTCGTCATTGGCTTCGGTGACAGCTGAGTTTGCTAGATGGTTTGGTTTTGTGGTTGGGAGAGGTTTTGTGTCCATTCATCCTTCCACTGACGAAGATGGTAAGACTTGTTTGGTTCATGAACTGGGTTTCAGAACATGCAACCAAGAGGATATAAATCAACGGTACAGAAGTGTGTTTGAGTCATTTTTTGGGGAGTCGACGTTTGGGCACAATAAAACAACTGAGTGCGAACATGTGGGAAAACATTGTGTTTCTGCCAAACATAATTATGTGAAAAAATATTCCATTGATTCTAAAACGGCATGTGAATTTATGCTTTTGAACGGTTTTGTTTCAGGCTCACAGGAGAAGAGGATACCTGGTTGGGTATTCAAATCTCCGGCTGTGATTCGAGTAGCGTTTTTGGAAGGGTTAGTGGATGCATGTGGTTTTCGTAAGGAAGGCAGAGTTGGGACAAAGAGCAGAAGAGAATGTTATGCAAAGGTGATGATGACTTTGTTTAACGATTATTTGGCAGAAGATGTTCGAGAGTTGGCAATGCAGACGGGGTACACCGTTGAAAAGATATATCATTGTCAAACCGAGTGGTCTTATAAGCGACAGCCGATGACAGAGTCTTTGTGGGAAGTGGAAGAGGTTGAGACGGATGATATTTGGGACATCGGAGTAGAGGCGGAGGAGCACAATTTTGTAGCCAATGGCATTGTTGTTCACAATACTCGTAGCCCAAGCAGATATGCCTTCTATGTAGATGTCGGAAAGTTACCAAGGCAAGAAGCAGAGCGAACAGTTCAAGATGTCATGCAGCGAATCAAGAAAAAGAAATTCATTGATTCTAAAACTGGCAAGTTGAATCTCAAATTTAATCCTTTGCCGGTGGCTTATGATACGTTGATACCGCTAGGGGATGGCAGGACTATTACGATTTCGGAGATGGCTAAAGAGCATGGAGAAGGCAAGGCTCATTGGGTATATTCGATAGATCAGCGCACTGGCAACCTTGCACCTGGGGAGGTTGAGTGGGTTGGGCAAACGAGAGAGAATGCTCCTGCTGTGAAGATAACTTTTGGCGATGGTGGCTGGGCAAAAATGGCTCCGGATCATCCTGTTATGAAGCAGGATTGTACTTACGTGATGGCCGAGCATTTGAAACCTAACGATTTGGTCATGCCGTTTGACAGGCGAATGTCGGAAGAAGGATATGGTGACGTATTGCCGGGGTTGGAGATGGTTTATGATCCAGGGGATAAACGTTATAGATATACTTATATTTCTAAAAAAACAGGCTTGAATTTTTCTAACCAAGTTGTTCAGCCAGATAGTTCAGATCATAGGACGTGGAAATCCTGTCGTGTTGTATCGGTAGAGGAGGTCGAGTCTTGTGATCATTACTGTATGACAGTGAAGCATTGGCATAACTTTGCTTTAGTGATGCAAGGCAGTGGGGCAACCTCGGGTTGGTCTTCTGGTGTGTTTGTGAAAAACAGTATGGACGAAGATTTCTTCCTGGCGATGCGAGAGGGCAGGGAGAGTACTCGTGTAGAGTCGTTGATGGGGCCGAGCTATCAACAGGTGGAAGACGTCCAGTATTTTCTTCATAAGCTTCATGCAGCTCTCAAGGTTCCACGGGCGTACTTGGGGTACGAGGAATCTTTACCGAGTAAAGCGACATTGAGTGCTGAAGACGTCCGGTTTGCGCGTACGGTGTTGAGATGTCAGCGTGAATTGATAAATGGCTTGAAAAAGGTCAGCAAGGTGAATTTGGCGGTAAGGAATATCGATCCAGCGGCTGTGGATTTTGAAGTACGGATGGCGGTTCCGAGTTCTATTTTTGAGCTGGGTCAGATGGAAGTTCGTAGGGCCAGAGCTGACTTGGCGTCTATGATGGAGAGGCACGTATCGCTCAACTGGATATTGAGTAAAGTTTACGGGCTATCCGATTCTGAAATAGAGGAGATAGCGGGTCAGAAAAAGAATGAGCAGAAGGCTGCTAATGCGATGGGAGGTGGGTTTGAAGACAGAGATACAGGTGGAAGGGTATTGACCGGAAATAATTCTTACATTCCCGAGAGAGAGTTGTTTGATGGGAAGAGAGAGGACGAAAAAAGGATGGAGGGAATGTTATTGAAAGCAATGAAAGATCCAAGCAATCCTGTAGGGCAACAACTGAAGGAAACAGGGATGTTGCTAAGAGAAATTTTGCACTCAGTGAGGTCATCCTAGTTGCACAGTGTGTACATCTTAGACGCTTATCTAGCACACATATCTAAAAAAAACGAAATACAAGGGTATGGTTTATTGACATGTGGTTGAATTCACTGGGTAATAGAATACAGGGTGGTTCTGTTTTTTTATAAATCATGGGAGGAATGAGGGATGAGCCACGATAGAAAGTCAGTAATTGTTGAAGCGAAAGTTTTGGATCGATTACAGCGAGGTTCTTACGAGGAGCTATTGCAAAACCTTGACAGAGTTGTTTCGGAAAATCAGGAGCTGTTTGGGGTGAGTGATTCGGTATTGTTCGCCTCTTATTCAGATCACATAATTGTCATGAACGAAGGGGGTCGTTTTTTCAAAGTTGGTTTTACCAACAAGGACGGCTTGGTTGAGCTGAAGCATCCGGAGCCTTTGGACGTCGAGGTGTTGAGCGAGTCTGATGTTGTGACCAAGGGGGTCGAGGGATTTTTTCAAGGTGGTTCTCTGTCTGAAGGGTTGCGTGGTGTTATCAATTTGCGCAAGTCTCATAAGGAATCATTGCTTGAGAAGACGCAACAGGCTCTTTCTGTATTGTTGTCAGGTGGCAAGGTTTGGAGAGATCGTCTAGCACAAAACAAAGAGAATATCAGCTCGTTTGCTTGGGATGCAGAGTTTGGGGATCTCAAGATTGACATGCCTGTATTTGGGGAAATGCTTGAGGCAGACGATGTTGGGGATGATATTCTGAAGCAGGTAATAGAGGGTTTGATGGTTTTGGAGCAACGTTTGTTCCGGAGATTAAACCAAGTAAAGATCGCTTACGAAGATTACCAGCAACAGACCTTGGACATGAGAGATGATGAGCGAGATGAGGTGATGTCTCAGTTTGAGTCGTTTACTTCAGATTATATTGACCATTTATCCGAGATTGCTAATTTTGTTTCAGAGGCAGTGCTGGAGAGTCATGGAAACTGTGTTGATTGTTCGGTTTTGGTTCATGACGAAGTAGCAAAGGTATACAAAGAGTTGGAATTGGGCGGTCGTTTTGTTCGTAAAATAGCAGCTCAATTTAAACAGTAAACAAATTCAGAGGAGGACGAAATGAGAGTACGACGACTCGAAGAAGACTTCCAAAGCATGGGTCTTTCTTCCAAGGAAATCCGTGAGTCACTGGACGTGGTATGTGAACAGGAAGAGGCGGGTTTTGAGGAGGAGGAATCGGAAGATGACTTCGAGGGAGATGTCTACCTGAGCGACATGGTAGACGACGAGGATTCTGAAGAGCTGGACGAGCGGGTTGTTCGGCTCAAGAAGGGGACTGCGAAGTCGAGACAGAAGGCCAGACAGGCTTACAAACGGAATAAGCAAAAAATCAAGAGGGCGATGAAGCAGAAGCGCAAGACAGGTGCTTACAAACGTCGTCAGAAAAAACTGGCCAGTATGTCCAAGGGTGGTGCGAGAACTCGTCGTGTGGTGTCTGATGTGGACGTCGACGGGTTTTCTTCGATGCACGAGGGGCTGATGGACGAGCTGGGTGTGCTGGCAGAATCCATCGAGCGAGATCCTGTATCTCGTTTTGACGAGTTCGTGGAAGCTTTCAACCATATTGCTGACCTGGGTGAGATGGCAGCGATAAAGGTGATGGATGAGGACAATGAAGCGGCTTCTAAGATTCTTGAACTCTCTTTGAATGCAGAAGCGATTCTCAAGCAGATGGAAGACATGGGCGGAGTGCTCGATATGGACGAAGACGAAATGTTGGAAGCCACATTGGCTGACGCCATGGAGCATGTCGGAGATCTGTGGGAGGAGTATGGTCTGCTCGAAGAGGACGACGAAGAGGAAGAAGAGGACGACTTCGAGGATGAAGACGACTTCGAGGATGAAGAGGAAGAGGAAGACTTCGAGGAAGGTGTAGGCAATCCTTTTCACGAGGCGGCTGAGGGGATACGGGAAAACATGTATCTTCAAGAGCGTCGACCACCTTTGAAAAAGCGTAAGATGCTGAATCCAAAGGGTACGGTCACCAAAGCTGGCAAGTCAGCTTGGGCAATGGCGCATGGCAAAGGTGCTGCAAAGAAGCAGATAGCGATGCGAAAAGATGTAAAGAATAAGGAAGCTCTTCTTGGGTATTTGGCTCAAGTCAAGGGTGGCAAGGTAGCACCTGGTCAGGCTCTGAAGTATGCCAAGGGCAAAGCGAAGAGGAAGAGTACTGGCAAGCGGGCTGGCAAGCGGGCAGCTGGCTAGAGGGTAGCTGGGAACCAAAAAGTAAATGAAGAGAAAAGTACTCCAGATCCAAGAAGTTGAAATCCCCGAGGGGAAGGATCTCCTTGAAGACGTTGTTGTGTTGGAGTTTTCACCCGAAGATTTGCATGAAGGTGAAGGCGAAGGCAAGCGTCCATACCTCAAGGGCAGGTTAGGGCTAACGGATCAGGCTACAGCGAATAAACGTCTTTATCCTCGTAAACTCATGGTGAGAGAAATCAATCGTTTGAGTGAGGATATGCAAGGTCGCAAGGTGTTTGGTGAGTTGGATCATCCCGGAGACGGGAAGACAAAACTTGCTCGTGTGAGTCATTTTGTGACCGAGGCGGCTATCGCAGAGGACGGTGAAATAAAAGGTGTGATTGAGTTCATCCCTGGCACCGTCAACGGAGATCAGGCCCTTGCGATTGCGAAAGCAGGTGGCAAATTGGGTGTGAGTAGTCGAGGTTTTGGAACAACGGCTACTGACAACAAAGGGAATGATGTCGTCCAGGAGGACTACAAGTTGGTCACCTGGGACATCGTAGCTGATCCGGCAAACGCTGGTGCCCACCCTGATTTTGTGGTGGAGCATAAGGAGAATACAGAGATGATGGATCTGGGAAAATTAAAAGAAGAACACCCCGAGCTGGTAGAGGAACTGACGAAAGAGATTGAGTCAGATGCACGGACCCATGCGCGGGAGGCATTGCGCGAGGAATTTGAAGAACGGCTTCGGTCAGAGGGAGAATCCATCCGGGAGGAAGCTGTTGAAGTGGCTCGTGGCCAATTGCTAGAGGATCCCGAAGTGGCAGGCTCATCCCTTGCCTTGGAGGAGATCAAGAGGATCGTGACTCCCTTCATTTTGTCGGAAGACACGAATCACGAAGTGACAAAACTCAAGGCTCACAATCAGGAATTAGAGCGCAAGATTGCCGAGCAGGACGAGGAGATAGCTGAGGTAAGGCAGGAAGCTGAGGAGCTGTCTGTTATTGCCAAGGAATTTGGCTATCATCTGCACCTGGAGCGAGAGCTTAGGGACAATGAGCGAGCTGATCAGATTATCGAGATGTTGGGTGATGTCACAGACTTTGAGACACTTGACGATCTTGCAGGCAGGGTAGAAGAAATATCTACTGCTCTTGCCGAGGGAGACGATGTCAAAGAGGAGTTTGAAGACAGGATTGCTCAGTTGGAGAAGAAGGTTAATCTCGTTACGGAACAACGAGATAAAGCTTTGGCCATTAGCAAGCAATTTGGTATTCGGGCTTACATTGAGCGGAAAATATCAGGTAGTCCACAGGCTTCGAGGTTGCGCGAGCACATTGATTCGGTGCAACCGAGCAACAAAGAGGGTGTGGACAAGCTGGTCGAATCGTTCAAGGCTGACAACCCTCCATCGAGAGAGTTCGAGGAAATTCGAAGTCAGATAATCAGTAGCAGGCCAAGGCATTTGGATAGTGACGATGATCTAAGGGTGTCGATAGAAGAAGACGTCACGGTCATGGGCGTTCCGATGTCGGAGTTGCAGAAACGGTCAGGAATTTCTGCTGAGAGGAAAACTGGGAATTAACAGGGGCTTCTGAATAAGAGGTATCTGTGAACTAAAATTCTGGAAGGACGAAGAAAAATGAATGAAGCAAGAGATTTTTTGAACAGCGATGCAAAAGAGAACAGCGTGGGAACGATCCTGGACGAAGATGTCAACGTGGCGCTCCAGGCCAAATGGGCTGGAATGTTGGAGGAGATTGACGACAGCTGGACCCGTCGATGCATGGCGTGTTTGTACGAGAACCAGATGAATCATCTGGGGACGTTGAAGCAGAAGTATCTCTCTGAGAGCACACTCGCTTCGAACATCCCCGATCTCGTCAAGTTTGTATTCCCCGTCATCCGCAAGGTGTGGTCGAACTTGATTGCAAACGGTCTGTTCTCGATTCAGCCGATGAATTCTCCCATTGGAGGTATCTTCTATTGGGATTACAAGTATGGCACCACCAAGGGTACCATCACCGCTGGCGACGACATGATCGACAACTTCGATCCGAACTACTCCTCGGAGTACGTCGCAGCTGAGACGATTGGTGCTGGCCCTGGGGACAACTTCACTGGCACCACGGATTGGAGCGCGGTCAAGGCGTACGGTCTGGGTCAGGTAGGGATAGAATTCCTGGCGACAGCTGTGAGCGATGGATCTGAGAAGAGGATCTACGACGCAGACGGTTCTGGCACGTTGGCTGGTGACATCGGGGCACCTTCGACGATCACTTTGGCAACTGGTGTTTATGACATCACCTTTGACGAGGATGTAACCACCGTGATCGCCAACTACTACTACTCGATGGAGGGAGTGGCTGCGAACGTACCTCAAGTCAACATCGACATCCAACTGGAAGCCATCAAAGCTTACAGCCGTAAGCTCAAGGTGATGTGGAGTAGTGAAGCTGCTGACGACATGCGGGCAGTGCTCAATATGGATATTGAGCCCGAGCTGACCCAAGGAGTGGCGTCTGAGATCGCGCTGGGGATTGATCGCGAGCTGATCAACCGGGCGTATGCTTCTGGGACTACCAACACCGACACCTTCGATGCAGCGGTACCCCCTGGTCGCAATCAGGCGGATCATTTCCGCAACATCATGACCGTGATCGAGAAGGTTTCCGGAGGCATCAACACAGCGACCCACAGAGGGCCAGGAAACTTCCTGGTTATTGGACCCAGTGTCCAACCCATCTTTGGTGCGTTGGCAACCCATGGCGACCTCGTGAGGGTGTTTGACCAGCTTCCAAATATCCCGCAGGGTAAGGGCGTGACAGGACGTCAAGCATTTGCTCTCCCGCAGGCTCCAACTGGGTACGGTGTGTATCCCATGGGCTACTTGCAGAACAAGTGGACTGTGATCATCGATCCTTACTTCCCGTCTGGGAAAATCCTGGTTGGATTGAAGGGATCACTCTTCACCGATTCGGGTCTGGTATATGCGCCGTACGTGCCACTGGAGATGACGGCTGCTTTCCTCGACCCAGCAGACTTCACGATTCGTAAGGGCATGAGGACGAGGTATGCGAAGAAGCTTGTGAACAACAAGTTCTTCGGTATCATCACGGTAACCAACTTGCCATAGCAGCGAGGATCTTGAGACAGAGATCATGAGGTAGAAATATTTCATGGTCTCTTGTTTCAGGTTTTGATTGAGTCGAAACAGGAGTGAGATATGAAAATAACAGTCATCAACAAAAGACCAACCACTGGCGAGAGAGTGTCCTGTGTAGATGGGACGACGGTTGAGCCAGGGTCACAACACGAGATGCTTGGTCGTTCTGTGACGGAAGCTGTTTTTCAGTTAGGCGTACAGGATGACGATGTGGCAGTGAACGTCGAGATTGAGGGAGATGATCGTGCACCGGTAGTGTGTGTAATGAAGTCTCCTGCTGATCCCGCTGGTGGTGCTGCAACGTTGGCAGCGGTAGGATTCGACATTTTGACCGAGGCTGGGGCGGCTGCGAATGTAGCACCTCAGATGTACATGGGTGTGTTTGACGATGAAGATTGTCAGACACCAGCTGTGACTGGTCAGTTGAGCACAGCGGTCACTGGCACGATTGATTCGGGAACTGGGACGAATCTCGTCAAATGTACTCCGGATGCAGCTGGGGAATTTTCATGTTCCGTGGATGACGCGGAGGATGAGACGGTTTATCTCAAGGCGTGGATTGTCGGCACAGGATATATCGTCGATTCAAGCTCAATACACGATGTGACATTTACCGCGTAATATTTGTCGCACAGGAGTTCCTAGTATGTGGATACGTGCGGAGAAACATTCTGCGAAAGATACTCACCCCGGACATCTTTTAAGGAATGTTTCTCCGCTTTTTTTTGTCTTTCTTTTGTTTTTTTTTACAGGCTTTGTTTTCAGATTTAGAGCAGTAACGTAAGGAGAGGACTATGTTACAGAGGGAAATTCGTGAAGTTCTGAGAGAAGTTGTACTGGGTAGAAAAGAGAGTCTTGCTGAGTCCAAGAGTGTGACGTCATGGTGGGATAACTTACCGGGCAAAAGAAGAAGAAAAGTGGTGGACATTCTTGGGATGAGCAAGGGGAAAGACAATAAGTTATTTGGAAAGCTTGATTCGGACGAGCAGTCGGAAATCCGGGCGTATTTCGAGAAGCATAAGGGGAAGGTTGAGGCGATTGAGTTGGCAGATAACATGATGGAGGGGAAGACAGATTGGTGGACGGCGGGAAACCAGTGGTTGATAAAAAAGGCGACAGAGATGTACAGAGTTCAGCTTGCTGGACATTTGAAAAAACGGCGAAGTCCAAGGACTTTTCGATATTCTCCTCCTGATTGGCAGATAGATGCGATGGAGGCGTTGGGGAAAAATGATGAGGAATGGTTCAAGGCGATCAAGCTAAAAAATCTGTAGGAGGGAACATGGAGTTCTATAAGAAAAATCCAGAGATCAAGGGCAACATCACCATTCAGGGCAAGCTGCTCGATGATACGACGGTAGTATGCGGGGAGGAGTTCGATATATTTGCCGATCCTACCACTTTCCCTGGGAAGCCCGTAAAGCTTGTCAAGGTGGAGTTCAATAAGCTCAAGGGTGAAGAGAAGGGGCAGGTAGAGGAGTTTTCCAAGGAACGTCATAGCAAGCCACCGAAGCATCTTGGTGTTGTGATGTCGAGTCAGTTTGATGTGACCAACGAAGGTGACATGAAGCCACGTCCGGAGATGATCAAGAAGGAGAAACCTAAACCGCCAGCTCCGTTGCCGTTGGAAGAGGAAGTCAAAAAGAGCTTGAAGAAGGAGTCACCTCCGATTGGAGAGGCATATTCTATCCAGGAATTGATAGATGTTTTTCCGGGAATAACGGAGGTGAATGCGGGTAGCGTGATCGAAAAAAAGATGACGCTGAAGGGTTTATCTGAAGCAAGCAATTCGAGTTTGAGGAGAATGGGCATAGCGCCATCCTTCTTTGGACGGCTTCGAACTAAGGCCATAGATTTATTGAAATCGGTGGACGAGGAGGAATAGATGCCACGGCTGGGAGATTTGGGAGGCAGTGTCAAGATACTCAAGGATATGCGAGATCAGTTGGTGGAGAATGATCGCAGGGTGAAGATAGAGGAGGAGAGGTGGAGTAGTTTCGGTACGGCTGTTTCCAAGATTTCCCTTGCGTGTGAGAGCCGAGATCTCGAACAACTTGTAGCGGCAGCGAGGGAGCTGAAAAACAGGTTGAGACGTCCTTCTGTGCGTAAAGAGCTGGCCAAGTTGGAGGCTACCAAGTCGTCAGGTGATGAAGCGCAAAAGAAGAAAAAGGTTGCTCCGAAAGAGAAGGAGTCTGTTCCGAAAGAGAAGGTGTCTGCTCCGAAGAGTGACAATTTTAAAGAGAAGGACAAGGTTGTTGTTCCCAAGGAGAAAAACCCAGTTGGTCAATGTAAGTGTGACCAGTGTGGGAAGGTCATAGATGGTTCGAAGGAGCCGTGTATCGATGGCGCACTGTGCACACACTGCGCTCTGAAGAACAAGGTGATACCCAAGCATAAGCAGAAGAAAAAGAAGGCTGTGGTGCCAGCCCTTGCGCCTGATGTGGGTATGGAGCCAGGTGGTGATGTAGAAAGGCAAGAGTCTTTTGGTCACTTGAGACAGAGGGGCTACTTGAGATGAAGATTCAGGAATTTCGAGTATGGGCACGGAGAAAGCTGGGACAGGATGACGATTGTGGTGTCAAGGTTGAATTAACGGATCGTCAACTATCACAATGTATGGACGATGCAAAGGAGTGGTACAACGCTTTCGTCGGTCTTCACAAAGAGGCAACGCTTACACTGATTGCTGATCAAACCGAGTATGATTTGTCGGCTGTTACGCCGGGGATAGACAAGGTGGTGAAGGTGTGGTTTCCCAGTCGGGTGGCTGGGATTGATTTTGGTGTTTTGTATCCTGGTTTTTTGGACATACAGGGAATTCCTTATGGTGGTGGCATGATGTGGGGATCTCAATATCCACAGACGACGATAGTGCAGACGCTTCAAACGCTGGAGTCAGATGCGAGGTATTTATCGGCTGAGTGTGATTGGGAGTTTTATTACGACAACTTGGCAGAGCCAGATATTCGATTACTTAGGGTGATGCCACCTCCGAGGGAGGCTGGTACAGCGGTGTATTTGTATCGAGTAGATCCCAAGGACATCAAATTGGAGCATTACGATCCTCGACATCTATGGTTGATTAGAGAGTGGGCGTTGGCAGAAGCCAAGTATACATTGGGCCGAATCAGGGGGAAGTATACTAGTGGATTACCATCTGCTGGTGGGGATAGGACGTTGGATGGCGAGGCGTTAATCCAGGAATCCAGAGACGACAAAGAGAAGTTGGAAGAGAAGATTCTCGACTTTCAAGGACCTGTGTTGCCGTTGGTTTCGTAGGGGAGAATATGAAGGATTTAAGAAGACGAAGTTACACAGAATTGTCAGAGGCTATCACGGTGATGGGCGTTGAATATTCTGCGGATGTGTTGTTGAAGAGGGTCAAGAAATTGGTACCTAAATTGATAAATGCTCCCGACAAAAAGGTAGAGCTTAAGAGGATGTTGAAAAAGTTTGGAGAAGATATTCTCAAGGTGTCTAATTCCATCGATACCAAGGAGACTTTTTGGCAGAAGGTTCGAGGGTATTGATAGTGAGAACAACCGATCAAGAGGGATGATATGCGTTTAGAAGAATGGCAATTGTGGATGCATCCATATCCAACGTTGATTAAAACTAAGGGGAGACGTTTGAATCCGGCGATGCATCGAATGGGGCGTTTGTATAACGACAATAAAGGGTTTGTGCGGCTGTCAGATATTTTTGAGGAACGCAAGCAGACGCCACCTCAACTAAAGAGGTGTGTACGTGCTGTGGTGAAGCGGGAACTCAAGGGGGATTCGTCTGATCAGGGCAAAGTGAGGGCAGCACTTTCCAAGGGTTTTGCTGTGTGTACTGCTCAACTTCAGAAGCACGGTTTTCTTCGATTGAAATCACAAGTGCCTACGAAAAAAGGCAAGACGTCTGGCAAGTCGAAGGCTGCTCAGAAGGGGCATAGCGACAAGGTCAGTGATTACGAGCGAATGCTGGCAAAGGCCAGGGGATAAAAGAGGAGTTCGGGTTATGAAACTTTGTGAAGTCAATGAATATTTGGGACACATTGCTGAGAGAATGATGCTTCCTGGCAGGATGGTTCTTGGAGGTCATCGGCAGTATGAGACGCCTGCTGTGAGAATCAACATGTACAAGGATGACTTTCTTGTGACGGATATATCTAACAAACAACCAGGAGAAACGGTGGGAAGATTTCTGGTTTACAATTTGTCATATGCTGACGATCCAGAGATCAGTAAACATCTAGACAAATTTCTTTCTCGTGCAAAGAAGTCGAGTAGTTATCGCGATGTGTTGAGTATGGCCAAGGGGCTTGTGTCGACAACTGAGAAGATAGCTCGCAAGAGAGAGGGTGGGGATCCTGATGGTTGGGTAGAGCCTTTGAAACTGAGGATAACAAAGTTCAAGAATCCCAAGGCGAAATAAAAAGAGTCAGGAGAGGTGATATGAGGCTGTCTGAAATTAACGAGTATTTGGGTTCTGTTGTCGGATTGTTTTCAATTGAAGAAGGGTTGGCGATAGGTCAAACAATCGAGACAGATCGTTTTCGTATTCATCGATTTGGTGGGTCGATTCGTGTGACCGATCTTGCCAACGCTGGCAAGCGGGGGAAAATGGTTGATGAATTTGCCTTGTATGACATTGATTACGTAAGGGATTCGAAGATTCTGAGGTTGATAGAGCAGTTTGCCAAAGTGGTTCACCGAGCCAAGAGTTACAAGATGGCTCTGAAGATGGCTGAGGGCATCGTGAGCGAGGCGGACAGGCTGGGGGTGCTCGGGTCACCAAAGATAGAGAAACATCAGTACAAAGGCGTCAGGGTGGCCGCTCCTGGGTTTAAACCTATCGTTATCAACACTCCGTATATCAGTGTGAATGCGGACAGTGATCATTTTTCGGTAAGAGATAATGTTGACAGGAATAATGAGCCGACTCTTATTGCTCCAACCCGAGGAAAGGTTACAGCGATCAAGAAATTTCATGAGTGGGCAAGGAAGAATCGAAGGAAATTGGAGCGCATGACGTTTTCTGAAGTCAGTGGAGCGTTGCGAAAAGCGGGTATCGATACTCACTATTTTTGTGCGATGGATTGAGTCATGATCGACGAATCGATAGTTGAGTTGGTAGAGCAGTTAGCTGGTGATGACAACGATGTTGATTCGTTTGGAATGGATCCTTTGACGAAGAAAAGATTGAAGGTCAGCCGGTTGATGCAGCGAAAAAAAATCAAACCTCGTAAGCCCATGAGATCGAAGTTACCCTACTCCATGGCCAAGGTTCCAAAATTACCAGAAAGCGAGGGATTTGGAATGAGTAAGCTGAGAAGAAGAGAATACTTGGGCGAGCGTCAGAAGGTAGCAGCTGGCTTGGCGATGGGTGGCGAGGATAGGACGTCTCGACCTGGAGCTTTCAAGATAAGCTCCAATATTTTGAACTGGTTCAAGCAGGAGACAGGTATAGAAAATCCTGAGCAATTTTTATTCAAGAGTCAGAGGGAGATTATTAATAAAATTCCGAGGGATAAGTTGCCGATAATTTGGGGCAAGGACAACATGGCTGATGCACAGGACGTAATAGCCAAGAATCCCAAAAAAGCATTTCAGATGTGGCTTCGAAATGTTGGCAAAGTAGAACCTCGTTTAGCGAAGGGTATTCGTCGGATTCCAGAGAATGCTCCGTTGTGGTTTTACGCCATATTGCTGAGGGTAAGTGGCCGAGATATGGCGGACATTATATTGAAACAGTATTTCATGACGAAGCCATCTCAAGCGTGGAGGGGGAAGCTTAAGAAAGAAGAAGTTGACATGAGTAAATTGAGACAGCGTAGGTATTTTGAAGAGGGAAAATCCTGGACGACGCATGGAGGCGGTGGGGCAAAGGGTTCTTTGTTGGAGAAGGCGATTGCGCCTTATAATAAGAGCATTGCGGAAGAGTTTATCAGGTTGATACCCAAGAAGGCATATGCTGATGTGCTTGGGAAAAACTATATGGGGCATGGTCATGTTCTTGTAGTAGGGGAAGGAACAAACTCGTCTGACTTGTCAATATCGTGGCAATTTCATGTGGATCATTATGGTGATGAGATTCGTTTTGTTCTCAAAATGAGAGTTCCAAATGCAAAAGGGGAGATTGTGGTACGAGAGTCGATTACGGGTAGTGCAAGTCCAAAGCTTGCCATTGGTAAGATGGTGAAAGAATTGTCGAGCAGAATGTAAAGTGACGTTTTCACTCACCAGTTCTATTTGCGTACTTCGAGAGGCCAGGAGATCTTTTATCACCCCTGGCAAAGATGGCCGAGGTAAGCATGACAGGGTGGGGCTCGTGCTGGAGAAGTTTTTCCATTCTACTCCAGAGTTTGAGCGGTCTCTTGTCAGCCAGGATAAGAGGCCGAACGGGTGGACGTTGACTGGATCTTGGCCGAGTTCTGGTAGGCAGATGTTTGACTGGGAGATGGAAGTTTGGGGACAGGGTGGTGGAGAGGTGGTTGTCAAGACGAATCTGTGGAGCCGAGATGGCTATACAGATGGGCAGTCGTGGAAAGTGACGTTGGCGAACGTTGACAAGACGGTGCTCAAATGGTTGCGAAAGTTTTTCTATCCATTGAAGGCTGAGATGAAAAGGAGATCGGAAAAATGAACTTGAGACGACGTAGGTATCTGACCGAGGAGAAGGCAACCGGTAAGGTTTTGCCTAAGTTTTTGCCAAAAACCGAGGTGTCAGATCCGAGTGGTCTTAGATTTTCTTTTTGGGATGGGAAAGTAGCACTTGTAACGACAAGCTGGTTGGATGAATCAGATCCTCGTAATTGGTTTGATCCTCAACTTGTTGCTCGTAAACATTTGGTACGATATGCACTGGATCCTAACAGTCTTAAACCGTTCAAGGCGGAGAAGATTTTCTTACGGGCTGAACCTGCTGTTTCTAATCCTAGTATTCCCTACGAAAAAACATCTTTTAGTATTTATGGTGGTCGTGGTTTAGGGTCGGTTATTAAGGGTAGATTTGGACCGTCTGTTGAGGTTTGGGTTAAGTTGAAGTGGGGCCAACTGGGGAAGGGTGAGTTGTCTATTCTTGAGAGATACTGGCTTACACTTGGTTATTATGATTCGGGCTATCACAAACTGACCGGGGCTGATTGGAAGAAGGCATTTAGTATGCGTTCGTACCGAGATGTTCAGGATAAATTTGGATATGAGAAAGCGAACATGTTTGAGGAAGTTTTAAAAAGACTTAATGGTCACAGGTATCCTGATGAAAATCAGGAGGAGGGTCTGTGGAAGTCTATCAAGGGAGTGTTTGCGTTAACTAGAAAAAATGACAAGGTTCGGTATTTCATAAAGAGATAGGAATCAATCGGATAGTGCTGATGTCCGAACAAAGGAGATTTGAAAAATGAGGTTGATGCAGTCCACTGAATTATCACAAATGCGCGATGTCATTTTGGGCAAAGATATGCAGGCACTTACCGAGGGGGTTGATCCTAACAAAACTGCGACAGAAGATGTCGAGTTGGACGAGGCGAAAAAGCGGTACGTGAAGTACGAAATAGAGAAGACAGATCTCCCCGGAAGAGGGCCGTGGATGGCCAAGGTGTACAGAAAAGATGGGACATGGGAGACGACATTCGGTCGTACGAAAAAGGCTGTGGAGAAGGATGTCAAGGCTCTCATGGGCTTTGATGAGGATGTGGAGATCACCGAAGGCAAAAGGTATTACGTGCTGGCTGGCAAGGCATCCAAGACGTCTCCTTGGGAAGTTGTGTTTGGGGACTATGACAAGGAGAATGTAAGGGACGAGAAAGACAGCGAATCGGGTAGTTGGAAAAAGCTGAAGATTATTTCTCTTGGCACAGATAAGCAGAGTGCGATTGATGCAGCTATTAAAAAACTGAGAGAAGACGTCGAGCTGGATGAGGGGAAACAAAAACCTTGTCATTGTAAGTCTATCCAAGGATGGAAAGCAGAGGCAGGTGGTTTTGGTCAGGGAACTTGGGTGACATGTGAAAAGTGTGGTGGTCACGCAATGAACAGGCTTAATGAGATAGGTGCTACTGCTCATTATGCGTTGCCAGTTTTGAAATCAGCATTGGCAAAAGCAAAGAAGTTGAGAGAAGACGTCGAGCTGGATGAGGGGAAACCTTTGGGGCATGAGCACATTGGTATGAGTCGTCCACAGCTTGTAAACTTGTTGAAGCAAATTCCTTGGATAGACAAGTTGGGACCAAAGATGTTGGCATCGCTGATCACCTTTGGGCAGTCCGATGGTCTTGTTATGATGTTGATACGTTCTGAAAATGAAGCGGAGTACAAAGAGAGATTGAATACTTTGCGGAGTGTCCGAGGCAGCATGACTGCGAACAAAGCGAATACTATTATCAGTAAACTGAAAACAGGTAAGTATCTGGAGGATGTTGACAAAAAGGAGACAGGCATGGGGACGTCCAGTTTGATACGAGAGATGCGGAATGAATTACTAGGTGGCCAAGCTGGCGATAACATCGAGCTGGACGACAAGAGCGAGGGTTGTGATACCCCTGGAAAGAAAACAAAGTCAAAGGGCAAAGGTAAAGGGCTCGCTCGTGGAAGAGGCAAGGGACCTCTTGGTATCCCGGTTGGTGAAAAAGCTGATGAAGATGTCGAGCTAGATGAGGCTGGTGTGTACAACATACTGGGTCATTCGAAGTCAAGTAATCCATCTGGAGAAGCGCAGAAGCTGGCCAAGCGAATCAAGACAGAGATTGAAAAGAGTATGCCGCCTGGGTATGTGTTGGTGTGTGAGGTGAGATCAAGTTTGGGTCGTAAGCATATCTACCTTGTTACGGCATTAGAGAAAGACAAAAGCAAATGGTCGAACGGGATCATGATGAACGATCCTGCGTTACATAAGATTATAATTTACGGGGTAAACGAAGACGACACATTGGCTGATAAATTGGAGGCAAATATTGCGACGGGGGGCAAGCTGATGGTGAAGCCCGATCCTGGATCGCACTATGCTTTTGGTAGTGTGAAGTTTGGTTGGAGGAAAAAGAAGGGTACTCCCGATCAGATCGTCAAGCATTTTGGGAATTATTTCAAAAAGGTGAAAAAGGTTATTCAAGACAACAAAGGAAGGTTGCCGAAAGTGTTTAAATCAACTGAAGACATCGAGATGCACGAGGGTGGCATAGAACGTCCTGTTTTCCCAAAGAAGTTCAAAATAAAAGGGACAGGCAGTGCCAAGGATATAGTGGTCACGGGGACTGTGGGCAGACAGATGTTCAAGACAGTGACTTACGATGTGAAAGTTGACAGTTTGAAAACCAAAGAGCAACTGGCTACTGGCAAAGTTATTTATGACACTGTTCATGATGTCGTAGCTTTCAATATGAAATCCGACAATGCTCCTTCAGGTGCTGAAAAAGTGGTTAAGGGCATGATCAAAAAAGAGCTTCTGGCATATGCCAAGGCCCATGCTTATGAAGACGTCGAGCTGGATGAGATTAAATTAAGTGATAACGAAAGAGAAATTTTAGGTCTGGGCAAAGCTGCTTTTTTAAGTGGTAAGAAAAGGATACCAGCGAGAGACAAAACCTTGATGGGGATGATCAAGGGTATGAAGCCTGGTGCTGGAGCCAAAGCTCTGTTGTCAGTATGGCTTCGAGGTTGGGATCAGGCTAACCTGGCAAAACGTGAAGAAAGCGTCGAGTTGGATGAGGGGAAACTTACTTCAAGTCAGGTTGTTGAGTTGCGAAAAGAAACTGTTAAAAACGGGATTCCTGTACGGTTTCTGGTAGGTGGACGTGCTATTGATATTATGACTGGTGAGTTATCTAAAAAAGGTAGCAACGTTATGCATCATCCTGTTTATTGGAATTTTACAAAAGAGACAGCTAAGAAGGTTGCCAAGATGGTTGGTGCTAAGGCTGTTTTTTCCGAGGATATAGAAGACGTTGAGCTGGAGGAATCGATTTCTCCTGTTTCTGATAAAGAGTTAAAAACTGGGCTTGAGAGCGGGAAGTATGAGTATGTTGGAACCAGTGATGGTTTGGATGGAAAGGTTTATTATCGAGTGAGGGATCATCGTCGGAATGGGGAGATGCAATATATTGCAGGGACAAAATATAAAAAGTCAAAATATAAATGGATAGAGAAGTATGAGAAACATGAAGACGTCGAGCTGAAAGAAGTGAATGTGATTAAAAAGCTTCGAGACAGTTTGTTAGGGGATTCTTGTGATGCAGAAATGGAAGAGTCGGATGGGTCCAGGTTTCGACAGCGTGAGTATCTGACAGAGGCTCCGGCTGACATCATCTTGCAACAGTTGGGTGGTGGTAATCGTTTGAGAATGATGATCGGTGCGAAGCATATTTACTCTGACGACAATGGAAAGTCTTTGGTTTTTCAATTCCCCAACAGGTTGAGGAGTAAACCGAACTACGTAAAAATTACTCTCACTTCCATGGACTTGTACGATGTGCAGTTTGGTCGAGTTGGCAAAAAGGGTTTCAAGAAGTTGAAGAGATACACCATGGTGTATGCTGACATGCTCAAGGATATGTTTGAAAAAGAGACGGGGTTGTATATCAGGCTCTGATTAAAAAGAGGTCACATGAGACTCAGGAAACGTGGTTACTTGGTCGAGGGCGGGAAGCCGATAATTGTTGGCAGTTTTGATTCTGGAGTGGCCAGGAAGACAAAAGGAGCTTGGGTATCAGACGTAGAGAGGGCCATATCAAAGGCATTGGTGTGGAGTTCTTACGGAGATGCTTTTTTTAATTTGACAGCGGCTATTCATTGGGAGCGAGAGGGCCGAAAAGGCCCACGGGATTATAATAGTGTGGATTATATTCTTCAGATCAGAGAGAAGGATATTGAGCCTGTTGCCAATAAGCCAAATTTTGTAATAGATGTTTACAACCCTGGTGTTCCAAATTCTGGTGAAGACCTTGGTATATTTCACACTGAGAGACAGGCGAAGGCAGTTGCTAAAAAGTGGTTGCTCAAGAAAGCTATAAAATTTAAACCAACGAGAATCAGTAAGATATAGGAGGCAATTATGACACTCAGGCATCGAGGATACATCACAGAATCGAAGGAGATTCATGTTGGGCTCAATGAGTTGCCCAGTGCCTTGCAGAAGGCGTTGAAAAAAGTTGGCTACAGACGAAGAGATGTGCGTGTTTACTCTGCAACAGAGACGACTATTGGTCCACCATCGTTCGAAGGAAGTCGTGGGTTTGCGATGGCTGTAAATCTAAAAACGGGTCAGATGTCGGATATTCAGTATGGTTCATGGGGAGGGCCGAATCCGTTTGAGAAAAAGCCGGTAGATCACCAGCGTAAGCCTGTGAGAATTGCTGCCAATGGTGCAATCATCACAGGGGAGGTAGGTGGCAGGGGGGTGTTTGCATCTATCTACGTTCATCCTGATTCGTTAGCTCCTTTGTTGCCAGGTGGGAATGACGTCACAGAGCGAGAGAGGGAGATCCTTGCGATGGCTTGTTACAAGTCTTTCTACAAGAAGGAACTTTTCGAGCGTCATCGAGTTACAAAGGATGAGATCTTGAATTTGGTTAAAAGGGGATACATGAAGATGAACAAAGCTGGGGCTACTTCAGTAACTCCCAAAGGTAAGAACGAAAGATCTAATAAGTATTACTAGAGGGAGAGGTGAAGCCGATGAGGATGCCAAGGAAAATCAATGTCGACATCAAAACAGATGCCATGGGAAATATTATCGCTTCTCCAGTGAGTAAGAAATATGCAAAGGCATTTTCTGATGTACGCAGGGAGAATGGTGGTGGCAGTGATTTGAATGTGTTTTTCCAAGAGGGTGGACCTGCTACTCAGTTCCTGAACGATCTTACACCCAGACAACGGCGTGAGATAAACAAGGGTTGGGATGTACGTATAAAGGTAGATCCTTGGATAGTTGGGCATTGGTATGGTTACGATGCTCATACGGTTGCTGAGAGTGTCTCCTTGCGTGATCGTGGATATGTGGTGGAAACAGGGAGTGATATTGATGATGTTTCTTTTGGGGAGAAGAGTTTGTTCGAGTTGAACATGTCTACATGGAAGCACGAGATGGAGTGGGGAGCGGATCGTTGGAAGTATGCGAAGGAGATGTTTGACTACATCGAGGGTCGGATGGCTAAGAAGGTGTATTCGGTATTGTCCAAGGTTTTGAAAAAAGACGGTAGTATCGAGATGGCTGGAGAGATGAAAGGGGTGGGTCCTTTTGTTATAAAAATGGATCACAAGGTTAAGCCTAATTCTAGAACTGGCGCTACACGAGAGCATGTCCAGATTATAATTGGCAAAGATGGGAAAAACGACAAAGTAGAAAAGCTGTTTGGTGCCACGGCGGGTGACAGGCTTATAACCAAATGGGTCATGCGTGAGTTGAATGATCGGAGGTAGTAGTGGGATGAGATTTTCGCTTACTGAATCGCTGGCCATGTTGGAGTTCTTGACGAACGAGCTGGTTGAGGTGGAGTATCTGGAAGAAGCGCGAAAGTCGAAGTTGACTCCTTACCAGAAGGCACAGCGTAACAGACGTCAGACGGTGGCCGCTCATACACCTCGTCCTTCCAAGCAGAGTGTGTTTTACAAACATGCAGTCAGGGCTATTTTTCAAAAATTGAGGAAGGATGGGTCGAGTTTTCGTGGTGCTGCAAAGGGCGGTCAGTTGATTGCTCAGTATATGTTGAAGAAGCACAAGTATGCTCAAGGTCAGCCCAGTGGTGGTTTCAGCTTGACCGGCAAGGGCAAGAAGCGAAACAGGAAGCATACAAGTGAGCCTAACAGTGTTCTCAAAAAGAAGGAGAAGGCTTACAATTACATTATGGGCATCCAGAAGAGACAGGCACAACGTCAGCAGCAGCTCAAAAACAAGGCTATGGGAGCCGGTTAGGAGATACTATGAGTAAATCGATTTGGGGAAATAAACTGGAAGAATCTGGCGGGATCAAACAGTATCAAGTTAATTTATCTCCGGATGCTGATACAGAGGATCGTGTTGAAGCTGTTGCTAATATGCTTCTTGTTGCTGCGAGAGGTGGAATGCGTAGAGCATTATTGGCCAACAATGTAAATATGAGCACGAGTAGTTTGGTTTTGGCTAATATTGAAAGACTCATGAATACCGAAGCTTTTTCTGGGAAAATTGTAGATTTGATTATGAAATACAGGGCGTATTAGTCGTTGTTGATAAGGGAGGTGTGATGGTTAACTTGAGGAAACGCGAGTATTTATCCGAAGCTGGAAAATCGATGGATATTGATATACCGCTGTTGTCCAAAGCTGTTGGGCGTACGTTTCATTCCAGACGTCAAGATTACAGAGATAGGAAAACACACCATATATCTGATGTAAAATCAGCTGTTTCAAAAATTTTAACTTGGACCAAAGGAAAAAATGCTGGCGAGCAGTGGAGTGTTATCCGGTTAGTTCATCGTGATGGAAAAGAACAAGATATTTTCATCAATTTTTATTCTCACTTTGGTAGTGCTTTTGCGCCAAAGGGAAGTCCAATATCGTTGGTAGTTTTTGATCGTCAGAATTCACAGAAAAACATGTTTAGTGCTTATGCCAAGACGGTGCGCGAGGTGAAGAAGGTTGCGAGGGATTGGTTGTCGAAATATGTTGCTGATCATTATGTAACGAAGATCACGCGTATTTCGACAAAAACAAAACGTCCGGCAAGGAAGTTGGGGTAGGGAGCCGACATGGGAACTTTGATAGGTGATTGCGACAAGTGCCTGTTTGATAGTGTGGCTCAAGAAGTCAACAAGTTGGCGGGCACTACTGCGGTCATCTATCAGTTTGAGTCAATGGAGAGCACGAGAGATGTGCTGTGGGATGAGGAGATTACTACGGTTTATAAGAAGAATGCACAGGGGGTAGAGGGAATAGAATGTCCTGTGTTTTTCAAGGCTCCAGATCGGTCTTCGTTGACAGGGGAGGAAGGTTTCCGGGTAGACAGGTTGTCTGAGATTTCCATAGCACGAGCAGATCTGGCGAGCAGAGATCTTCGTATTTTGCGACCTGGAGACATCATAAAGGTATGGACGGACCAGTATTACGACGTAACGGAAGCTCACAAGGAGGAGGGTTACATTAGTGACTCTACGGAAAATTCTTTGGTCAAATTTGATGTAACACGTCGAACCAAGGGGCCACCTGAAGGATTGTGGTAATGGAAAAACGCGAAAAAGCTTTGGATATGCTTGGGTCTGTGTTTACGGAGAGGAAGAAACCCGTAATCAGGGGTCGCCAGGAAGGCCCACGTAGGCCGAAGAGGGCTGACAAGTCCGGGTACAAAGGGAGAGGGTATTCGGGCGTTGACGGGGCGATGAAGGGGCGTGACGATGGCACAGAACAACCAGTCCCAGCTCTGCCAGGTGAAGATAAGAAGGTTATCACGGAATTTGACAACATGGACGACTGGATTTTGTCGATGATCTTAGTGTCTTTGATGCATGCCAATCCAGATTTAACTCCGAGGGAAGCTGTGAAGCTTGGCAAAAAGTGGGTGAAGAAGTTGTACATGCCGAGGAACGAGCATGTTTGGCAACGGCAGACATCGAGAATCAAACGATATGGAATCAGGGCAGAAGCGTCGAAAATTCGGCGTGAGATGTTCAAGCTGATTTAGGAGAATTGCATGAATTTGTCTAAAGTGAATAGTCGGTTGTCAGCGCTTTCGGAGGAGTACGCCAAGAAGGTTTCTGGCAAGGATCCTGTGGGTGCCAGTAAACGTATGGCTGGTTTGATGGTGAAGCAATTCAAGAAGGACAATATCAAGGTCAGTGACGTTTTACCGACAAATGCGTGGGGTTTGACTCCGATGATTTTGACTATCGGTGGAAAGCGCTATCCATTTCATGTATCGGTTCAAGAATTTCCCAATGGTAAAAGCAATTTTTCTGTGCAGTTACAAACTCCTATCTCAGATCGTGATTACTCGATATATGTGATGGATGGTGCCTATGAAGGGATGGGAAAGGTTGAGGGGAAGTTTGGCAAATACGGAAAAGCCAAAGTGTCCATGCTTAAGTCAGATTGGCCTCAACTGTGGGTTGATCTGAAAGACGATGTGCAATTTGAGAGGTTGTTGCCGTTGGCAAGTGTGTTGGCGAAGAGTATTGCCAAGGGGATAAAATCCATGAGTGAATCGACAAACGATCTTCATGAGTCGAAGCCTAAGTCCAAGGGCAAAATTATTTCATTTGCTGAGTTAGATGGTCCTTTTTCCACGGGACCAGGGGGGCGGGGTGATTTTGAGCGGGGTGAGTATGTTGTTGGATATTATGACAGTCAGGATAATGAAATTGGTGGAAAGAGTTTTCGAAATTACCGGCAAGCGCTGGCTCATTTGAACAAGTTGGCCAAGGCGGGTGTAGAAACTAGTTCGTTGACAGGTGGTTGAGGTGTCAAATTTCAGATAGGACAGGGGATAATTGATGTTGGATCCAAAGAGAATGATAGAGGCAGAGATTAAGAACGTCGCATTTATTTGTAGGATGTGTGAGAGGTGGTATCGAGGTGAGGATATGGGCTTGGTGGATGTTGAGGGGGATCAAGTTTGCGATGCTACAGGGACGTGTGGGAGTCCGGTGAGTGGAGACGATTTCGATGAGTATGAAGGACCACTGAAAGGGTATTTGGATAAGTACTGCTACATCTGTGGGAAGTCGAAGCCTGAAAAGGTTTTGGTGGCCAAGGTGGGTGGAGCGCAGAAGATAGGTTGTTGTAACCATTGTTTTGAAAACGAGGTGAAGCAGCTTGCTGTGCGCGAGGCTGGAGAGAAGATTGTATTCCTTCCTGGCAAGGGGTTGGAATCGAGAAAGTATGAGGCGAGATAGTGACGATCTATATGACCAGACAAGTTCGATTACAAGCTGCTCAAGATGCGAGCGGACAGATTTTGGTGTTTCGCAGAGGTGATCGGGAAACCAAATTTAACGCGGTGGCGGCGTTGAACGAAGCGGGGTTGTCGAAATTGGTCATTCCTATTCCGACAACAGACAAGGATTTGATGTCGAATCAGGAGATAGCTGCTGGGCGGGTGTTGTATATTGAGACGGACACAGAAATATTGGTCAAGCTGGCATTGACGGGGGACACGGGGATAACTGTCAAGCCTATATCCGATGCTGATGCAGAGGAAAAACCGGGGGTGTTGTATCTGGAGGGTGACTTTGATCATGTGTACGTCACTCCGGCTGGAGCATCTGGTAATGCCAACATCATATTTGGTATAATGGGAGCGTAGTTTGTTTAAGGTTAAAACGTCTGGCCCGTGGAAGCAGTTGATTCATTTATTGGGGGGCTATGATCGGCGTGTGCAATACGTCAGAAGGCGAATTAGCAGAGATCTTGCAGAGGCGTTTTTGGAGAGGTTGAAAGAGACCGCTCCTACAGATGATGAGTTTGTTCAGTATTTGAAAACTTTAAAAGTTGTTGAATTGATAGGTACCAAGGATGTGAATGTTTTTGCCGTGGTATCTGACAGGACCAAGATCAAGCTTGGAGAAGCACGAGAGGGTCTTGAGAGTAAGACGGTAGTCTACTTTCATCCAAGCCAGGGGGAGATGACATCTGATGTTGTGGCTTTGTTGTCCCACGGTAATCCTTGGCCGTTGAGTATGGTGCCTCATGGTGTACCTAAAAACGATGTGAGTATTGTACATCGCATAGTGACGGAGGATGAGGTTGCTTGGGCGAAAAGGAACGTACTGAATTTAATCAGTAGAAATCGACATATATTCAGACGTTATGGGATCAGTTGGGGTACCGTGATTGACGAGGAGACTTCTGCGGATCAGTTGGAGTCGATGCCAGATTTCATGTCCTTGGCTATACGAGCTGAGTTTGGAATAAACATGGAGTCGAAAGCACATTGGAAACCAGCGGCCAAATGGGTTCATGCGAATGTTATCCGTGTTATCGAGAAAGACGATACAATACGGAAGGCGTTGCATGATGATTTGTTCCGAGATCATACTTTTGCAAAGGATGCAGACAACGATAAAATGAAGGTAAAGGATTTCATGGCAGAGGCTGGAGAATTTCAAAAACGGGTAGGTGGCTAATGTCGATGATCCGGAACAAGCAGATTGGTGACGTCTTCCTTCGAGAGTTTGATATGGGTATGGTGAGGACGCTGGGTTGTGTTGATATAGGTCAACGTTTTTATTTGCCTTTGACGAAGGTTCCTGGGGTGAATCCTCCGTTGTTTACAGAGTTTTACGGGGATGCCAGTGAGGTAGGTCAGCCAATGCCTGGCATTCCGTTGATATACGGCAATCCATCGAGTGCTGTACAGCGATATACTTTACCTTGTATTCGGTTGCGACGTGAAGATCCGAGCCCAGCGTTAGAACGTTGGATGAGCAAGCATTACAAATATCGCAGACCAGCTCCGGGGTATAGTCCAATCAATGTGCAGTACAGAAATCGGACGTTAACTGGGTATGCGAAGTATGAGTCGCAAGAGGGCAGTACGCCTTACGACATACCATATACTCTGACGGCAGAAGCGGCTGGTAAAGGAGCGCGAACGAAGGCTCACATATTGTTGCATCATTGCATGAAGATTTTCATTCCTCATGGGAAATTGAGGGTAGATGATTCTTTGGGGAGAGAGCGGAAATATTGGGTATTTGGAGAGGGGCCGAGCGACGTTAGTGTCGCAGCAGATATTAGAGATAGGATTATTATTTTTGCGTTATCATTGAGGGTACAGGCGGAATTAGACTTGGAAGATCCAGCAGTTACGCAGGCGGTGACATCTGAGCCTGACTTGTCTGTACATGATAAAGAAGATCTATCATGAGAGAGGTGGAGTCATGAAACGGTACAGGAACAAAATCAAAGGGCCTTTGTCTGTTGGTCTGAAATCCGGGAGTATTTCAGTTGGGGCAAAAGGTTACTTCAATGTTGATGGGGACGATCTGAATTCTCCTGATTTGTTGACGAAGGTGAGGATGGGTCAGCTGGAATTTATCGAGGAGGTTATTGTTATCCCAGTGGAAGACAAGGCACCTCCGAAAGATAAGTTGGAGTCAAAGGTTGAACCTATTGTTCAACCAAAAGATGAGCCGAAAGTTGAACTTGAAGCAGACATGTCCAAAGTTGAAAAAGTAGACGATACATTGACAAGTTCGTCTAAAATGGTGGAATCAAAAGATATTGATTCCAAGGACGATAAAGAGTCTGCCAAAGGGAAAGATAAGAAAAAACGTTCTATCGGAAGTAAGACGAAGAACAAAAAAGGCATTACGGGAGAATAACCCGGAGCTTGAGAAAGGGAGGACGAACAAATGGGTGAGTACCTAAGTCCTGGACTATTTAGGCAGGAGAGGTCAGCGAGCGCCGGGGCTATTGCTGGTGTGTCGACATCGACTTATGCAACATGCGGATGGCTTCGAAAGGGTCCGGAGAACGAGCCGATTCTCATTTCGGGTTTTGACGCGTTTGTTGAGAAGTTCGGCACATATTGGCGGAATAGTTATATTCCGTTCGTGATGGCTGCGTTTTTTCAGAACCAGGGAGCGAGAGCATATGTGTCGAGGGTTGTTCCCTCTGACGCTGTTGTTGGCTCCAATGCTGCACCTTTCAGTAGTGCTGCTGTTGCAGCGGCATTCTACGGTCGTACGTTGGCTGCGACGGTGGATCTCAGTACTGTTACCGACATCGCCATAAAGATCGATGGAGGGGCGGCAGTGCAGGTAGATTGTGTTGGTGCTACTCCATCAGCGACGACCCCCACGGAGATAGCAGCGGCTATCGATGCGGTGGCAGGAATATCATGTTCGGTCGGTGCCAATAACCGCATGGAAATAACTCACGACACTCCGGGGACTGGCACGATCTTGTTTGAAGAAGCAACGTCGGACGATGCCACTGCGGAGATACTTGGGTTGGATGTTTCTGCCAGCAAGACGTACTCGTACGCGGGTAAGGCGGCTGTTGAGTGGACATTGGCTTCCCCTTGGAAGGGTGCTTACTACAATCAGCTCAGGATGTGCATCGCTGGTAACAACGATTATCAGGATACATACGGTGGGTTCACGAAGTTTGACGTCACGACACAGGAGGAGTCAGCGGTAGGAGCGGCTGATTGGGAAGATCTGGAATCCTTCGAAGCGGTTGTGATGGACGACGACACAGATGAGCATTTCATATCTGATGTCGTGAACGAGGATACTGATTTCTGCGAGGTTACAGCGGGAGCAGCGTACGGAATTCCTCATGGTCTGGTTGCCAATCAAAAGCTGGCCGAATGGCTGGGAGAAGGCGATGCAGCAGAGGTGACTTTTTCAGGTACGCTGAGAGATCCTGTTGTTCATTTCAGTACGTTGTCGATAGTTGCGGCTGCGATAACTGCCACGGATGACGGAAGTGGGAATCTCACAGGAACAGGCGTGACGTCTGGTACCATCAACTACACAACCGGTGCTTACACGATCACCTACGCTGTTGCTCCAGCGGATGGAGTTCAAGTCCTGGCGACGTATTACCAAGAGGCAGTCAGCTCTGAGGTGTGCAGCCAGCTTACCAGTGGTGCAGATGGGACTGGCCCTCTGACTCGTGGCGACGTCTCGGATCCAGCGTTGCAGGCGGACAAAGAAGGAATCTATGCGTTTGACGACATAGAGGAGATCTTGAATCTTTCGATGCCTGATTTCGCCGGAGATTTGACGGTTAGTAATGACTGCATCTCGTATGCTGAAAACAGGATGAACGTTTTTGTTCTGTTGACTTCATCGATTGGCGTGGCTCCAGCTGATGCGATCAAGTATGTCCGTAACACGGCTGCTTTCAATACGTCATACGCTGGGTTCTATTACCCTTGGGTCAAGATTTACGATCCAATCACCAACGATGGTCGGAGTGTTACCGTTCCACCGGATGGTTTTGTTGCGGGCGTCTTTTCGAGAACGGATACCAATCGCAATGTGGGCAAGGCTCCAGCTGGGCTCGTGGATGGGAAAATCAACGGCGCAGTGGGTATCGAGAGGGTTCTGAACAAGGGAGATCGAGACTTGCTGTATCCAGCGAGGATCAATCCGTTGGCGTCATCTCCACAAACAGGACGGGCGGTATGGGGTACGAGAACGCTGTCCAGGGATGCCGAGTGGGTTTACGTTCCTGTGCGTAGGTTGTTCATGTTCTGCGAGCAGAGCATTTACAATGCATCGTTTTGGATTCCGTTTGAGAACAACGGGCCAGGGCTGTGGAAGAGGATCATTACTCAAGGAAATGGCTTCTTTAACAACATTTTTGAAGACAATTACCTGGCTGGTGCGACCCCTTCTGAGGCGTGGTTTATCAAATGTGATAGTGACAACAATCCACAGAGCGCGATAGATGCTGGGTTGATCACAGCTGATTACTACATTGCTCCAAATAAGCCTGGAGAATTCGTTCGTTTGAGATTCCAACAAAAAATCAACAATAGTTAAGCATAGTTACGTGATTTATTGTTGATTTAACATTTGAGGTTTCGGGTATGAAAAAGGCACTTACAGTCTTGCAGAACGAGGAGCTGGTCAAGCTCTATTGCGACGGTGTTCCGACGCGTGAATTGGTCAAACAGTTTGATGTGTCGGATACGACTGTACGCAATGTTCTGCGAGCCTGTGGTGTTGTTCCTTGTGAATGGCAGGGAAAGTCATTGAGTTTAAAAAGCGTGTAGCTATGCGTGACGTAGCGCAGGGAGGATAGATAAGATGCCACCAAGAGCAGTTGCAGAAGACCAACTTCAGAGTTTTAGGTTTCGGGTTTTCGAAGCCAACGATGGCGCTGGGGTGTTCGAGAATGAGGAGCCGGTAGCTGGTTTCAATACCATCACGACACCGAATCTGACATTCGAGCAAGCCGAACATCGGGTTGGGAACAAAAAGTACACAAAGAAATTCATCGGTGTGCCAACGTGGGAAGATTGCACCATGACCAGGGGGATACTCCTTGGGGACACAACGTTCTATGATTGGGCGGTGAACAAGTATCTGAACAAAAAGCCGTTCAGGACTGATTTCACGGTCAGTTTGTACAATCAAGAGGGCGATGGATGGGGCGATGCTGATAGTGAGGAACCAGCAAGGTCGATCATTATGAGGAACTGTATCCCGCAGAGTGTCAAGCTGATGGGTGACTTGGATGCCAGTGCTTCGGACATAAACGTCCAAGAGATCACATGTGCGGTTGAGTCTGTAGAACTGGATGCTCCTAATCCCTAGCAGATAGGTAATTCATGCCACGAGGTATGCTCAGTGACGAGCTGCGAGTTCACGAATTCCATTTACTTGACGTAGATTGGTCGTTCTCGGTACCTCCTTTTGTATTGTTTCCCACAGCTGGATTTTCTTCGATCACGATGCCCGAGATGTCGATAGAGAGTGAAGAGATTCGTGAGGGGACGAGTAATTTTATTCATCATGTATTGGGCAAGGCCAGTATGAATAGCATTACGTTGCAAAAGGGGGTTACTCCGTTCAATAGCGATTTTTGGCGATGGACGGTGGCTTGTCTCAATGGGAACAATACAGATTCTTCTTATGGTGTGACGAGTTTTTTGGCAGATCTTGCTGGTGCGGTAGCGTTGCAGGGGCTTCCTCCTGTGCCTGGTAAGCGCCGGAACATGCTGATCATGCATGGTACAGGGATCTCTCCAGAAGGCTTGGTAGAGAGCATGAACAAGGGCTCAGGGGTGGATGCAGTGAAGGGTGCTGCGTTGCTTCCAGCGGCTGGTGTGGCAGCTCTTACTGATCAGTTAGCTGCTTGGACAAACGGCATGGTCGATGTGGGCATCACGTCGATTCCTGGCAAGGTGTATATGCTGTTTGATTGTTTACCAACTCGGTACAAGCCGGGGAGTGATTTTGACGCGAGTGCGACAGCAGTGAGCATCGAAGAGTTGGAGATTGTGTTCAGTCATTTTGAGGAATTTTCCTTAGCTGGATAGAGGTGTCGTCATGGAAGATCATGAGCGGTTTGATGAAATCACGACGAGTGCGGCTGTGCCACCTATTGTAAAACCTTTTGCGGTAGTTCGTAAGCGGTTTCCAGCAACGTTGTCTGGTGTGGTTGACATGTTGAGAAAGAAAAAGAAGCGGATAGCCAAGCGTTTTTCCAAAGAGTTCAGTCCTCCAAATCCTCCAAGAGTTTAATCGAAAAAAAAACGAGTGATTCCTTGATTTGCCCATTGTGTGGCTAATATACTCCTATCATACGTCAGGGAGGTGTACGATGGGACAAGATGGATCGGATGAGGAAAAAGGATTTTCGTCGACTGGAAAGGTGCGTTTAAGCATGTGGTTGACGAAACGTCAGCATTCGGAGTTGAAGGAATTGGCTATGTATGATGGACGGACAGTGAGTGATATTATTCGACAACTTGTAGGTATGCATCTAAGGGATGAACAAACGAGAAAGGTAGAAGAACATGGATAGGACGAATATTGAGGATGCGAAAGTTCCTGTTAAAGAGTTTACGTTGCCTCGTGGTTTTTTGTTAGCCGACGAAGGGGAGACTTTCGTGTTGAATCGTGCGGAAGTTAGAGAGATGACAGGCTACGAGGAGGATATTATTGCCAACGATAATGTGTCGTTCAGTAAACGGATGCATGATTTGGTGGGAAATTGCTTGGTGTCGTTATCTGATGGAGATGGTCATTCCATCATAGATTCAAAACGGTTGAAAAGAATATCTGGGCAATTGCTTATGTCGGATTTGATGGTGGCAATTTTCCGGATCAGGGAAGCAACGGTAGGTAGTGAGATTAGGCAAAGAGTCAGATGTCCAGAGTGCACTAATGATGAGGGAAAACCGTATACCTGGACTGCCATTTTGAATCTCAGTGATTTTGTTGGATTGCCGGTAAAGGGTGATCCGCTTGCAAACGTGAGAGAGTTCACAACTAGCAGGCAGAACAAGGTTACATGGGAGATGATGACAGGTGAGATGGAATTACAGAGTGGCAAGATAAAGAATGCGAGAGAGCGAGCGACAAATGCTTTGCTGATCAGAGTGAAAAGTTTCAACGAAGAGACTGACTATAAAAAGATCAAAGAATCGCTTAAACGTCTGTCGGCAGTAGAGCGGCAAGAGATACGAAGACAATTTGATTCAGAGGGCGGAATAGAGACAGATTTCGAGTGTGTGTGCAGGAATTGTGGTCATGAATTCATGACGACATTGGAGATAGGGGGTGCTCAGTTTTTCTCCCCTTTTGTCGAGTCGAGCGATTAGAAGACGAGGTATTTTATTTGATGAGCGAATTGCACTTACCTTATGAGAGCATCATGGCTATGCCGTCTTCTCGTCGTTATCGTGCGATCAAAGCGCATGAAGATTATATATTGCAAGCGAGTTAATAAAAAAACAGGAGAGGTGCGATATGAGAAAACGATGGATGTTACCGAGGGTTAGACATTGTAAAAAGGGTTGCTAATGTCGCTTTTTTTATTTTTGCTCATAGGGTTTTCTGTGACCAATGCGTTGACTTTTCTTCATGTTTTTTTATGGTTTCGGACATTGGTTTCTGGTGTTTCTGACAAGAAGTTCGAACATATTGTTTCAAGAGACAATGACGATACTGTCCCTTACAGTGTATTGAAACGTTTTACCCTGTTTCGATATGAGTATTTAGGAAGGCTTGTTCGGTGCCATGCGTGCATGGGGTTCTGGGTAGGCGTTTGTTTGTCATTGCTACAGGGAGGGTTTATAACTGAGTATATGCAGTGTGCGTATGATTTGTTCTTTTTGTGGGATGGTTTCTTGCTTTCAGGTTCGAACTTTTTCATTTGGCTTATTGCTAGGAAACTAGGAGCTGAGGAGTTGTAATGCCGCTGAATTTTGGTGGATTAGGGTTCGGTTTCGAGGTTTTCGACGATGGTGCTAAGAAAGCTGTCGAAGGCATCGGGAATGCTGTTTCTAGTTTATGGGATGATTTGAAGCGAGTTAGCGATGTGGGGCCTAAATTTGGTCGTACGTTAGCAGACGGATTGGGCAAGCTTGGTCAAAGGGGTGGCAAGGCGTTTGGTGCCATCTCCATGGCGATGGGCTCGATGATTGACAAAGCGATGAGTCCGGAATTGGATCATGCCTATTCGTCGATGTATACAGGGTTCAATAAATCCTTTTCGGCACTTACGGCTGGGATGAACATCACAGAGAAGGAGATGGCGAACGCCCGGAAAAAGATCGGTAGTGCTGCGTTTGGCATGGGCGAGGATATGGAGGGGGCAGCACGAGACTGGGTGGTCTTTCGCAAACAAGGTCTCGATCTGAATAAGGTATTGGGGACGTCTGGGTTGACGGGGACGGTCAAGGGTTTGATCAAGGTCACCTCTGTTTACGATATTCAGGGGGAGCAGCTTGCTCAGGTAATGGGTAATCTGGTCAAGGGGTTTGGGTATACGGAAGAAGCTGTGGGGGGGTTGGCTGATAAGATTGTGGCATCGGGTAAAGTGTTCAACATGGGTAAGGATGCCATCCAATCATGGCCAGCTATTTTGGAATCTTTGAATGCGGAGTTGGCGGATTTTGGAAAGACTTTGAGTCCTGAAGAGATCGACAATATGACGTTGTCTATTGTTCAACTGGGTGGTGGGTTGAAGGAAGCTTTGGGGCTTGCGCCACAAGAGGCATTAGAACTTTCTCGCTCGATGTTTACGACGATTGCCGGAGAGCGAAAAAATATCATCAACATGTTTCGTGGGATGGGTGGTGAGTTTGGAGATATGGCCAAGGGGCTCATGGAAACAGGTGGTGATGTAAACAAGATGTTCGAGCTGATGTCGTCAGGTGATCCATTGAAATTCATGGATACTCTTCGTGCGATGTCTGCGGAAGCAGAGAAGCAAGGTGGGCAGACAGGGATTGCATTCCAGCGGTTGAGTGGAGTGATGAGTGAAGCGTTGGGTCCGGACGTCGCGTTTGCCATGAAGGGAAATTGGGATAAAGCGCAAGAGGCGATGGCGAAAATACCGGATGCGCTCAAGGGCTCGAAGGGGTTGTTTAAGAAGACAGCAGACGAACATTGGAAGTCTTCCATTACGGTTGGCGAGTCTTGGGATCGTATGATGGAATCGATGAAGGCCAAGTTGTTTGGGTTGAGTAGGAAAGAGGTAGGTACCTGGAAGAAGCAGATGCAATCTGGTTTCAAGGATACATTTCAGGTTGTTTCTACATTAGCTGGGGATGACGGTCCTTTGGGTGAGCTGACGAGGAGGATGCTTGCTGTCAAGCGTGTGGGGCTCACAGCGCTCATACCTGGTCTCAGTGGCTTGGCTCCATTGCTTGGGGGTATTACGTCGTCAGCGATACCGATGCTCACAGCCATGGGCTCCATGGGGCTCACGTTTGGCAGTATTGGCAAGATGGCGCTGGGTGGTGGTCTATTGTTTGGCGTGTTCAAGCTTTTGACAGATGGTCCAGAAAAAGCTTGGGAGCAGATTTCTTCGTTTGGAGATAATTTTTCGAAGTTGTTTGATAAGTTGCCCAAGAAGACTCAAGAAAAGATCAACAAGATCAAAGAACAATTCAATGGGTTTTTGGATAACTTAAAAAGCGGCAAGGTGTTTGATAAGATTGGTAAGTTCTTCGACAAGATTCCTTTTGAGAAGATTTTTACTAAAGTTGGTGAGGTCTTTGTTGCTGTAGCAGGTGGACTTGGGAAACTTCTATCCAAGGTAGACTGGGAGTCGTTTGCCAAGATTACTTTTAAACTTATTGGCAAGGCAGTTGCGTCGGTTGGTGGTATTTTTACTGCGCTTTTCGGGGGTACAGATGGTGGGGTTGACGGGGCTCAAAAAGCTGGGATGAGCGATGCGTTTCTGGGTGTGGCCAAGATGTTGAAAGGTATCGTACTGGGTGCATTCAAGGGGATATGGGCTTCTGTTTTTGATGCGAAATCAATTGGCGAATCGATGAAAAAGCTTGCATCTATCGTAACGGTATCGTTGACGGGGTTGTTGGTTTTTTCTGGAAAGTTTCGAAAGGTGTTTACGGGTGGATTCCGTAATATGTTCAAAAGCATCAAAGGCATGGGGAAAATGATTGGCGGCGCTGGGATCTTTATGGGCGTCATGGAGGGGATGCAGCAAGTAGAAAAACGGATGAAGAGTATTGGCGATGTTATGGCAGATGATTTGATACCCGAATTTGCCAAGACTTCGATGGCTGGCAAAGAGGCGTTCAAGGGTGTCATGTCGACGATTGATGCAGCGTTGTTTGGATTACCAAGCATGATTGGGAAAGCGCTGGGCTTATCAGCTGACGGGTTTGATGAGTTTTATTTTGACATGGTGGCAAGTGCTGAGAAGTTTTTTGCTCATGTTTTTCATGGCTTCAATTCATTGGTTGATGGCATGGGGATAAGTTGGGATACGTTTAAGAATATAGTAGCAGCTGGTTGGGAGTTTATAAAGGCTTCTGCTTCTTACGTTGGTAAATCACTAAAGAGTATGTGGGTTAATGTTGTCACTCATTTGGAGGGTACGTTTGATACATTTGTTACTGGTTTTCAGCGTATTTTTTTGAGAATGAGGCAGGGTATTGAGCTGGGTATGTTCAAAGTACGGGACGTTATTGCCAGGATCATAGAGAGTTTACCGCCAATAGCTCGCACGGAGTCGATGTCTGAATTTGCTTCTAGTTTTAAGAAGTTCAAAGAGGAGGTTGGTGGCGAAGAGGGGTTGAAGAAGCTTCAGAAGAAAGAAGCAAAGAGTTTTGAAAAACAGGCTGAAGAGCGAGAGGAATCACGAGCGACTGAGAGATTAGCAGCTCAGAAAGAGCAGACAGAAGCAGCGGCCAATGCAGTTGCTAAGGCGTTTTTGATCAAAGGTGCTTATACAGCTGGCGAGATGAAACAGAGAGAAAGTGTTCGAAAGAACATGGATGATTTAAATAGGGATTTGGCTGGCATAGATGAAGGTTTGGCTAAGACCAAAAAAGCGAATGAAGATGCCAAGAAGAGAGAAGCAGCGAAAACACAAGTAGAAGAGGAAGTGGCAGAGGTTGAAAAAGAATCGAAAAAAGGACGTGGGCGAAGGCGTAGAAAACAAGGTGGGGCAACAGAGGAAACCGTCAAAGACATGGTGGCAGTAGTAAAGAGTCAGCAAGCTGAGATGATTAAGAAGACGGAAATCTTACAATCAGCTGTAGAGGCGATGAAGAATAGTCCTATTGATTTGTATGTAACTGCGGAGTTAGACGGCAAGAAGGTTTCTAAAAACATACGCAAGCATGAAGTGAATGGAGCGATGGGAAGCGGGGTTTAGTATGCCAGTAGTGATAAGAAAAGGTAGTTCTCGGTTGGTTCATTCAGATTTGCTGGTAGTCGATGGTATCGAGTTTTGGACCCGACCTGATTTGCCGACGATAGAGCCGGATATTTCTGACGAATATCATGTGATCGACGAATCAGATCGGTCGGATATAATTTCGAGAAAAAAATACAAACGTGATGATTGGTGGTGGGTATTGGCGCACAGGAACAACTATCGATTGTTGCCGGATGATTTGGTTACTGGCCATACGGCGGTAGTACCGAGGGCGTCTTTGGTGAGAAAGAGTTTGTTCTAGTGTCTTTCAGGAGTTTATTTATCGATGGTCGGATTTCTAATCCAGCGACTGGCAGGTTTACAGATCTGAAAATAAAAGGTGAAGAGACCTTGCCTTATTTGGAGAGTGTATCGATTGATTTGGAGAGAGGTGCGAATTTAAATATCAGCATAACACTTGCTCCTCCTTATGAAAAAGCGATTGAATTGATTTCGAAAGATAATGAATGGCTCAGGTTGGGCAACACGTTAGGGGTAAGGTGGGGTTATTCTGATATGCCTGGGGCCATATCTGATTGGTATTATGGTTTCATGCAAATGCCGGAAGTATCGTTTGGTGAGGAGATTTCGATAACGATTCCTGCAACGACATTGGCTTGGAATGCAGATCGGGTAGAGAGGGTCAGGAGTTGGGCATCTGAGGAGTCTCCTCGGACATTTCGAGAGGTAGCGACAGAGATAGCAGAGAGATATGGGCTGAAGGTTGAATTTGGAGAGTTGAGCAAAAACGTGAAGTCGATGGTTGATGAACCACAGACGTCCATGGTGCAAGGTGGACGGACTGATATGCAATTTTTGCTTCAGGAGTCTGAAAAATTTGGGATTCGGATGATTTCTCGCAATCAGTTTTTGTATTTTGTTGATGCAGCAGCTCCGTTACCTGGTTATCCGGATGTGAATGCAACGTTTCAAATGTATGGAAAGATTGACATTTGGAACAATATTTTTCCAATGACGTCTTTCGATCCCGAGTCGATGGGTGCTCTTTTTATTCGACAGTTTCAGGGGACGAATACATTGGCTTATGGTCCAAACGATGATCCTGAAGTGGAGAAGGATCCGAGTGTATCGACGGACAAGACAGCTCAAGTTGCTGCTTTTACGTCCAAGGAAACTGTTGCTGCACCGCCAGATGTCGACGGTAAGCCTCCTCAGAAGATGGGGGATGTGAAGACTAAGGCAACAATCAAAGTCGATTCTGCTGGCGATGAGGGGGGTAGGATTATGTGTCTACCCTTGAACGGCAAGGAGACGAAAGGTTTTATCGATGGGATATTATCTGGGGTGAGAGAATCGACAGCGGAAGATCATGGTATTTCGGCTGGGTTTAGTTGTTTTGCTGTACCCAATTTGATTCCTGGCATGTTTGTCAGGCTTCAGGGAATAGGCGATTATTTTTCCGGAACGTACATGTTGAACAAAATCAGTATCAAGCTAGATAGCAGTGGGGGGGAGATGGATTGCCAGGCATTTGGAAGAGGTTTTCCGAGTGTCAACAGAGATCTTGATCCTTTTGCTGCGACGGTTGAAAAACATGTAGAGCCTGTTGTGGACAAGTGGTTTGATGCATTGTTGACTGATACCAAGAAACCGGAATAAGCATGAGTTATTTATTTCAAAGATTTTTTGGAAACATGCTCAAGTACGGCTTGGAATATTTTGGGTTGTACTATTCTGTTTACGATGGGACTTGCACGAACAACGAAGATCCCGAGGAGCAAGGACGTATCCAGGTGAGGGTGCCAAACGTAGCTGGGAATGCTCCCATTGGTTCGTGGGCGTGGCCTAGTTTGCCCATGGGTGGTAGAGATAAGGGGACGTTTTGGGTACCTGATATTGGAGATCCCGTAAGTGTGACGTTTAGGAACGGCAATCCATCTTACCCTCGATATTCAGGTGGGTATTGGCCCAAGGTTGACGGTAGTGATAATTTTGTGCCCGAGGGAGCTTACACCGATGGGAAGCCTACTCGGCGTATTTTCAAAACAGCGGCTGGGCATGAGTTCACGTTAGACGACAATCCGGATGATCTGACGGTTAAGTTGATCTGGGTAGATAAGAGTGATCCAAACTCTCCAAAATACACGTTCTTAGCATTTACAAATGAAGGTGGAGTTCAGATTGCAACTCATGTTGGATCCTTTTTGGAATTGCGAACTACCGAGGGGGAAGAGGCGAACATTCTAACAGACAAGCATGGCAATTCTTTTATCCAGGATGCTGACGGTGTGCAGATAGTGGATCAAAGTGGGAATGCTATGACGTTGGCAGAGGGGGTTGTTCAAATAATTGGTACGGATTCGTTTATCGTAAATGCCCAAGGTATTAACTTAAAAACAGGAGGGGTTGAGATAGGAGATGTAGCGACAGACAGTGCGGTAAAGGGGACGTCATTCATGGCATGGTGGAACAGTACGTTTGTTCCCTGGTTGAATACTCATACTCATCCAACAGGGGTTGGTCCTAGTGGTCCACCAGCTGCTCCTCATACTGCACCTTCTGATCAGGTAGTACTGACAGACAAGCTGAAGATGCAATGAGCAAATGTGCATTTACAGAAATAGAATTTCCATCAGTGAGTCTTCCTGGGTTACCGGCGTTGCCGAGCCCACCGAGCCCACCGAGCCCACCGAGTTTGCCGAGCCCACCGAGTTTTGCGGTACCAGGGGCAACAGTAGCTCCATCGTTTCCATCAGTGAGTTTACCTGGGTTACCGGCATTGCCGAGCGCTCCGAGTTTGCCAAGTGCTCCGAGTTTGCCGAGCCCACCGAGTTTTGCGATACCAGGGGCGACAGCGGCTCCATCGTTTCCATCAGTGAGTCTCCCTGGGTTACCGGCGTTGCCGAGCCCACCGAGCCTACCGAGCCCACCGGAAGCACCTGCTCTTCCGACGTGCCCATTGGATTGATGTCATGCCATTGAATGTTGCAACATTGGCCAAGGGTTTGGCGGGGGTATTCAAGGATCAGCCGGACAATGGTGCGTTGGCAGCTTCCAAGATTGCTCAGGAGTACGATACGTATTGCAAAGAGGCAATGGCAGGGGCGGCATTGCCGATATTTACCACGACAGAGAAGACGAGGATGGAGGGTATTTTGGCGGGGGCATTGTCATCGTCGAACGGCCAGGCTGCGATGGTAGCTCAAGCCTTTTCTGCGGCGATACAATCGTACTGGCTGATGCCTCCTGTACAGTTTTCTGGTGGTCCAATAATGGGTATGGTTACTGTGATGCCTGGGGCAGCGGCGGTAATACCTGCGATCACAGCTGGTCTATCCAATGTTCAAAACATGGAGGACAGTATTGGGCAGATAATAGCTTCGGCTTTGGATGCAGCGACGAAGACGGTATTGGTGACATTCACTACGCCTCCTCCTCCTGCTGGTCCACCACCACCTGCAAAGGTGACCTAGGAGGGAACGATGTCGATTTCTGGAGTAGTAGGAGTTTCGTGGCCTTGGAAGGTTTTTCCAACGTTTATTGAGGGTTCTGATGTAATGGATCAGGCGATAACGGATATTATTTTCACTGCGCTTGGAGAGCGAAAGATGAATTTGTCTTTCGGAAGCGAGGTGATGAAGCTTGTTTTTGAGAATAAGGGTATTTTGTTGCAGTCATTGGCCAAGCGTGAAATATCGATTGCTTTGAAGCAACATTTACCAGTTGTCAAGGTACTAAACATTGACGTCGAGGAAAGCGAAAAGGATACTGATCCTGTGACCATAACAGTGACATATGAATATAAAGGGGCGATTAGCTCGACGTCTATCTCGGCACCAGCGTTGTAAAAGGATAGGACATGATATTAGCAGTACCAGAGTATACGACGGCACCGACAGGATCGGAGCAATGGGACAGGTATTATGATCTCACCTTAGACAAGCTCTATATTCAGACTGTTGTTACGACAGATCCGTCTTATCCGAATTGGGTAGAGATGGCAGAAGGTGCGGCTGTTCGAGACGATATGAGGAGAGAGATAACGCTGACTCGGTCGTTGTATTCAGCCAAAGATTACCAGACGTTTTTAGACGAGATTGTTGCGTACATCAGGGAGCGATGGGGGGATAGTTTTAACGATTTCATGTCGAGTGAACCGGCTATGATGATAGCTGAGTATGTTGCAGCGGCTTTTGACCAGTTGAGTTGGTACATGGATCGGGAGGTTGACGACTGGTACATGGAGTTGGCCAGGGTGAGTGGAAATATTGCTCGGCTGGCTCGATACCTTGGATACAAGCCACCACCTTCTGTTTCTGCATCTGTGGATGTGGTTTTTACTTTGTCGAGTGCACCAACAGGGGGATATTCGTTTGATGTGCCTATCAAGGCTGAGCATCAAGTCAAGGGTCCGAACGATCTGATTTTCGAGTTGGCTACAGAGCAGGTAATACCCGCTGGGGATACGACCAAAACGATAGGGATGTTTCAGGGGCAGACGTTCACGGAGGTCTTTGTTTCAGACGGTACGCCAAATCAGGTATACGAGTTATCGCTGGTTCCCGATGGTCAGTATCTTGCTCAGTTCAAGACGTATTTGACTGTGGATTTGGTTGAGTGGTCTGAGGTGGATTTTCTACCTTATTCCGATGACGAGTCGTATGAGATACTTTATTTGACATCTCCTCCTCAAATTCGGTTTGGCAACGGCGTGGTAGGCAAGATGCCTCCATCCGGGGTTGAAATCCGAGTGAGCTACGTTGCTACCAGGGGAAATGATGGAGCATTGGCGACATCTGGGACAGTAACAGAGAACATCACGCCAGTGATCGTAAACTATCAACAGATACCTGTGACTGTAACCAATCCTGATCCAGCGTCTGGTGGAGCCCCACCGGCAACGGACGAAGAAATCAAGGCAGAGGCCCCAAGGTACTTCCTGGCGGCTGAGAGGCTGGTTACCGAGGGGGACTATCAAACCCTAGCTGGGCAGTTTACGTCTGTCTCCGGGGCTGTGGCTAAGGCCAACGCGTTGATTATCCGTGGTGTGAGCCAGGATTTGGAGATGCAGACGTTGATGGATGCCATTACGGCGGACAGAACGACGTTGAGCGGGTATCTTACCGGCATTCGGACAAACCAGGATGACATCAAGGCGATCACGGGCGATGTAGCGACAGCGGATACTATCCGGAATCAAACTGATGCGGCCAACACGGCAAACACCAACATCCGGACGACGACAGATCTCATAGATACAGAGGTGACAACGGTAGAGGGTAATATCGACGATTGTGATGATCATATAGATCAGGCAAAAACCCAGCTGGAGTTCATGTCGTATCAGGAGATTGTTGGTCAGGGTGATGGAGTAACGGTTGGTCCTTTTACCAAGACGTTGGCGATGAAACCGATCAGGGAAGGTTCCTTGACGGTTTTTGCTTTGGATTTGAATGCGTCCAAATCTGCGACGGATGGAGACTGTGATACGACGCCTGGCAGGTTGATAGCTACAGCTGCTCCGGTATTTGCAAGTACCGATGTAGGTAAAATGATTCGGATTGGTGGAGAATATCGGCAGATTCTGAAGTATGTCAGTACCACCACTATTGAGTACAGTGGTCCACGGATTTACGGTACGTCGTTATTGGTAGATGTGTACGGAGCGGCTATCGTCGGTTATTCGGATACAGCGACACCGACTGGGGCGATTAGCGGAACTGGAATAACGGGTTCGATCACCTGGGCAACGGGTGGAATTTCAGTGACATTCACCAATGCACCTGAAGGAATATCAGGCAAATATGGTGTCTCGATTATTACGACATACCAGTATCAGGCAACGAGTATTCAAAGCATACTGGATGACGCTTTGGTTGATTCAGCAACTGCCAAGACAAACGTAGGTAATTTCTCTACACATGGTGACACGATTGATGGTTACGCCACGGCTTCTGATGGATATATGACCAAGATTGATTCAGATTGTGACGACATAGACACCGAGGCTACATCGACCCAGACATTGTCTGACGATGCAGGTGGAGTACCTACCCAGATGCAGAATGATATAGATGAGTTGGAAACCTATATCGACACGATTTATTCTGGAGATTGCAAGGCGAATGTTGTGCGGGTGTCGTGTCTAGCGTTGGATGCCAACGGGTTTTATACAGCACCAACGTTGGCTTTGAAGCAAGATTTGAAAACCTACTTGGACGAGCGGAAGATCCGGTCGGTTCAGAACAGTGTGGTGAGTGGAGATTATTACTTGGTAAAGGTTAAGCTCGACATCAAAATCAAGCTGGAGCCTTTGTTCATTTTTCAAACGGTTAGAGCGTTGGTGTTGGCGGCTATCGATACGATGTTCAAGGGTCGGGATTACGAGCAGCCTTTGTTGAGGAGTGAGTATTATGATGCTGTCGATGGGATAGATGGGGTGGCATACAGCAACAATACGATTGAGGATACTGCTTATAATAACCCAGCGAACACAGGTACTCCTCCGAGTGTTGACAGCAATGGTAATCTGTTCGTTGGTGAGCATGAAGTTGTGACAAAATGGTCTGTAACTGTCACACAGATTGAGGAGTAAAAAATGCCGAGTACAAGCAGGATGCTTTGGGAATATCCGACAGAGGAACAAAAAGACTGGTGGGCTATTTTCGTAGCTTTGATAAATCAGCAGGATTCGGACGTATGGGCATCGATTGAGAATGCATACCTTGTGCTGTCTGGAGGTGGGAGTGTTTCTTTGGATGCTTCTGCTAATACTTTGACGTGGACTGAGAATTTGTATGTGAAAAGCACACTTTCGGGTGGCAGGGTGAGGATTTTGGCGTCGAGTGTTACGTTGAATGATGGGGAGACGGCGTATATCGATATTACTCGTCCTCTGTCCAGCAATTACGATGCTGTCTTGCAAACCACTTCTACCCCCATGACGGGGACCAACCAACGGAACAGTGTATTGGTTGCGATCAGGGAGGGCTCTCAACTCATCATGCGTCCGTGGCAAGGTCCTCCGACGGGTATATTCGATGATACCCTGAGCACGGGTGTGGTGGCGTCTGGAGGGGGTGAGTGGGTCAGAGAGATAGATGTTCATACGATTTTGAAAGGCGAGGTGCAAGCGATAGAATTATCGAGTGCGGTACCGGCATCTGATGATACGGCTATTTATGTGTATGACGACGATCCATCGGGGACGGGGGAGTTGCTGTACAGCAGCACGGGGATCGATGTGACAACAGCTCCGTTTTACGAGCGCAGTGTGTTTTTTATCGAGCTTATCAACAGGGGGAGTTTGTGGGTCAAAGTTGTCAATTCGTCAGCATCGAGTGACACTTACAGTTTTCGGATTAGGGTGAGAGATAGTAACGAGGAAACATTCGGGGAGTGAGATAAATGAGTGGGTTTGGAAAAGATAAGTTTGGAGTAGATCCTTTTGGTCATGCTGATTGGGCTTATCAGGTATTGTGGGAGGAGTTGCCCGAAGAGAAGAAGCAGGAAGATCTGGATGCAGGGGGATGGTACGAGAAGTTCGTAAAATGTATGATACCTCCTATAAATAGTCTGAAATTTTTGGTTTACAAGTCTCATGATTACGTCATCGATCCAAGGACAGCACGAAAAGATTTATTGCGTTATATTGCTGGCAACTTTGGAATAATCCCTGATCTGGACGAGCCGGAAGAATATCAGCGGATGAAGATTGAAATTGCTGGACGATGGCGTTTAATAAAGGGCACGACGGATGCTTACAAGGTGTTGTGTGCTATTCACGGGTTTGATGTGGAGGTGTATGACATTTGGACGAATGGAACAATTTACACAACATCTGAGCCAAATGTGAGCGAAGAAACAATCGCTACTATTCCGTAGGAGAATAATATGTCAACTCTTTCAACTTTTCGTATCAACCAGCCTCCAGGTACTCCGTATGCAGAGTGGGATCGTGCGAGGCGAGACATTGATCTGTATTCGGTCGCGAGTGAAAAAGTTGAATGCGAAGCTTTGAACAAGGCTGAGACGACCTACTTGTGGGAGATGGTCAGTATGCCGTTCGGTGCGTCTGTTACGATTAACAACGACACGACTCATACTTGCGATTTTGAGATAAACACAAGAGGGAGTTATCTGATCAGGTTGACGGTGAATGAAGGGACTATTTCAGAGTCTAGGACGACATGGTTCTTTGGAGTACCTTTAGAAAAAACCGGATATTGTTTACCTGCATTGAACGAAGTAAAACATGATAATTCGCAATTTCCTTACGATGGTGCCAGGGGTAGCGAAGAGAAGATGAATGTTTTTTTTCAGAAAGTTGATGACGTCTCTACTGGCACAGATGAAGATGCGATTCACGACAATGTGAATGGTGAGATAAATGCGATTACTGAAAAGGCGACACCCGTCAGTGCAGATCTGGTTTTAATCGAAGACAGCGCAGCGGCAAATGCCAAGAAGAAGGTACAGGTTGGAAATCTTTTAGGTACAGATGCAGATGCTATCCACGACAACGTTGATGGTGAGATAAACGCAGTTGCAGAAAAAGCAATACCCGTCAGTGCAGATCTGGTTTTAATCGAGGATAGTGCTGCTTCGAATGCCAAGAAGAAGGTACAGGTTGGAAACCTTCCGAGTACAGACACAGATGCTATCCACGACAACGTTGATGGTGAGATAAACGCAGTTGCAGAAAAAGCAATACCCGTCAGTGCAGATCTGGTTTTAATCGAGGATAGTGCTGCTTCGAATGCCAAGAAGAAGGTACAGGTTGGAAACCTTTTAGGTACAGACGCAGATGCGATTCATGACAACGTCGCTGGTGAAATAAATGCGATAGCGGCGAAAGCGACACCTGTAAACGCAGACTTGATGATTATCGAAGATAGTGCGGATTCGAACAATAAGAAGAAAATAGAGTTGGGGAATCTTCCTGAGCAATTTGTTAATGCTGGTAAGACTGTTTTTGGCGGAAATATAGATGTTTCTGCGGTGACGCTTCAGGCAGTGCTCGACGAATACGATAGGGAAGCTACCACGAAAACATGGCCTGGTGTTTTCGTTAACAGTTTAAAAAAGATCGATAACGTCAGAGGCCAAGCTCAGGATATTTTCAGTTGCACTCTTTTTGGAATAGTTCCGAATAGTTCTTCGTCAACTCATCTTTCTCCCGAGGGGACGCAATATGATGGTGGTTTTGTGATGCCACGGGGTTGTCTTTTGTCGGGGACAGCGAGAATAAATGCGATTCAGTCTGGTGAGACATATAGTGAGCCCAAAATAAAGGTGTGGGATATTAGTTTCACATTCTATAACGATCAGGGGCACATAGTGATGCTGGAAACAAAGGTCACAACTGTTTGTCAAGAAGGGGAGACTCTTACAAAGGATTGGCATATTCTTTTTGAAACAGATGACGATTATGAAACGTTCACGATTATAGGAAGAACGCATACATTAGCCGCCGATAAGGTAGTAGGTTTCCAGGGTGCTTTTCGTGCTCAATTGTTAAATGCGTCCTATCTGTAAGGAGACTTCTGATGCAGGATAAAAGCGTTTTTGAATATGTAACAACCAGGGCTATTCAAACTACTAATGGTTTTTCACAAAGTTCAAAGTTAGACATGGACGTGTGGGGAGATCCGCTCAGTGGGTTGTTCAGTCCAGGAGTTGTCAGGGCATCGGTTCGTGTTTTGGCCAACAACCCAGACGATTTGGATGATTCATATTGTTGGCAATTGGAGTCAGTATATGATTGGGGCAAACCAAAAGAGGATTGGACAGCTCGAAATAATTTCGATCAAATAGGAGCAACAAACGTTACCCTGATCTCAGGACCAGCTACTCCGGTGTGCGAAGCTTCGTTCAAGCAGGGCGTTGGTAATAATGATTTGTATTTGGAGTACAGGGGGGAAACAGGTAAAACTTACGATTGGCATTGGGAAATCAGGCTGACGATGTTCTGTTCGATTAAAGAAGGTAGAGGCTATCCACCTCGTTTGACAGTGCAAATTAGTTCAGGGATGGAACCTGCTGAATCGTGGTGCGGCATGACAGAGGGTATTCACACGGTGGTACCATCTGGTTATGAGATTAACAATTATTCGCCTTTGTATAGTACATATAGGAAGAACAAAGAGCATTTTTCAATTTATGATACGACTAATACAAGCTATCTTTATCTTGATGCGATTGCGAGATATGCTACTTCAGCTAACTATACTTATTCTAGTAAATTTCAATTTTATTGGGGGATGAGAAGCACCTCGACCGCAGTTACGACGACTACCGCTTCTTCGGGTGCTCCTCCAACGGGAATAAATGGATTACTTCGTGATACCATGTTGGATAGAACGGTTGTGATAGGCTCCGGTCCCACTGAAGTAACATTTCAATGGGAAAGGTTCAGCGGTGATCCAGCAGGTTTGTGGGGAAACTACTAAGGAGAGAAAAGATGTCAGATAAAACAAATGGTGGAGTCATAGCGGTTAGTGGGTGTCCTAGGAGTGGAACTAGTTTAATGATGTTGTTGTTACGTGAGGCACTTGGAAAGGAGCGGATATTTGGAGAGAAATTTCCACAGCAAAAAAGACGTGAAATATTGAATGCAAAACCTGAAGATGCACGTCATGCGTGGAGATTATATACTGTCAAGTCGAATGAGCAGGAAGATTTCGAATGGCTTGAGCAGACAAAAGACATGAATCCTAATGGGTTTTGGGAATGTATGTATACGACTCAAGGAATTCGCTGGGCTCGTGGAAGGGCCAAGGTTTTGGATGAATTGTTGCGCAAGAAGAAGTCTCCGGTGTGTAAGATTGTTTCACAGGGGCTAGCTCGCTCTGATGCAAGATATATTAAGAAGGTTGTTTTTATGTTGAGAGATCCTGGCAGTGTGGCCAAAAGTCAGGAGAGGCTTAAGAGAAAACTTGATGTGATTGATTTAAAAAACAAACAAAAGCAAGATTTGTTCAAGGGGATAATTGTAAACAACACGCAGATGTTTTTACAAGTGACGTTAGCAGCTGCTCAATGGATGAAAGATCACCCGAGTGTTCCTGTGCATTTTGTGAGGTACAACGAATTATTGGATGATCCCAAGAAGGTTTTAGATGAGGTAAATTATTTTCTTGAAGAAGGCGATTTCAAGAAAGCGGTTAAGTTGATAAATCCAAAGTTGAAACGTAGCAGTCCGGAATGGGATGATGGGTTGAGAGAGAATGCTGAGTATGTATACAGCAAGTTGAAAGAACAAGATTTTGGTGCGTTGGAAAGTTTTGCCAAAGATCCAGAGACTGTGTTGGCGGAGAGGTTGACGGCATGGGTTTGTGTTCGAACAGGTTTGCAAGTTGCCAAGAGATTTTGTGAGGATTGTCAGGACGGTAAGAAGTATCGTCAGGATGCAATTGCTCATGCGGTAATGTATGGTATAGACTGGAAGAACCTTCCTTGTGCGTATGACGTCTCTTATCGCAAAGACAATTTTGTTGATACTTTTGTAGAAGGTGGGGATACGATTGAGACAGCTTTTGAAAAGGCGACAGCTCAAAGTATCAAAGAAAATTTTTGGACTGAGTAAGGAGTGAAAAATGCCGCCTCTTTCAACAGCAAGAAATCAGATCAATTGGAAGTCTGGCACTTTTGATTTTATCAGTGCTTCAATCAAGTTTCGGCCAGATGCATCGGTAACAGCTGATTATGTTTGTACGGTGCACCCTGATTCACTGGAGTTGTTGTTGGTTTCTAGTCCGCCCTCGACCACTACTGGCAAGCTTTATAATCACAGTGGCAAAATCAAATGGGATGGCGAAGGGTTGGCATATGATTCAGAGGTTATTCATAACAATGTTGCATCTGAGATTTCAGCTGTTACCGAGAAAGCGACACCTGTAAGTGGTGATCTTCTTTTGATTGAGGATAGTGCTGACTCGAACAATAAGAAGCGGGTTCAAGTAGGCAATCTTCCTGGTGGAAGTGGGACAGATCCGGATGCTATTCATGATAATGTTGCATCTGAGATTTCAGCTGTTACTGAGAAAGCGACACCTGTAAGTGGTGATCTTCTTTTGATTGAGGACAGTGCTGACTCGAACAACAAGAAGCGGGTTCAAGTAGGTAATCTTCCAACAGGATCAGATACTGATGCCATTCATGACAACGTCGCATCTGAGATTTCAGCTGTTACTGAGAAGGCGACACCTGTAAGTGGTGATCTTCTTTTGATTGAGGACAGTGCTGATTCCAACAACAAGAAGCGGGTTCAGGTAGGCAACTTGCCTGGTGATGCAGATGCCATTCATGACAATGTCGCAGCGGAGATTTCAGCAATTACTGAGAAAGCAACGCCTGTAAGTGCTGATATGCTTCTGATTGAGGATAGTGCTGCTGGCAATGCTAAGAAGATGGTCGAAATTGGTAATTTGCCAACAGGGGCAGACGTGGATGCCATTCACGACAACGTTGCAGCTGAGATTTCAGCGATTACTGAGAAGCCAGCACCCGTCAGTGCTGATTTGGTTTTGATTGAGGACAGTGCCGATTCGAATAACAAAAAGCGAGCACAAATTGGAAATCTTCCGGTTTCAGATTCAGATGCGATTCATGACAACGTCGCTGGTGAGATTTTAGCTGTAAGCGCAAAGCCAGTACCTGTAAGTGCAGATTTGGTTTTGGTTGAAGACAGTGAAGCGTCTCATGTAAAAAAGCGTGTTCAAGTAGGCAATCTTCCAAGCACGGATTCAGATGCGATTCACGATAACGTCGCATCTGAAATTTCAGCAATAAGCGCAAAGCCAGTACCCGTTAGTGCAGACATGCTGTTGATAGAAGACAGCGCTGATTCAAACAACAAGAAGCGAGTAACCATTGGAACATTACCGACAGGATCAGATGCTGATGCTATTCACGACAACGTGGCATCTGAAATAAGTGCAGTCACTGAGAAAGCGACACCTGTAAGTGGTGATCTTCTTTTGATTGAGGACAGTGCCGATTCGAATAACAAGAAGAGAGTTCAGGTAGGCAACCTCCCAACGGGATCAGATGCTGATGCTATTCATGATAATGTTGCATCTGAGATTTCAGCTGTTACTGAGAAAGCGACACCTGTAAGTGGTGATCTTCTTTTGATTGAGGACAGTGCTGATTCCAACAACAAGAAGCGGGTTCAAGTAGGCAACCTCCCAACGGGATCAGATGCTGATGCGATTCATGACAATATTGCGGCTGAGATAAATGCGATCACTGAGAAAACGACTCCTGTTAGTGGCGATTTGGTTTTAATAGAGGATAGTGCCGATTCGAATAACAAGAAAAAAGTACAGCTTGGCAATTTGCCAGCAGGCGGGTCGAATAAGCTTTTCGAAACTGAAATATCATCTGCTACGAATAGTATTAGTGTTACTGGGTTGGCTGGTGTGACACGAGCGGTGATGTATCTCGATCATATTAATGGAAGTGCATCTTTTGCGGACATTAGAATATATGTGAACAGCGATACTACTGATTCAAATTACAGAGCTACGTATTTATGGGGTAATGGGTCGACAGCGTCGTCTAATACTGCATCGAATTCGTTGATGTGCAACACGAAAGCCAGCGAAAAGGCTCATCTCAAAGTAGAGTTGGCTGTTATAGATGGTGAGTTTTGGGCGAGAACGACGCATACTTTGCAAGCTACAGCAGGTACACCTGAAGTTACGGCAAGATCAATAATAAAAGTCAGTGGTTCTGTTACTGACTTGAGCGGAATGAGTTTGAGTTCCGTTGCGAATGGTTTTGGTGTTGGGACAAAGGTTGTTGTAATCGACCCAATGGCAGCAGTAGTTGAAGAGCGAAAAGTAGCTATATTCGAGGATCAGAAAGCAGCTGGTACACACGGTGGCACGTTCACTTCTGGATCGTGGCAAGATCGGACGTTGAATACAACAGTTGTTTCAGCTACAGGTATTACGTTAAGTTCGAATCAGGTAACGTTGTCACCGGGGTATAAATATCTAGTGTCATATTGTTGTCCAGGGTATTTGACGTCCAGGCACAAGGCGAAGTTGTACAATGTGACAGATACAGCAGATGAACACATAGGTGAATCAGCGTATTCAAATACCACTAGTCCAAAGTCATCAACTACTAGTAAGGGCGACTACGTTGTAGATTTGACAGCTGAGTCATCCAGTAAGACTTACAAGCTTCAACATCGATGTGAAGTAACAATGGCAGATGTTGGGATGGGGCTTGCATCAGATTGGTCAGTGGTTGAGGTATATTCTCGAATGAAAGTAGAGAGGTTGTAGTCATGGGTGGAGGTTTCGGGTGTGTAGGTTTTGGACGATATGCTTATGGACAGGCAATATCGGAATACGAGCCTCGGTTTTTTGAATCTACACCTTCTGATGGAGCTACTGGCATATTGATTTATGAAGTAGTTATCCGTTTTTCTCTTTATTGTTTTTCGAGTGCTGTGCAGTGGGAAAGCGGTTCTGGTTTGTTGATAGAAGTTAGCGAGGACAGCGGGGTGTTGTATGCGGATGCTTTTGCCAATGGAGTTTTTGTAGCTCCGTATAATGGGTCATACAGTAAGATCGATCCACAGCAAGGCGATCCTCAAGAGTTCGGGGTGTGCATCCACAAAACTAGCAACTGGCCAGCGGAGCAAGAGATCAGGGTGAGGGTAACTGCGTATGACGAATACGGTGAGGAAGCGACGAAGGAAACTGTCATTGAATGGTGAGGACAAATAGATGTCTTTTTATTGGAGTTTTGGAGTCACATCTTATTCGATACAAGGACGTCTGGCATGTTGGCCAGTCAAGCCAGGGTCTGTGATTATCACAGCTTTGGATGGGATAAATGACAAGACTCTTGTTGACGATGGTGCAGGGTTGTTAACAGGTGATGGTGCGGGGAGAGTTGATTACGATTATGGACATGTGAGTTTTGATTTTTCTGGGACGTTGCCTACCAGTGGTACTCCGGTAAAAGCTGATTACACTCCGGTAGAGGGTGGATGTGCGGATGATTGTGGTGCGTGCAAGACTCATTACATTCGGTTGGATATTACTCCTGCCAGCATTTCTGGGTCGAGCGAATACACGATTGCAGATGCCTGGAGTCGTTTGTTTGAGAAGATCAGAAGAGACATCTTACCGATCCATGTAGAGATAAAGAGCATTTTGATTTCTGAATCTTTCACGATGTCCATAGGGTATCGTTTTGACTTAAATGCTGCTGATGCATATCCGGTTGACAGTGTTGGACTTCGGCCATTATTGGATGACACGTCATGGTAGATAAGGAGATTAGCAAATGAGCGGGAGTGTGGTGTTCACAACTGTTGGTCGAGACGAGATGGTAGAAATACTTCGGGCTCGGATTTCGTATTTCAAGTTGGGTGAGGGTGGTTTCCTTCTGTCTGGTGAGACGACAGAGGTTATTGATGCAAGTGCAGCTGGAGGTGTGAAGTCATATCCCTGGACAATATCTGGTGATGATTTTTCTATCATTGTTGTTGATTTGGGTTCCAATTATTTTCAGATAGCAGGGGAGCACGCGAGTTTCTTTCCTGATTATGCGAGGATCAAAGTAGAGGGTTCCACTTCGAATGATGGCATATACACGATTGCAGTTGGTGGTGCAACGGAAGTTGGTGGTAACACCAGGCTGGTAGTCGAGGAGACGATACCGAGTGCTGCGGCTGATGGAGAGTTGTATGTTGATCATCGCCCTGTAGCAGCTGGACCGACGTCTGATGCGATGCATTTTCCTCTTGTTGTGGAGGAGGTCACGCCAGCGTTTGTGGTCGTACAGTCGCTCACAGACACCACAGGGACGGGTGCACTGACAGGTGATGGTTCGGGTACGATTAACTATAAGTCGGGTGAGCTGACGGCTGAGTTCACCTCAAACGTATTAGCGGGGAACATTGTTAGGGTACGTTTTAAATATCGTGATCGGGCAAAGAGCGCAGCTGGTGGGTTGGCGTATACTGATTTGGAGTCTTCGAAAGAACATGCTGTCACAGGGGTAGATCAGGGGAGCAAAGAATTCTACGTAGCCGGACTATTTGCTGCTTCATTTGCCGGTGTACCAAAGATAAAGATCGACGGTTCGACAGGGAACGATGGGTTGTACACTTTTGTGGCTGCGACAGAGGTGGGTGGCAATACTTATATCGAGGTCAGTGAGCCGATACCGGATGCCACGGTAGACGGGACGTTGTCTGGTGTGGCAGCGGATGGCAATCCAGAGTTTTATACGTTTACCAAGTTGTTTGGGGCGGATGCAGATAATTATATAGAATTCCGAGGTACTGGTTACGGAACGATTCGTTGTCATATCAAGTTGCAGTTGGTTGAGGGAATAGATGACGGAAGGGCTTTGACTTATGGCGGCACTCCTTTCTATTTCGAGGGGGGTGTTTTTGATGATAACGACGTATTGATAGCTTATTTCACTTTTGACAAAGAGCGAAAGACAGGTTCGGTAGAGATCGAGCATACTGTTGATATGGTAATCTAAGGAGTAGGACATGGCAGATCTACAGAGTGCGAGTATCAGTCTGAGCAAGATGAAAGTTCGGTGGGAGGAGCCTTACGTCAGTGAGGCGGTAAACACTGCACATTCTACAATTCCTCGTGGTGTGTATCGAGGGTTTATCGCTCGTGCTTCAGCGACTCCGAACAAGTATTTCGCTTTAGAAATAGATCCGATTTTAGCGGGCAAGGATCCAGACAGTACTTTGGTGTACTGGGATCGGGCGGATGGATTTGCGGTAGTGGTGCGGGAAAACACTGAGCCGAGTTTCAATATGGCTGGTCGATTTACAGCCAACGGCAATACGGAGATACCAGCTGGTGGAGAGATTTGGAATGTTTGGGCGGATGTTTCATACAGCGTGAGTTCTGCAACGTCTGGGACTTACCATGTAACGTTGAGTGGAGATCCCGTACCAGACGATGCGATCATGTTGGCTCAAATAACGATGCCTGCTGGTGCTACCACTATCATAAATTCGTATATCTCTACAGATGTGATGACCCTACCTTTTCCGACCAAGCGTGAGGACGGAGCTTACGTTGCTGACGATCAGTATTTTGGTTTTTTGACAGGGGAAGAGGCATGGAATGTCCCGTCTAGTGATCACAAGAGAGCGATGAATGCGGCTTCTCCGGTTGCTACAGCAACGAATCCTTTTTTGACCAAAGATTCTTTGCCTGTATTGGACAGGGATCTCATCCCAGTCACGCCTGATATTTATGATCTTGGAGATGCAGTCAACAGGTGGCAGAGTCTTTATCTTTCAACGAGTCTGACTACTGGTATAGCGAATGTTTTAAATTATTTGGATGTAGTAGCTTCGGGGGATGCTGGAAAAGGTTGTGCTCATTTATATCCGATAATAGATGATTTTTGTGATTTTGGTAGCGATGCTTCTTCAAAGCGATGGAGAACGATATATGTGAATTCCATTGATTTGAGTGATGCAGCAGGGAAGGGTTTTCGGACTAATTTGGTACCGTATAGCAATGGTACGTTGGATCTTGGTAACTCTAGTTATCGTTGGAAGGATTTGTACATAGCTAACATTGTTATTGGAGGAGAAATCACAGGGGGTTTAACTCCAAGTACTGACGATACTTATGATTTGGGTGCAGAAGGCCAAGGTTGGGATCTTCTTTACGCGAGAAGGACGCGAGGGGATCAGCTTCAATGTTCTTCTATTTCTGGTGGGACTGCTCCCAAAGAGATGACAAAGGTGGAAATATCTCAAAACGCATGGCGTGTTCCGGCGGTTGACTCACATGGTAAAGCTTGTGCTTGGTCAACAGGTAACAAACGAGAAATAACAGCGGGTTCAAATCATGAACTTCTTGTTGATATGGCTTACATGTGTGTGGAAGGCAGAGATCGAATTTTTGCCGTTGGTATAGATGACGGCATGTACGGCACGATTTATTATGGAGACTCTCTTGAGACTGGGCTCACAGCAAGTATAAGTGGCTCTCTTATAACAGCTGGAGATTGGCGGTTTGATTCTATCTGTGCAGATGGTAATGGTGCGCTGTTTGTTCAAGCTACAAAAATGGATGTTACTGATCAGTACGAACATCGAGTTTTTGCATTTCAATGTGGCGGGGCTAACAAGACCATAACGGGTTTGAAATCAGGTTGGGGTTCGGCTGGTATCCAAATTGGAGCAGCAGCAGCAGATGCAGATTTCGATTCAGGTGTCCTGGATCGGTGTCATCCTTTTAGGATTATTATGGCGACTCCGACGAGAGTTGCTTGTGTTAATTCATGGATAACGACGACATACGATGAATCAGATCCGTTGCTTTCGGTGTTTGATGCTGCGGATGGTGGAAATCTTTTAGAGAGATCAGGTCAGACGACGATTACGACATTGGGTGAACATTACATTGGTGCCTTGGAGTCGGATGGTACAAATTTGTATTTTGCGTCGATGGATGACACGTCAGATTTTACAATTCATAGGATAGATATTGCTACATTGAATACTGCTTATGTGAAAATTGCACAACCTGCCTCCGATGAATATACGAATGATTTAATTTGGACAGGTGATATGTTGTATTGGTCAGTGTATAACACAGTCTATGGAGCGCATTTAGGTGGGACAGCAAATCAGGGTAAAATATTTGAAACTACTTTTAAGGACGGCATAATACACATGGGCTATGACGGAAAGCGGATTTGGGTCAATGGTATTGAAGATTTAGATCCAGGAACTGGTTATGCTTATCATGTTTTGGCTCGAAGTTTCCCTGTTGGTAGTTCATATATTGTACCTTCTGGTACAAACCCTTCATGCACGCATATGGAAGTCATAAGTGCTCCTACGGAAGCTCAAGGACTCAGTCCATCATTGGTACAAGTGGGAAAATTTTTATTTGACGGATTTAATATGCTTATGATTCCGGTGGAAGACGACGATGGTGGTAGTATGGGTAGTCAGATAAGGGTGATTTCTCAAGTAGGTTTTAGACCATAGAAGGAGGATAGGATGAACGACAAAGAGATACGTGATTATTTGAAAACGATTGCAGAGAGTGAGATTGAATTGACAGGTGTAGAGGAGAATGTTGCAAAAAAATTCCGAGAGACGGGTAACAAGTTTAAGACTCTGGTTGAAGATATGCAAAAGCATGGGGAGAATTTTAATAAAGCTAAGGAGGAGTTGGCAAAAGCAACTGCACAGATGGACGTCTATACCGATGTTTTAGTATCGGCGGAGAGAAAACGTCGAGATGCAGTGTTGAACAAAACCGGGTAGGGAGGATGGCGAGATGGCAGGACCGCTTTCAGCGTTTTCAGGCGACTTTAAGTTACACAAAAAAGTAGCTGAGTTGATAATTGCTCCGTTGGACGACGAAGGTAAGATTGACGAAGATTTGGGTGGAGCGAGGGTACTTCAGTTTTATCCCGACAGCATAGAGGATTCCAAGAGTGCAGAATGGCAAAGCCGGAGTATACCTGGGGCTCCGTTACCGATGTATCAGTGGGTTAGTGGTAGTGAGCGGTCGTTTAGTTTGACAGCGGTTTTTACTCGGGACATGAATGGGGAGATTGGGAAGGATGTTGAGGAAGACAAGTACAACGTCGACATCGATGCTGCGATTGCATGGTTGAGGATGCTTGCTTCGAACGATTATGTAGAGATAGGCGATGCTGGGTTAACAGCGGTAGCTCCTCCTATCTTGTGGTTACACGCTGTAGGGACGAAGATGGGGTATAACCTGGTAGCTTCTCAGCCACAGAATACAGAGGGTGGTGGAGTACATTGCATCTTGACTGAGGTGGGTGTTACTCGGTCAAACTGGTTTCAGGATGGAACAGTTAGAAAAGCCAGTGTGTCCTTGGCTTTCAACGAGGTGATGCAGATTGGCCAGGGTATCTATCCTTATGGTCGGAGTGATTTTTTGGACATGGCGAGTGCATATACCAGGAAGCCCTCAAAATGAGTGTACGAGAAATAATTTCTGGCAATGATCAAGACGTCAAGTTTGTTTCCATGGTATTGCATGGACGTTTGATGGATATTTTGGAAAAGGCAGGTGAGAAGAGAAGGAAGACGGTACAACAGCTTATTTCAGAGGCGATAATTGAAAAAGCTGAGACGATGTACGAGGAGGATTTTCCGCAAAAGAATGGAGAAAAGAGATGAGCGTTTACGAAGCGATTGTCAATGTGAACACGGTATTGATTTTGTTGGGGACTGGATTGATTATCTGGATCATTCGTCAGGCTGTTCCGGATGAGATAGAGGCGAAGAAGGTATGGCGGATCATCTTGCGGTTTTTGCCGATAGCTGTGGGAGCGGGGCTGGCGTTGATTCCTGGGATAAAGCCGATGGAAAACATTTCTCAGTCAGTTATTATTGGTGCTGTCACTGGTTCGTTATCGTCGAGTACTTATGAGATCGTTAGAGAGTTGATGGGTGAAAAAATCAAGGTGCTTATGGGGAGCCCTCAACAGAGGAAGCGACAGTCTATTGTTCCATCGATTCGCAAGGGGGGGTGAATATGCCAATTATCAAGATGGCATGGCATATATTGAGGACATTTTGGTGGGTAATTATCCTTGTTGTCGTCGCGATTTTAGTGGGTGGTATTTACATTTTGAATCGTAAAAAACGTGTAAAGATAGAGCATTCACCAGGGGAGAACGCACCGTCTTTGGTGGTTGAGGCGACAAGGCATGTGCAGGAAGCGGTAACAGATTTCCGAATTGAGAAGGCAATAATTGGTACAAGGATGGACACCAAACGACGGATGTTAGAAGATATTCGTCGTGATCCAAGCGGCGAAAGGCGGAGAGAGAGACTAGCTAATCTTCTCAATACTGGCTTCTGAACTGGAGAATGCATGGAATTGCTAAACCCTCTTACGATTGCCAGGGGGGACAATCGTTACCTACTTAAAAAGATTGAGGTAGCATGTCTTGCTGGTGATGCCGTGGGAAATTGTATGTGTATCAGGGGTGTACGAGTAAATGGCAAGTGGAGGGTTGAAACAGCTGATCCGTCGGAACGAGCGAAGATGCCAGCCGTTGGTATATTAATTTCAAAATCGACACCTACCGTTGGTGTTATGCAGATGTTTGGAGTATGTGATTTATTTACAGCAATGACGCCAGGACAGTTGGTTCTGGTTGGCAAGGATGGAGATGTATTGGATGAAGTACCGGTGATATTGCCAGGGGATTATTTCTGGGCACAACAAATAGGGATAGCAGTAGCTGAAGATCTGTTGATGTTGTCCGGAGTGGCCTCGATGACTCGGTACTCAGGCTAGAAGGAGCAGAACGATGGTCATGAAAAAGAAACACATAACGAAAGCGAAGAAGAACAAGATGAAGGATGTGAAAGCGGAAAAGAAAAAGGGAAAGACTTTGGAGCTTGTGAAGTCTACAGATGCCGCCTTAGATTTTGAGCAGCCTGTGGATGAGAAATCTGTGGATGAGAAACCCGTGGATGAGAAATCTATGAGTGAGGGTTTGGTGAACGTAGCTGAGGAAAGAGAGAAAGAGAGAAAAGCAAAAGAGGAAGAGGAAAAAGCAAAAGCGGAAGAGGAAGCTCTCAAAGAGAAGAAGAGATTAGAACGATTGGCCGAGGCAGCAACAGGTGTTATCCAGGATGCTCGGGTTTTCAAATTGATGTATCTGGAGAAGTGCGCCATAGAGGCGACATTGCAAATACAGGTACGAAGGTCGGCGTATGAAGCTCGTATCATCGCACTCAGGCAAGAGATGGCAGGGGTTGTTCAGCAATGGGAAGCGACACAAAGCAAATCTGTGCGAAAGATCTCTAATGTTAGAAGAGAGATCGAAGAAGATTATGGAATTTATATGAACCATTGGGGCTATGACGACGAAACAGGCGTTTTGCAACAACTTCCGCAGGAAATAGTAGACGAAAATACAACAAAGCCGGAAAAAGATAGTAAACTTAATACTGAAGCTGACAAAAACACTACTGGAGGTAAATAAGAACAGTAGAATTTCTGGTATGCGAGAAGCATATTTAGAGAAGGAGAAAGAAGCATGGCCACGAGGAAATTTTTGTATGGTGATAGTAACGGTTATCATCGAGAGCAAGATCCCGCTGATGACATAGCTCTTGGTGGGCTCGCGATGAGCGGGAACATTACCATGGGGACGAATCAAATAACTGGTTTGACTGGTGGTGATGCTTCTGGAGAAGCTTTGGCCTATGGTCAGAGTGGCGCGTCTCTAGCTGGCTTGAGTATCGACACCAGCGAACTAGATATGAACAACCAGCAGATAACCAACGTAGCAGACGGCACGGTGTCGCATCACGCTGTGAATCTGTCACAGCTTGAGCAGGCGGTTATCACAGGTGGGACAATCAAGGAGCTGTTGCTCCATGAAGATCAGGTTGACGATACGGAAGGTGTGTTGGCATCTTCGGCATTGACCATCGCAACGAATCCAGCCTCGGGCGATACGATTACGTTGACAGATGGCACGACCACCAGGACGTACGGTGCTGGCACAGGTGGCGATGTACAGTACACCATCGGTGCTACCGTAGCAGACACCATGCAGAACCTGGCTACTGCGATTGACGGCGACGGTTCTGGTGCTTGGGGTGCGACATTCACGACGGATCTGGACTCGATTGATGCTGACGGTGTTGTGGTTATCACAGAGGAAGACAACGACGGTGCAGCTTCTGAGATTTACGGTACCTGGACAACTCAGGCGAATTGTCAGATCGTCGATTACACTGAAGAAACGCAGTACAGCAAGAAGACGACGACAGCACTTCCTACTTCCGATCCAGCGGCTACCAACTTTGGTATTCGCAGGACTCAGGCTTCCTTGTCACCTGGTGAGCTTCACTATGTTGAAGACAATGACACCATTTACGGATGGGACGATGATGCTGAGCAATGGAACGTGATGTCCGGTTCTGCATCTCTTCCGGACGCGACGTCTGCATCGGGTGGTGGAGTCAAGGGTAAGGTCACCTTCGACAGAGACTTTGGTCTTTTGGTCAACACTGGTATCGCGAAGATTTCAGTAGCGGCCAACACAGGGCTAGGGTTTGACGGAAATGGCGATCTTCAGGGTGTTGCCGACACCACAGCGGGTATGGAGCTTGGCGCGAATGGTTTCGGAATCGATATTGCTGCGTCTAATCCTGGTGTTGGTTTCGACGGCAGCGGCGATCTCGAAGCGAAGGCGGATACCACGGCTGGTATTGAGATAACGGCAAATGGTATCGCGATTGACATTGGCGCTACCAATCCAGGCGTTGGTTTCGACGGGTCTGGAGATCTCGAAGCCAAGGTTGTGGCAGCTGGTGGTGTTGAGAAGGCGGCGACTGGTCTTCAGATCAAGATCGACGACACTCCCGATACCTTGGATGTTGACGCAGACGGGCTCAAAGTCGTCGGTCTTCCTTCTACATTCAAGATCAACGACACAGCAGTTGGCGCGACGGTAACAGCGGCCAATCTCGACACGGTAACCGATGGGTCGAATGCAGATGCGATGCATACTCACGCAGGTGTCGACGAGGCGAAAGCGATTGAGAATTCGCTGACGGCAACTGAGAATGTAACCATTGGCGACCCGGTATACGTTGATACCAATGGTAACGCTGTGTCCAAGGCAGATGCCAGTAACGACAGCAAGTACGAAACAATTGGTGTAGCCAAGGCGACAATCACGGCCACCAATCCTGTAGACGTCGTTTCATTTGGCCCTTGCGATGTTATTACTGGCGCGACAGCTGGAGACAGGTATTACATGGCAGCGGGCGGTGGATTGACTACTACGGTTCCGGCAGCTGGAAACTGGGTTGTCGTCATGGGGTTTGCGCTGGATGCAAATACTTTGTTCGTCATGCCGAGGATTCTGCACAAACGGTTCGCATAGTAACTTAGGAGGACAGGCTCCGGAGAATTCTCTCCGGGGCTTCGTCTTTGAGGTCTATGGATAGAATTCGTCCACTAAAGATAGAGAGTATTTCTGGGGGTGGTTCTCAGGATAATGTCTATCCGCATGACATGAATCCTAACGAAGATGGGGTAGAGGTTCGTGGTGTCTTGTTGCAAAATGATACTTCGGACGATGAGGTAGTGGTTGTTTCCAGGGATGCTTCGAACAACATGACGTTTGAGGACGGTGTTGTAAGCGGCACGAAAACACTGACTGAGTTATTGAGCGGCAGTGGTGGGTTGACTGAAAACTCTCACCGGATATTGAGACAGTTGATTCATTTCATCGACGATGGTCCGGCTGAGGGGTTTACCAGTGGGGCGTACAGAGAAGTTACGGGGACAGTCTTTCCGACTTCGATCATTTGGTATACAGATAGTGGGAAAACTGAAAAAATAGTTGAGAAGAATATTACATGGTCTGGTGTGACTCCGACGACGATTGAGTGGAAAATGTACGACGAAGACGGCAGTACTTTATTAGTGACGGTATCAGATGCGATTACTTATTCGGGTATTTTCGAGACAAGCAGAACGAGAACGATAACGATTGAGTAGGTGAGGAAATGTCTGTGAGAATCTGTGGCGAATGCACTGCGTGCTGCAAGTCAGTTGCTTTGCCAGAGTTTAACAAGGCAACGAATGAGCCGTGCGAGCATCTCCGGGAGGGCTGCGGGATACATGAAACTCGTCCAGAAAGTTGCCGTGCTTTTCAGTGTGCTTGGCTGTCGAAAATGACGGGATTCAAAGATGAGAGTATGCGTCCAGATCGATGCGGTGTGGTAGCGGCAGTTGGTCCGACGGAGCACGGCAGGGGCGTGTATTTTTATTCAGTCTGGAAAGGCGCAACGGACGAGGATAGAATCCAATCGATTATGAGAATATACAATCTCAGGTTCCCTATTTTGCTAGTTTCTCACACGGGGAACAGGGGCGGACTGCTCAAGGCTGGAGAAGCGTAATGGTAGATGGAATTGCACGGGTTTTATACACGGCTGACGGCGAAGAGATAACCGTTTACGAAAAGGCTGGAGTTCAGTCTATCGCTATTCAGTCAGTTGATATGATTCGTTTATTGAGAGACATAAAACAAGAATTGCGTAAGATGAATTTCCAGTTGAAAATTATCACTGGATTGAACGTGAGCGAAAACGACTTGGAGGGACAAGAATGAGCGGTATTATTATAGACGGTTCGGGGAAAGGTTTTAACGCCAAGGTCAACCAACGTCAAGAGCTTCAGGTGCAATCCAGGGCGATTCCTCATGCAGCATTGAAATGCGTTAGGGGAGAAGTTTTTTTGGTCTCTACACCGTGGAGAAATATAGATTCCACTGGTGGTAGGCTTATTTGGATGTTGTTTTCAGATCCTGTCAAATATTTGGTAATAGAACAACTGATGATTGCTTGGGATGGTGGAAGTACCAACTATAATAAACCTTTGGAAGTTGAATATATACTTGGTGACAGTGCGCCGACAACAGGTACTGCTGCTTGGGCAGCAGCAAATACAAACTCCTTGAGCACTAACGAATTAGATGCGACGTTGTTAGTTTGGGACGGTACAACAGGAAGCGGTATGACTGGGCATACGCCAGGTGCAGCAGCAGGAAGATTACAGGCAGCTCCTGGTTATACGTCATCTCTAGTTGAGGGGAAGATGATCGTTGGGTCAGGGATGACATTATCAGTTAACGTCAAAGCGCCAGAAACAGGCCGGATGTCTTTTTCTGGGTATTTATATTTGTTTGATCCAGAAGTAGACGGTTAGGAGGAACAAATGGGGTTTCGTATTGAAGATGGCACTGGTCGTGGTCGGACTGCGAAAGTAAACGAGTTGAATCGTCTTGAGGTTTCGGCTGTTACGCTCACGGAGATTTCAGACATAGCACGTAGCGGAGGTGCCTTTTCTGTTGTCGCAAGGCATACGATCCAAGCCGATTCCACTGAAGAAAATTTGTTGTATATCAAGAACAACAATGACGCCAAGTGTATACACTTGCACAGCATCCGTCTTGCGGCAAAGGTCACAGCGGCTGGTCTCTTAGTTATTAGTTATTTCGATCCTGTTCGAGTCAGCGGGGGGACTGAAAAAGAGGCGGTGCAATTGAATCGGCAAAAAGCGAAGGCGGCAGATGCCGATTTGTATGATAATTCATCAAATGATCTTTCGTTGACGTTGACAGCGGCGAAGGAATTCGCAGAATTTCGTCTTGGTGCCACTGGCACGGCGTTTTTTGAGTCAGATGGTGCGTTGGTTTTGGGGCCTGGAGATACATTTGGCATGACGGCAGAGGGGATAGATGGGGATTTGGTTACTGCTTCGATTTTCTTTTTTGAGGCTGAGGAGTCGAAATAAAAAATGCCTGTTGATGTGCACATAAAAGACGGGGCTGGAAGCGGATGCACTGCCAGCGTGACTCCGGTAGGTGGAGGTAGGCCAGAACTTGCTGTGTCCATCGAAGGGCCTTGGGATCGTAGTAAATCTGGAGATATAAAGAAGATTTCTGCAATTGAGTTATCGACAAACGGGAAGAGTGTTGCGGGTTTTCAAATTACTGGCGAATGGGTTGGCAATATTGTTTTTGAGAGCACGATAAATGGGTATGATTGGACGGATTTGATCTGTTTCCCGACAGCTCCTGGTTCTACATTGGTTATCAGCACGTTGGTGAACGGATCATTCCGGGCGGCTTGTGGAGCATTTCAGTCTGTCCGCGTGCGTGCCGAATCGTGGACTAGTGGTACGGCCCGTGTATTGCTTCGTGCCTCGCCATCACCGGCAGAGCTTGTTCCGTTGTCGATCAATAGTGCTGGACGTTTGCTGGTAGATGTAGAGCCTTTGTCTGATCGAGGATTTCGCGCAGTAAAAGCTAATTCAGCTGGGCTTCCAGCGGTGTTGACGTCAGAAGGCACGGCACCTTTTGCTGTTGGCGGTGAAACGTTAAATATCGACATCAACGGAGATTCTCAGACTTGTAATTTCCCAACTTCAGCAGAATCAGCTGGTACGTCGACGTCTGGTGCTGATCCATCGGTTGATCTTGGTGGTAGCCGTAAAATGAAAGTCAGTATCGATGGTGGTGCATCAACAGAAATTGATATTGGGAAAGATCGAGTTGGTGGGCCTGATATTGCGTCAAGGATTGAAGATGAAATTCAATCCGACGTTCCGAACGGGAGCAGTGCTACTTGCGATTACAATGATACGACTCCAGGGCGATATGTTGTCACTAGTGGCTCGACAGGCAGCAGTTCGTCGGTGGTCATTGTTAATTCTGGCAAAGACAATATGGCTGATAACTTGAAGCTTGGTGTCGCTAATGGTGGTACTGAGGTATCGGGTGAGTCGGGGGATGATTATTCGGCAGATGACGTAGTGGTCGAATTGAATGCGCAGCTTACCGATATTTATGCGTATGTGGACAATGGAGACGTCGTAATAGAGACACAAGACATCGGTGATTCTGCAACGTTAGAAGTGACAGGTGGCGCAGCAAATACTGATTTAGATTTTCCAACTGACGAGGTGACGGGCTCGCCAGCCACAGGTGCTGTCAATTTGGCAGTAGATGGATCGACGACTGAGCAAGTATTTCGGATTGAACAACATGCCTCGCGAGTGTTTACGGTCACACGGCTGATCTATTCCATACGAGATTCTGATATGGCGTTGAACAAGTTCGGTGGGATTACCGCGTTGACAAATGGAGTGATTGTCAAGGTTGAGAATTCAGGTGAACCCTTGAGAGAGTGGTTTACGTTTAAGACCAACTCGGAATTATTGGCGAGAGCGCGTGATGGTGGCCAGCTGATTGTCGATGCTTACACAGGTGGCGAAGATTTGATTCATGCTGATTTTTTGTTAGAGCCTGGGATACCGTTACGACCTGGGAGTGTGGACAAGATTCAGATTATTGTAAGGGATGATCTGTCCTCGCTTACGAATTTTGATGTTTTGGCAGAGGGTTATCTCACATGAGAAATTGTGATGGGTGCACGGCGTGTTGTACGTCGTTGGCAGTACCTGAATACGATAAAAAGACTAACGATGCGTGTGAGCATATTTGCATTGGGTGCAATATATACGCAGAGCGTCCCGAGAGTTGTCGTACTTTTCGTTGCACTTGGTTGAGTGAGGGCACTGGGTTTAAGGAATTGAGTATGCGTCCAGATCGGTGTGGTGTGGTAGCTGCGGGGGGGCCGACAGATCACGGTATTGGGATGTATTTTTACGAGGTGTGGGAAGGTGCGATTGAAGAGGAGCGTATTCAGTTGATTATCGAGAAATACAATGTGAAATTTCCTGTTTTACTGATTCCTCATAAGGGGAACAAGGGACGATTATTTGCTGTTGGGGAGACCGGGCAATGCAATTAACAGAACCAAAAATTACTCGTGCTCTAGATAACACTCCGCTTACGGCTGATCGTCTTTTAAGGCTTGGGCAACAATCATTCAAGCGTACCGATAACGGTACTGAACCCATGAACGTAAACGGCATTCCTGTTGGGACAGTGACGAATATTTGGGATGGTGATGGGAGTTACTGGACGGTAAGCGGTACAGGTTCTGCGACGACAGGATCAGCACATGCTGGCACGTATGGTTGGGATTCTGGAGTTGCGGGTAAAGACGTCACTACGGTGTTTGATAACGGGTCCATGATCGACGTTGGTGGAAGTTATAACAGCTTGAAATTTTGGTTGAATACAAAAGCGTTTCCAAGTGGTTCAAAGTTGTTGGTTACTTGGCTGAATGCGAGTGATAGTAGGGTGGGCAGCGAGCTTGATGTCGATGCTTACATTACGAGTTATGATATTGATATTTGGCAGCAGGTGGTGATTCCGATTTCTGATTTTGGGCTTAGTGGTAACATTCAAAAGTTGGAGTTAAAGTACAAAAAGGAAGCAGGGCAACAATTTTGGTTTGACGAATTTGGTTTGTATCCGGCTGGTGGTGGAGGGCCTTACATATTTCAAGTTGTGGCACCTGATGCGAGCACGGTTTATCATATTTCGATGTTGGTGTTGATGATCTCAGAGGTAGAGACCGGGTGGGATGACGATACGTTTACAAATATCACAGCGTTGACAAATGGTTTATTGTTACGACAGCGGGATACCGAGTTGGAAGAAGACAATATCTTGTGGAGTTTCAATTCTAGAGACAACATCGATTTATTTGGAAGGTATCATCCGCAGGAGAATTTCATTTTCAATAACGGCAAAATGATGGTTGGTTTCATGGTCAAGCCTGGTAAGGCGTCTATAGAGATCACCGATACGCAGGTTTTGGAATTTGTTGTGCGGGATGATTTGTCGAGCATTGACAACATTCGGGCGTATGCTCATTACGGGGTGGAGGTGATAGGTGGTTGATTTACGTAGAGCGCCGGTAGGAGAAGACAACAGACCGTATTATGCGCCAAACATGTTTCCGTCGGGGCACCTGACACAGTTTACTGGGATATATGACGACGTGGAAAACGGTGTAGAGAGCGGCGGTGATTTGATCGGTATTTCGTCATCGGAAACAGAGGAAGCGTCTCAGACGATCAGGTTTATTAGGCAATTTTACCTCGGTGGTGGGGCTGCTGTTTGGAAAGGGGCGGTGTTTGGTGATTGGGTTAGCTTGGCTCTTTTTGGTCCTGCTACGGCTGGTACGAGTAATGAAGGTGCGGGTGTTTATGACAAATATCCTATTGGTGCTGGCATGAACATGTACATCCCAAATGCTACTCAGACTGGCGATTGGGACTTGAATTTATCGGAAAAGCTGAACGAGAATGTGAGTTTTACCAAGGTTGTACCGATACCGGCTACTGCTCAGGATGGTTTTTTCAATTACGACAAAAGCACAGGTGTTGTTACGTTGAATCCGACACAGACTGGTAAGTACAATCTGTTTGACTTCAAGGTGCCACTTCATGTTTTTGTAAATAAGGTGGTTCTTGTTGGAGACAGTGTAGAGTTGTTTACAGTACCAGCAATCAAGCCATATTTATGTTTGCCGCACTGGGAAATAAAGCTGACTGTTTACAATTCTACGGCGAAAAGTTTGGAATTGGGAGCTACGCTTTACAGGGGGGTGGGATGATACGGGACGTCCGCATTGTGTTCACAGCTCCCACCAAGTTGTCGAGTCGTATAGTTCAATACGTCACACGTTCACATGTGAGTCATGTGTATATCGAGTATCCCTCTGATTTATGGGGAGGGCGTTGGGCGGCTGAGGCAACGAGAGAGAACGGTGTGAGGAAGGTCGTGGCCAGGAAGGCTCGGCATGATGTCTGTGCTGAATTTTATTGTAAGTTCGACACACAAGCCGGTCTGGCGGCTGTGTCTAAATACCTGGGGGAAGATTACGATTATTTTGGTGTAGGTTTTTTTGGGCTGGTTATTTACGTCAAGCGGTGGTTTTCGGCTAAATTGAAACATCCTTTGCGGTCGTCAAAATCTCAATTTTGTTCTGAGTTTGTGGCCCGATTTTTCAAAGGATCGCACCTGGCCGGTGCAGAGGGCTGGGATCCGGAGTTGTCGTCACCGGAGAGGTTGTATCGATTTTGCGAGAAGGATACAGGTAACTTTCAACGAGTTTGGAGTAGTCCATGAGTTACAAGGGGTTCAGGTGGGAGAACGATATTTGGTGGTGGGAGATGATCCGTTGTGACGAGTGGGGGTTGCCAGCTCGTTTGAATTTTGTCGTACCTGATAAGCTGGCGCATTTTCTTTGTGTATTCGGTTTATGTTGGTTGTTTTCAAATTGGCTTAACCGACATTGGGCCTTAGCCATCTCGTGGTCGCTTATGATGATACCGTGGGAGATTGTATGGGATGGCATGTTTCGAGGAGGAGCGTCATGGAGAGACATGGTAGCCAACACTTTGGGAGGGTTACTCTGTTGGTGGTGGTTGGGGAGTGAAAAGATTGGTCAGTTGCCGAATGTCTAATGTCTAAAAAAATGTCTAAAAATGTCTAAGTTTTGGCATCGTGTTGGTGCTATTTCGTCCTAAAAACTAGCGATAGCTTTAGTCAGAGTGTTGTCTTGTGATACCGTGGTGTTATGGATCACGAACAACTTAGATAAGGAGAATAGGGTCGATGACTGGCAAGCGAAGGAGGGGGGAGGAAAATCGTGTTACAAATCGTATTGCGGGTATCAGTGAGTCGATAGATGTCAATAAGCTCGTGTGGGATGAGTTGACAAAAAAAGCGAATATCGAGTGGGTCAAATCGGAACTCCACAGCATAAGAGAAATTCAGCGTGCTTCTATCAAGGCTCAAGACGAGACGAAGAGGAAGGTTAGTAACGTGCCTAAACCAGCTCAGGTAGGCTCGATCAAAGAGCAGCAACGCGAATTGCGAGAAGAATTGAGCGCCATTCGAAAGTCTGTCCAAGGGTGGTCGAGTTCTTTCCGTAGGATAGTGATAGAAGTTTTCATTTTTGTCATAGCGGTAGGAGGAGCGGCTATTTGGCAGTATTCGTCGATAAACGAAAGAGCTGTAGCTGCTCACAAATCAATCGAAGAAATATCAGAGATTATAAAAGACATACAATTGACACAATCTCACTTGGAGAAGAAATTTGAACTGATTTTATTGGCAAAAACAAAGAAAGAATAATTTTGGGGCTGGAGGTTTGATGTTGAATTCTGGGGACAGCGAGGCGAAAGTGTGGAACATTCAAATAGTTATTACCGTGCCTGCAACTTTCTCATTACGGCACTTGGAGAAGTTGATATGTGGGTAGAGTCGATGGAAGCTGTTATAGTAAAATTGGATGAGGTAGACGAGGAGGAGAGAGAACTTTTGGTGGAATACATCAAGGATGAGATAAAGAGGTTGGATAATCGTTTTGGCAAGGTGAAGAAAGATTTTCTGTCTCGGCTAAACGGGAAATCTGATATTTAACAGGGGAGCCAAATGAGCAGAGTAGTTACATCAGGTGCGGTGATCAAAGATTTGTTTCCATTGTTTGACATGGATGGATATTCCTTGAAAAGTGGCGAGACAACTTTTACTACGAGATTATGGAAAGACGCCGTGGCTTCGGCTGTTTCTGTCACTGTTACAGAGATAGGTACATCGGGTGTTTACGAGGTATCTTTCACGCCGGATGACGTTGGTGTTTGGAATGTGCAAGTATTGGCTGATTACAACAAGGAAACATGGGGCAACGAGTATGTTGCTTCGACATCTGATACTCAGGGAATGGTAGAGAAACTTAATCGGCTGTTGGGGCTCAGTCATGAGAACATATTTATCGACAACACTAGTTACGATGCAGATTTGCAACTTGTCTCAGCTCGTGTCCGGTTGTTTGATTCTAAGGTGAATTGTGATGCAGCAACCGATGGTGGCAGCGAGACGACAGGTTTGATTGCGACTTATCAGCTGACGACGACTTGGGAAGGTTTGAATCAGTTTGGTGTGTACAAGCAAACGCGGGAGTAAATATGTCCATTGCGTTGGCGACAAAAGGTCGATTATGGCCAGCAGGTGGTACCATAATCATACGAGAGCAGTTTGTAGACATCACGGCAAGCATTGTAGATCCTTTGGAGGTGACAGTCGACATGGAGGAATCCGTGTCAGTGGTGTCCGAGGTGGAGGAGAGCCCATTAATTTCTGCCACGGTTGAGGTGGAAGATACTGTTTCTGATGATGTTGAAATAGACACGGACATCAATGGTACAGTAGAGGAGTGTTGATATGGTTGATTGTACGGCATGTAGTCAGGATATAGACGTTGAGAAAAAGAGGGACAAGACTGTCCGAGTAACGCTGACAACAAACAGTGCTGCGTTGGATATAACAGGTGCTTCTATTTGGTTTTCTGTAAAAAGTCATCTTGATGACGACGATACAGATGCTTTGATTACGAAGAAGAATTTGGCAGCTGGAGGCGATGATTCTCAAGCTAGGGTTATTGATGGGGCAGGTGGTATTTTGGAGATTTACATTTTACCAGCGGATACGGAGAGTTTTGATGCTGGTGATTACTGGTACGATGTTGTTGTTGAGACGACAGTACCTCGTAAACTCCAAGCAGTAGCTCCTTCAAGGTTCAGTGTTCGTCAGCCGGTTACGCTGACGTAGGAGGTGAGATGCGATATTTGATGGTGGCAATGTTTTTGATGATCGGATGTACCAAGGATTCTAAACCAGAAATAGTTTATCCAGATCGGTTGCCCATATCGGAGCAAGCCAAGGAGTTGACTGCTTTACCGTCGTATAGCAATCCGGAGAGCAAGGGGCTAGCTGCTCCGTTGTCGAAGGATGAGGTAGCTCCGTTTGATGGGGTGATATTGGACGAAGAGAAAGCCATGGCTGTGATGGATTTGAGAGCGGCGTATGACGAAGTATATTCGCTGGCTTCATCTGATAGAAAATATTTATTATCGGTGATAGAAATCCAAGAGAGAGAGTTGCACAGGGGGGATCAGGTAATAAGGCAGCGCGAAGAACAGTTGTGGGAGATTCAGAATAGTTGGTGGGAGAGAAACAAGATCACGGCAAGTGTAATGCTGGGATTGGTGCTAGGGGTTGGGCTTGCCGTGGCAACTGGTAAGGTCTGGGCTCTAGTGGATGAGAAGGAGTGAAAAGATGTCATTTGATGAACCTGTAAATTTTGGAAAGATTTCGGCCAGTAAGGTAACAGCTATCATCGGTGCTCTTGCAGCGTTTATGGCAGCGGCTATGCCGGGTGTTATTGCCATGGTGGATAAGACTGGCGACATCGCTCAGGAGAAGGCTCAGAAGTCTGAGGAGAAGACGGTGTTGGCTTACGAGTTGTTGAGATCTCGTTTGGATAATATTCAGATACAGTTGAACGATTTGAAAGATCGGGACATAGCTCAGAACAATTTACTTTCTCAAATGTTGTTAGAGCGAGCGGCACAGTTGAAGTCAGAAACTAGTCAGCAAAGACGACGTAGGGAGAGAGCCAGGGCTGCTAGATCTACGCTTTCGTCGACGAGGGGCTTTGCAGGCTCAGGAGGGGGAGGTGGCGCTCCTGCGAACAGTGCCCTAGATGTGAGCCTTGACGAGCCAGAGAAGGCGGCTGGTAAGCTGCAACAGCAAATCCAAGAACAGGCTCAGGAGCCGGATTACTTACAACAGGCTCAATTACCTAAAGATTTGGAAAGAGAATGGGTCAAAAGCAAGAGCAAAAAATGAGTTTGAGACGACGTCAGTATCTGGCTGAAGGCGATTATTACTCTTTGAAGTCAGGGATGAAGATCAAGGAAATTGCCAAGCGCTGGCAGGATAGCTGGGAAAAAGCGTATGACGACAGTATGCCGGTGTTGTTTCCAGCCAAGGAAGTATGGCCGTATCGAGAGTATACTTGGACACGAGTGTCATCTCGTCCGGGGTTTGCGTGTGTTAAAAATAAATCTGTACAGTTGAGTGGTGAGTTGAAGTGGGATGCGATCAAGGAAGATATGCAGAAGTATGGTTGGAACAAGAGAGAGCCGTTGATATTGAACATTGGTCAAAAAGGTGGGATCAAGGTTGGGGAAGGTAATCATCGGCTGGCTATTGCCAGGGAGCTGAGTATCAAAAGTATTCCAGTTACTGTCATTTTCCAAGCGGGCAATGTAGTAAAGAGTAAACAGCCGGGGAAGTCCACGGTGAGCATCACCTCTCAAGCTGTAAAAAAAGTGACAAATCAGTATTCAAAATCTTCTAAAAAGATTTCTAAAAAAGAGCAAAAACAGATAGACGACATCATAGATTTGCTTTTCACACGCTAGTGTAGTTTCTTGAATCAACTGAAATTTTGTTCATTTTTTGTTAAAAATATGTTATCGACTTATGTGGTGAATTCCTTGCAAGAGCAAGAGGAAAAGTTTGTCGATTGAATACAAAGTTGAAGAAAAATAGGAGGCAAATATGATTCCTAAATTGGTTAAGGATATTATCGACAAATATGTTCAAGACGGTACAGATGGTGGTGATTTTATAACAGCAATATTGGAGAACAATCTTAAGGAAACCTTTATCCGTGGGGATGATTTCAATTTGATGCATTTGAAAGATATTATGTCTTATGTCTACTGGGAGACACCTGCGAACTCGTGGGGATCCAGGGAACGGGTGAGGGAATGGCAAAGAAAAGGTGGGCTGATTGGTATCCAAGCAAAAGCAAACGATGTGACTTAGTCATGAGCTGGAAAGAATACTTTTGTTTTTTCGTAATTGTTCTTCTCACAGTGTTGTTTTGGTCTGGTTGTATGTTTTTCCTGGAAAGGGCTGCTGAAGAAAACAAAGTTGTAAAAGTGAAAATCGGGGGAGTTTTGCTGGTTGGTGAATTCAAAAAACAATAAAAGGAGAAATGATGAATCGACATAAAGGTAAGCTTATTGTGTTCGAAGGAGCAGATGGTTCTGGCACGACGACACAGTCATACCGGATGACCAATAGGTTAGTTAATGAATACGGAGACAATAACGTATTGTTTACACGAGAACCCACTAATGGATCGATTGGAGAATTACTAAGGAGATGTCTGAGTAAGAAATGTACAGACGTCAGCGGGAGAGCTATAGAAATGTTATTCAGAGCTGACAGAATCAGTCATGTAGAAAGAGTTGTCAGACCAGCTTTGGAAGAAGGAATGTTCGTTGTCTGTGACAGGTATTATCCGTCAACGTTGGTTTATCAAAGTGTTAAAAATACTTTGCAAGAATCGATAGAATCTATGTTCGACATTTATCATAGGATGTGTTCAGAGGACATGCTTTTATCGCCAGATATGGTGCTGTATTTGAGTACTGAGTTGTCAACCATGGTCAAGCGACGTCGTGAGCGTGGAACCGAGGAAGAGTTGTTCGAGAAGGAAGACTACCAGGAGAAGGTTGCCGAGTTGTATGAATACTGGGTAAAGAGTGGGGTTTTTGCTGAATGTAAACGTGTGAGAGTAGATGGCAACCAGGGTATGGATAAAGTAGAGAAGGATTGCTGGGATCACGTCTGTGGAATTCTGTCCAAATAATCAAATCTGATTGAGATCAACTAGTCGATTTTGTAGGTGTAAAATTGAACCAAAAGTACTGCATGTGGGATCACAGGTGTAAAATTGAACCAAAAGTACTGCATGTGGGATCACAGGTGTAAAATTAAACCAAAAGTACTGCATGTGGGATCATGGGTTTGCTGTAAGTATTATTAATTATTACATTGTTTAGTTGGCGGATTGTTGTAGATTTGCAGGTTTTTTTTGTTATTTCTGTGCAAATTGGGGGTGCATCAGGGTGCACACATAAGAAGATCCACTAAGGTAGTCATGTTGTATTTAAATTATAAGACTGTTTCGGATCGTGCTTCGCACTCGCGACGTCTAACCGACGTCGTTTTTTGTTTTTGTGTATACTAATACTTCTTTCAATTTCTTTTTTATTTTTGTGTAAAACAAATTGACTTTTTGAATATCAAATTTCAAAAATTGTTTTTGCATTTTACGTTACGTACACGTATTTTAAATATCGAATAGAATTTTAATATACAAAAAACAAAAAACGACGTCGATTAGACGTCGCGAGACATTGACGTTAGTCAATGTCGATCTGGTTCCGGATCTAACTCTAAGAACAATTTGAAAAAATGTTTAAAGTGTTGCGCCCGAATGAAAAACAAATTGAAAAACAAATTTGACAAATACAAAGACAAATATTAAAAAAACAAATATCGAAAAGACAAAGATAAAAGTTAAAAAACAAACAAGATTCCCCCTTGGCTAGAAAAAAAGAAAAAGAAAGACGAATTTTGGTAAGGCGAGTGTGTGATGAACTAAAGTTCATTTTTGTGTGTTTTTTCTCAGAAATGTGATACACTTAACACTGGTTTAGTTGCCTCGCTAGTAGCGGGAGGGAGGAGAATCGATGAAACAACCTATCAGATTAATGGTCAGCAGGAGGATGAGATATGGCTAAGAGTGTGGATGAAATACTTTCTGATGTGCAACCTTCGCGATCTGAGAAGCAGTGGAAGATCATCAAAGAAGTTGATGATCGCAAAAAAAGTGCTCTCAGACGGATTGCAGAGGCCGCTGTTGTTCACGGGCTTGGTAACTCGCGTGATCTGGAAACACAGCTCAGGAGGCGGCTGAGGGCCGCTCAGGAGGCTCGTGTGTCAGAGGCAGAGGCTTTGGCAACAATGGCAGAGCGGCTTGGGGATTTTTCTACCAGCATTGAATGGGTAGAGCTTAGGATTGCGAAGGCCGTTGTGTATAAGGGGTATTGCCGGAACAATGTAGCGCTGACTTTCTTTGATTATGTCTCACAGGATGGGAGGATCCGAGACCGGAGTGGTGTGCGCGTGTCTGTGCATGTGAGGAGAGGTGTGACAGGGGTGTATGTAGCTGCTTTGTATCACGGTAAATCGTTGAAAGCGGTTGGAAGATCAGAGGAATCTGCTGGTATGGCTGCTAATACAGCGTACCTGGCCTACTATGGATTAGAGGAGGAGGATTTGCCCACGGGATTATGGGGGGTTGACAAAACTGACAGATAGCGGATATTTTCATCCGCATGGAAAAACCTGGCAAGATGCCGGAAGGAAGGAATTTGAAAATGACTCAGACTCAAAATTACGAAGGTGTTATCAGTAAAAACGAAATGGCTGATAACAGGGCTGCGAAACTGGCTGGATGGATAGATCGTGGAAGACAGGATGCTCAGAAGGTTTTTGTAGGATTGGCTGAGAATAGACCTCGCGATTTTTTGGTTGATAGCGATTCGCTGGATTTCGATATTCGTGGTCGGGGTATCTATGTCAAAACAGCAAACAATGAATTTTTGCTTCACCGTCATGCGATCAACCAGATGGTCACGAAAACGAACATTCTTACTTCTGGTGTTGCGAACAAGATGATCGATGCGGCAACAAAAGGAGAGAGTTGGGGCAAGGATTTGTTGTTGCATAATTTGCACACCATTTTTAGTAAGAGCGAAAGGAAACGCGTGTTGATGCGGGCTGTACCTACTACCAACGGGTTGGAGGTGCGAGGATTTTTGTCTGACAGATACAAGAGGATGGATTGTAGTCCGATTTTTGAGCAGTTTGCAAAAGCTGCTCAAAAGTTTGGTGCGGTACCGGTTTCGATGGGGGTGAAGGGCGGTGGGGCCAATTATCATCATGATATAAAAGTTGGGTTTTCTATGTTTCTCCCTCATGTTTTTCGGCCTGTAGAGGCGTTGCGTGATGAGGTGATGATTATTGGTGTGACTATTCAGAATTCTGACTTTGGTGGAGCGGCATTGACGGTGCGACAGGTGGTGGCGAGGATCTGGTGTAGCAATCTGATGGTCACACAGGATGCTTTACGCAAGATGCATCTTGGCAGTAGACTAAGCCAGAAAAATGAGCTGGTTGATGGTATACATTTTTCGACGGAGTTTGCGGAAGACACATATGAGGCGGACACTAAGGCCATGAGCCTGGTCACGAGGGACATTGTGGATAATTTGCTTTCTGAGAGCACGGTTAATGCCTATACGGGACGGATTCGGAAGGCAGCAGAGCAGGAGGTGGATGCGGATAAGCTGATTAATACATTGCGGACAGGTGGGCAGCTACTGAAGGGCGAGGCGAACAGGGTCAAGGATTTGTACAAGTCGGCGGATGTGGAATTGATGCCCCCTGGCAACACGGCCTGGCGGGCTTCTAATGCGATTGCGTTGTTTGCGAATGAAATGGATGGTGAGGGCAATTCGGAGCGGGCTGTCGAGCTGAGGCAGGCAGCAGGGGTAGTTCTAGATGATCATGTGGATGCTAATTAACAGTAACCCCCTCGCAGGTCTCGATCAGGACTGTCCAGGTTTTGATCGAGACCAGCTTCTTTTTTCTAGGTATTTTCACCATGCTTGAGTCGCTGGATAGGATTGTGCGAGGTCAGCTACCTGGCTTCGAGCGTAGAGGGTGTATCGCTCAAGAGGTATATGGTGAGTTGGTGACAGTGACTTTGCATACTACTTGTGTTGATGTTGAGCATCTCAACGGGGTAGCAGCTGAGGTGCCCGAGGATAAGCGTAAATTGCATCCGGGGGTGTCGGATACGATTTTACTTGGGAGCGTTCAGAACGAGGGTAGGGTGCATTTGTTGGACATTTTAATGCATTCCCAGCATTCGTGCCGAGGATATGGGTGGAAATATCGTTTAGAATTATTGTCGGATCTGTATTCACAGCTGTCTGATGATTTTTGCGAACAATATTGTTTGGCTGTGGTGCACGAGCGGGCGTTGATGCGTGTTTTTGACAGGGTGGTAGAGGACGGGGGAGCAGGGTTGCTGGTACGAACAAGTGGTTACGCAATAGGGGTATTGTGTGACGGGAGGTAAGTCATGGAATGGTCAGATAAATTGAAACAAAAAAACAGAAATCTCACAGAGTCGAGTTTGCCTGGTTTTATCTTGGCAGCAGTGGTGCTGGTAATTTTGTTGATCCTTTTTATCCTGGATTCCAGTGTGTATGCTGGTGAGTTGGAAGATTTGGCTCCCTACAAAGAAGATTCGTGTCGGGCAAAATGTGGACAGGTTGGTGTCTATGAATATCAAATGGATATGTTGGATGCTCAGAGATCTCAGGCAAAGTCATTGAAGAAAATTGCTGAGGAGTTGAGGAGTATTCGGATAGAGATGAAGAGGAGTAGAAAAAAGTGAAAAAAGGTAAAGGTCGAAACAGGCAAAAGCGTAAGCAGAAAAAGGGAGTGCGAGAAGCCGCTCGAAAGATGTTGTACAAAAAAGCCAAGGCGTCTGTCAGGGATTATATGAGGGGTAGTAGACGTCAGGCTATGGTGGATATAGATAAGGAGAAAGTTGCAGGGCAGGTTGCAGATCAAGTTTTGGATCAAAGGCAGGATGATGACATTGTATCAATCGATAATGAAGCAACGTTTGCCAGGTGTGACGGTGTGGGAGAGTGTTGCAAGAATCGAGCGATTTTTGTTGAGCCGTCAGATGTTTTCAGGATTTTTCATAATGAGCGGGCGAGGAAGAAATTTGGGATAGAGACGACTATGGATTTGTATCCGAGTGAGAGCACGAGCGCACCGTTGTCTGTTTACTTGGATAAGAAAACGTTGACGCCTTTTTGTTCGGTTTTTAGAGTGAATTTACATGAATTACTGAAGACGAAAGAGCAGTGCAAGCATGTTCAATCCATAGCGTTCAACCCTGGTTCTGACGACCAAGCAGCAGATCAGGTTTGTCCTTTCTTTGAGGTTGGTGACGATGGTAAACCGGAATGCATATTGGGAGAGGACAGGCTTTCTCAGTGTTTGTCTGATCCTGTCGTCAGGATGAATCGGTTGAATACTGGTAGGAGATTGCATTCATTTAATCATGCGATTAACGCTGAGCCGTGTACTGGTTGCAGAAGTGCAGACGACAAGAGTGACAGAACGGTGGTTGTGAAAGACTGGTTGATAGAAAAGGGTGCAGAGGATAGAGCGGTTGACGCTGATTGGTTTCATGGTTTTATTGCCTGGTTTAGATCTTGTTCGAGCGTGTTGGGTGAAGAAGCTAAAGAGGCAGTTTGGGGGATTGCCACGACGTTGATTTTCAATTGGCACAGCTTTGTCATGAAAGATTTAAAACAAAGTAAGACAATGGCTTTAGAAAACAGTCCAGAGACTCCTTCTCAAATATATGCAGGAGCTAGGATGGTTTTGGAGGGAATTGTTGCGAGTGAACAACAAAAGAAGGATGACGATAAAGGGACGTCCGAAAGTGATTAATGGCGACGGATGGTTAGAGGGTGCACAAAGATTAGCGGCTGTAGAAAAAGATGGTTTTTTATTGTTCGAGATGAAGGTTACCAGTGCGATGGAACCGGAATCGTTCAAGTCATTGATGTCGTTGGGAGTTGACACCTGTGAAGGGATGAGGTTTGAAATAGAGCAGGATGGCGATTCGGTTCGCCTATGGTTTCGTCATGTTATACGTGACGACATGTATGACATGGGTATTGTGCCGAAAGAGTTTTCGTCGGTTTTGATAAGAGGTGATAACTGGTTTCTCTTTGGTGAACATGCAGAGTTGATAGAGTTTGGAGTTGACAAGTCTGTTGCCGGGTTAGAAATAGATAGGCACAGGGTGATGAGTTTGGCAGATTTTGACATGTTGGAGGAGTTTACAGACGATGAATTCTCGCAATTAATATCATCCATGAAGGGGGTGATGAGCGCGGGTGTGTGTGTCACAAAGTTGCGATTTATTATGTCGAAATTTTACATGGTTTGTTGATCGGATTGGAGGGATTGAATGTCTGATGCTGAGACAAAAAATAAAGTCAGAGATGTTCTCTTTGGTGCTTGTCCGTTACGTACTGTGTTGACGAAGAAGCCGTGTCCTTATTTTGGTTATTCGTCTACGTGTAGAGATTGTACTTACGATTGGTTGACGATAGCTGCTGCTGTGCGAAAGGTTGTCGATAATCGTCGAGCGGCATATGAGTTAGAGCATGAGAAAAATAAAAAAGTAGTAAAAGAGTTGAAGTTTTTGAAAAACATTGTTGCTGAATTAAGCAGGGGAGCAGCGGCGATTAAGAGCGTAATAGAGTATACGTCGAAGTCAGAGGAGGTTCACGATGAGTCAACTAAAAGTAAGATTGAGAAGGGTAAAGATGTTGGATGAAGAGTCTAAAGCGATACATCCGGACGGCTTTGTTCATGGGGTAATTCCCGATGATGGTTTTATTGTTTTTTTTGATGGATCAACTTCTGTGCCGTTGTATGTACGAGACAAGGATTTACTTAAGGCCAAGGAGATGAGGGATAGGAAAAATAAGCCCATATCTGTACTGGCTGATTCGTGGGAAGGAGGTGTGGTGTGAGCCAAAATCTTGAAACAGAAAATGTAGTGTGTATAAAATGTGGCATTGTGAACAAGGTGCCCAAAGGTCATTTAACAGAGGCTGGGAAGAAGGAACATCTTTGCAGGGTGTGTTGCGAGGTGGTTGTTGAACGGCAAGTTGAGGAACGGAGAAAGGGTGATCGGAAGTTACTTGTCGATTAGTAGATATGTATAAGCCACGAGCGAAAAAGGTATGCAAGTTGTGTAAATTGGATTTGACTCCATGGGGCGAGGATCGGAGGACGTTGTGTCCGGATTGTGTTAGATCGATAAATGAGACGATGGTGAAGTGTGCTGGAAAGTGTAAAAAAGAAAGACCGATAAAATTAATGGAGAGAGTGTCTTTGTATTTTGAACCGGGAAAAAAAGGAGGGAAAAAGTTTTCTGTTTATTATTGTCAGCAGTGTTTTTTATCAGCTAAGTCACGAGCGAGGCAGATAGAAGAATTGCAACTTTTAGCAGTGAAGAAGACAGAGAGCAGACGGTCCAGGGCAAGTACAAAGTAGAAAAAGGAGAGGTATGATGGTGAAGTGTTTTTTTATGACAGCAGTGGGTGTTTTAATTTTTATTAGTGGTTCGATTTTGGCAGAGGTGGACAGTGGAGAGCAGGCAATAAAAGAGACGATTTTGGAGTTGCACACTAGTCAGGGTCCGAGGAAAAAATATATTGTTTGGCATGAGTGTCGAAAGCGTCTTCGAAAAGAAAAGGCGATACAGAGGGCGGGGGAGTATGCGAGGGCTATTAAGAGTTCTGCCGATTTAGTTTATGAGCGGACGGGTAAGCGCGTTAACATAGATCATATGGTTGCTATTCTGTACAGGGAGTCGTCGTATGATGAGTGTGTGATTGGTAGGCAGGAGACACGTAAGTTGTCAAAGAAACTTGGACGTGAACCAAACAAACCAGAGTTGATAAAATATGTGAGATTGTGGAGAAAGAATTTTGGTGAAGCGAAAAAGGTGTGTGAAAAAAGAGGGCAGAGAGAGGGTGTTGATTGTGTCGATGGTGTAATGCGAAAGAAGTATCCAGAGTATCTTGGTATTCGAGGGTGGGATATTGGTGTAGCGCAATACAGGTGGCCAGGGGTATCTGTGAGGCGACGTATGGTTAGGTTACCGTCTGGTCGGGTGATTAAGAAGGTTGGGCTTGACGACATGTTTGATTATGAGGTGAGTGTGCAGATGCTTGCTGAGGATATGGTTTTGTACAAAAATGTTTGTAAACATGGCAACGGGTATCACCGGAAAAGCAAGGGGCACGAACATTGGTTGCATTCGAGGTGGAAGCATAAAGTGAGAAAGTTAACAGCGGACGAAGCGTATTTTGCTCACCATCACACAGGTACTACTTCTTGGTCTGAACGTTACTGGAGGGCTGTTACAAGGCATTTGACGGACATAAAGAGAAACAGGGCAGATAGATTTTTGGCAAGAGCAACATTGGGATCGAGGATTAGAAATTTTTTGGGTAAGCAGGGTTGATCTTTTTTAAAAAATTGTGGTAGCGGATCTTTCTACAAAAAAAATGTGGAAACAGAAAAAGGATGAATCGGATGGGTAAGAGGAATGATGCAGGATCTTTGAGTAAGAAAAATAAAAATAGTAAGACTAAGAACAGTAAGACTAAGAACAATAAATCAAGAGACAAAGAGGAACGGATTGGCTTTTCCATGGGGGGCGAGATCGGAGGTCTTGGTGAGGTGGAGATGGCTTTGCCAATATTTCTTGACGACCGTTTGAGTCCTAAATGCAAGTTGTTGATGTGTGCTTTGATTTGTTATGTTGGTGAGCACAGAGTGCTTCGTCCTGAATATCAAAAGATGGTGAGAGCTTTTGGTATACCTGATTCAGAGTATAGTGATTTATTTGGTCAATTGTTAAAAGTCGGGCTGGTTAGAATAGCCAAAAATGCAGCCGGGGAGATTTGTCATTTTATGATAATGCCTGTAGCTAGAGCGTATGCTGATGAAGATGGTGTTTTGAAAGATCATACAGTTAAGTTTTTTCGTGATGCGGGGTATACGCATAGAATGGATCGGTTGATGCAGTGGAGGAAGTTTTCGGAGAGTGAGGAGGGGCCAGGGGAGCCGGATTGGTCGTTGATGCCGGAGCCTTTGGAGTAATTTGATCATTTTTAGGGATTTGGATGATGTCATGAGAAGTAATCATTTTGGGATAAAAAGTCATTTGCGTTCATTGGAAGATAGTGAAAATACAAGACTTGATTTTGTGGTTTTTCCGTTGTCGATACTCGCAAATAAACGATTGAGTGTTAATGCTAGGTTGCTGTGGTGTGTGTTGAGTAAATTTTGTATTAGAAAGTCAGAGTGTACACCTACTGTTGAGATGCTGTCTGAGGAAATGGGTATAGGCAGAAGAACAGTTTTTAAGAGCTTAGGACAACTGGTGCAAGCTGGTTTGGTTGTTAGAAAACAACGGTTTCGCAGAAGTACTATATACAAGTTGCGAACATGATTATCTTGGTCGCATGGATACATTGAACGTGTGAACGTTTTGTTCATTTTTTATTGGGTGATGGCAATCTAGGGAGAAAGTAAAATGGCAATTGATCATGATACAAAAAAAGATGAATCTTTTTTGAATTATAGCGAAGCTGAAAGTCTTGGTTTTATAAAATTTCCATTGCCAATATTGCTCGATGAACGGTTGGATTTTGTTGATAAAATATTGTGGTGTTTATTGTGTAGGTTTTGTGATGCTGAGGGGAAGTGTTACCCGAGTGTTGAACGGTTATCTGAAGGGTTGGGTTTAGAGAGACGATCAGTTTTTAGTCATTTGTTAAAACTGGAATCGGTTGGATTGCTTACTAGACAGAAACGGCAAGGCCGTTCGACTGTGTATGTCTTACGAGCGTTGGGTCTTGTGTATGATGATCAACGTGGTTTTTTGAAAGATGAGGCGTTTGGGTCATTGTGTAATGTTGGAGAGTCTAACCGGATGAAGACGTTGTTACAGGACAGGGAGGTTCGGGTAAGAGAAAAGGTTTCAGGTGTGGCTGAATATGTGGGGGGTCGATTGACTACCGAGACAATTGTAAATGTGGCTACGGAAATGGGTGCTGACGTAACCATGGTGGATACAGACAAGGTCAAAAGGATGGCTACAGAGATGGCTACAGAGGTGGTCACAGGGGAAGTTCTTGGGGAGGTTAGGGGGATGTGTCAGAAGACGTTCAGGAAAGATTCAGAAGAAGAGTTCGAGGATGAGGATTTCGAGGATGAGGATTTCGAGGATGAGGATTCTGAGGATGAGGATTCTGAGGAAAAATTTGAGCGGTTAATGGGTGCTGTTAATGATAATTTGAGGAGTTCGAAAAAAGCTGCAAAAAAACGTGTGGAATCGCGGATAAAAAGACAATCCGATGCTGAGTTTCAGGAGTCGGTTCGAAGATATAAACAGAAAAAGAAAATGGAAAAACCTTTAAATGTAAGGGATGTAGAGACTGCTTGGATGATCGAGGTTCGGAAAATATGGCCAAATAATATTTCCCTGACTGCTCCATGGACATTGGCGAACAAAGGTATTGCAAAAAGGTTTATCAGGCTATATGGTGCTGAGTGTACCATCGATACTTTAACGGGTATCATTCAAAACTGGGATGAATATGTTGAGCGATACGGAATAACCGGGTATCCTAATCTTAGGGTTATTTCGGGTTATTCTGAGACATGGTTCTCAGAATTTGAGCTGGGTAACAAGCAGCCAATGACACCGAAGGAGAAAGCCCTGTCAGAGAGGGAATATGATGAAAAGAACAGTGCAAAACAAAAAGAGGTCATATTCTGATGGTGAGCGGAGAAGGCTTACACAAGGCTCACTGGAAAGAATGCATTTGCCGTCTAGGTTTTGGAATGTAATGTTTGATCGGATCACGAATGAAGGTGAATGTAGAAAAATGATAGAAACCTATGTGCGCAAAATAGGAAAAGCGATGCTCAAGGGGTATGGTATGGTGTTGTGGGGGGCTAATGGTGTGGGTAAAACAGCTGCTGCTGCGTATATTTTGAAAGAGGCTAGAAGAAGGGGAAAAACTGGTTTATTCATAACGGTGAGTCAATACATACGAGATAGTATGGAAAAGTCGCGATTTGATGAGAGCTTTACAATGGATCAACGGGCTAGGTCAGTAAATATGCTAGTGTTAGATGATCTTGGAAAGGAATTTCGTAATTCGACGGTGCCCAAGCATACTATTGAAGGGATGCTGGAGGATTTACTTAGAGAGAGATCTTCAAATTTGAGATCAACGATAATTACATCAAATTTGAGTCCAAAACAGCTTACTGAGGCTTATGGTTGTTCGTTTTATGAAGTGATTCGAGAAACGAGTCCCCTGGTGCAGATGCTTGGCCTGTCCCACAGGGACACGGGAAAAGATGATTTGGTTCAGTTTTTTTAATTGGCAACAGAAGATTACACAACGGGAGAAGTTTAGGTGATCAAATGTCATATTTGTCAAAAGAAATTTACTCAAAAAGATGTTGCAGTACGGATGATTTTAGAAGTGGTGTCCCGGAAGGATCATGATGGTACGGATCCTGCTTACTGGGAAGATGTTCACGATTGGGGTCTTCTTCATATTGTGCATTTGAAGTGTGCAGTGAATGCACTGGAGAAGGGGGAACCTTTCGAGTATGGCGATGAGCTGAGCGAGCTACCACTAGAGGATATGGAACGGGATTTGCGAGATATGGTTGATCCGATTCCCTTCCAGCCTCTGTTGCGAATAGTACACGGCGGCAAATAAAATAGAATATCTGAGGCGTAAAAATGGACTTGGATTTGAGTTTGTTGAGTGCCGTTGTTCGTAATGAGGGGGATTACTTTCTAGCCAAACGGGATGGTATCATTACGACGATGTTGGAGGGGGTTGCCATTGGGGGATGGGAATTCATCGAGGATCATGTACTCCAATATGGCAAGGTTCCGTCTGAAGAATTTTTTTCGGCTAAGACCGGTATTGAGCTGGATGATCCCCCCGAAGATACGGCAATTCTTATTAACGATCTCAAGGATCGGGTGTTATGGAATAAGCTGAAAGCAGCACATGAGAGCAGTAGTGAATTTCTGGGGGACAACTGTCCAAAGAAAGCATTGGACGTTTTGCAGAAAGCGGTCCAGCTTGCTTATTCAGAGGGTATCGCGGGTGGCAAGATTGGAAACCTGTTGTCACTGGGTGATGAGGTTGTAGAGTATTATGATCGAATAAAAAATGGTGAGAGGGGTATATCGTCACCATGGCAAGCGATGTCGGATATGACACAGGGATGGTGGGGTGGAGATTTTGTTGTTTTTGTTGCGAGGATGTCTGTAGGCAAAACTTTTGCGATGTTGATGCTGGCGTTGACGGCGTGGCTAGAGGGGAAGAAGGTCTTGTTCGTCGGTACAGAGATGACACGTATGAAGCTGGCTTTTCGTTTTTATGCGTTGCATTTGAAGTTGCCGTACAACGAATTTCGTAAGGGGCAGCTGGGCACGCTTCAAGAAAGCAAGATGCGAGAGTCTATTGAGAATCTTTCAAAGGAAGATGGAATCGATGTTGTTGGGGATGATTTTAATGCGGAGATAAAAGAAATTGAGTTGGCTGTTGAACAAGTTCGGCCAGATATATTGTTTGTTGATGGTCTTTACCTCGTAAAGAATTTGGGCAAAAGTCGTCACGAGAGGGTGTCTAACACGGCGGATGATTTGACGAGATTGGCCAAGCGTCACGATATACCAGTGATTGCCAGCACTCAGTTCAACCGGGATGTGGCTAGTAATAGCAGGACATCTGTGGATGCTGCGAATGTTGGGATTACGGATGTCATCGGGTGGAATTGCTCTGTGATGTTTGCGTTATTTCAAACAGAAGATATGAAGGAAGATAAAATCATGGGTTTTCGTCCTTTGAAATTACGGGAGGGGGAGGGACATGATTTTTTCTCTAAATGGGATTTTGGTACTATGGATTTTTCGCAAGATGACATAGATACGACGGGGGATTTCCAGGATGGTGATTATGATTATGTTCCTGAGTCAGAGGATGGAGAGGACGACGACGACACGTTGTTCTAGGGTTGGTTGAATTCGGCGGATGCCAGAGAGCTGTTAGAGAGGCTAGGGTGTCGTAGGATACGTGTTTCCGGTGGTGAGATCATGTGTTCGTGTCCCTTTCCTGAAAGCCATTCACGAGGGGATCGTCGCCCATCTTTTTCTTCGGCTATAAACAGTGAAGGGGGTAGTCCGTATTTCTGTTTTGCGTGTCATGCGTCTGGTACATTAGAGGGGTTGGCCGTGGGAAATGGCCATGTTGATCTTGTGCCGGATTGGAAGCCCAAAAGGGTGCAGAATAGATCGTGGTTGAGTGTACCGTCTACGAATGCTGGTAAATTTCGCCATTTGTACAAGCAGAAGCGAAAACCTGTTTTGTTCAAGGATGACTATCTGGAGCCGTTTACAGGCGTTCTGTCGGGTTATTTTAAGAGGCGAGGTATATTACTAGAAACTGCGAGAGCGTGGGAGCTGGGGCTCGACAAGTGGAATCAGAGGGCGATTATACCAGTTAGGGATTATGAGGGCAGGCTGGCCTTGGTGATTGGTAGAGATGTCACGGGTAAGTCTTATGTGAAATACAGCAATTATGTGCTCGACCGAAAAAATAAGCGGATGGTGCCGTTTATCGATCACAGTAGGGAAGATGATTTCATTTCACCATTGAAGAGTTATGTCCTGTACGGCGAGCACAAGGCGTGGAGGGTGGCTCACGGTGAGTCTGATAGGTGTAGTGACGATTTGGTAGTGGTTGAGGGTGCGCTTGATACTCTTATGTTGTGGCAGTATGGCTGGAATGCTGTGGCTATTCTCGGATCAAAGCCCAGTGATGTTCAGATTGAAAAGTTGATTACTTTGGTGCCACGAAAGAAGAAGCTTATCGTCATGGGGGATGGCGATAAGGCGGGTAGAATGATGACCGAGGAGTTGGGAAGGAAAATCGGAGGCAGGATACCTGTTTTCGACGCAAAGATGGGTGATGGAAAAGATCCTGGAGAGTCAACCAAAGACGAAATAGCTGACTTAATCAGCAGGTGTTGTTTTGTTGGGTTGACGGTTTCTGGGTGATCGATTAGGTTTGATTCAACGTCCCAGCAAAAAGGGATAAACATAGTGGCCTAAATGGGTCCAAAATGAGTGCGAGTAGCACGAGGAGGAAATCATGGCTGAATGGTACAAGAGAAATCCCGATCAAGGTGATATTGACAGTGCAAAGAAGGAGAGTCAGTCAAAGTCTGCTCGACGTTTCTATCTAAAGGAAAAAGAGTCGAAGCATGTTGTGTTTTTGGATGACGAAGTTTTTTCGGTCTGGGAGCATAATCCGGTTATTAATGGTAGTGAGTTTTGGCATTTTTTCACTTGTCGAAAAGGGGTTGATCCGTCGGATCCAGTGTGTCCTATGTGTGCGGCTGGAATAGCTAGGACGTATACAGGGTATTTGACGATTTTGGACAACACAGGATGGAAAAACAAAAAAGGCGATATTATAAAAAACAATCGTCAATTGTTTCCGATGACGCTTAAGAGCTTAGAGCGATACAATGTCATCAAAGCAAAGAAGACAAGTTTGGTTGGTGCACGTTTTGAGTTAACGAGAACATCAAAGGATGCATTGAAACTTGGAGACATGTGGGATTTTGAAACTTACGTCAAACCGTTTGAGGATGAACAATTCTGGTTTGACAGTAAAATTCAGAACAAGAAACTTCCGCCAGAGCCGTTCGATTACATGGAGGTACTGAAGCCTCTTTCGTCTGAAGAAATGAGGATGGTATTAGATGGTGTGGTGCTAAGAGGCAAAAAGGGCGAGGATGACACAGGAACCGAGGGTGGTGGAGACGAGGACGAGTTGTATTGATTGTGGTGTAGGATCTAAGAGAAAGAAGATTAAGGATGCATGTCAAGATTGCGGATTGGGCGTGGTTTTCATTAAGCGAATTTCCAGCCAGTAAGCTTTCAATGTTAAAGCGAGAATTAACCGTCAAACCACGGCGCACGAGTGTTCATCAAAAAGTAGATCCTGAGCCAATAAAATTGTATCGAGAGAGCAGGGGGCACATAGGTGTGCCCCGCTCTTTCTTTACTCAACAGGTGGCATTATCAGGAAGGAAACATCACATAGATGATCAGACGTCAGTCGGGCGGGAGCTGGATATAAAGTTTAATGGTGAGTTGAAGGAAGATCAAAAGAGAGGAATGGCAAAGGTTATCGAGGACAGGGATAGTGGCAGTTATGGTGGTATTATTCAGGCAGCTCCAGGATGGGGAAAAACTGTAGCGGCGTTAGGTGTATGGAGTGCATTCAACACTACGGCTGTGGTGTTGGTACAAAAAGAATTTTTATTAAATCAGTGGGTGAAGCGGATTGAGCAGTTCATGCCAGATGCTTGTATTGGTATAATTCAAAAAGACAAGTGTGAATACGGGGAGGATTTTGACATAACTGTGGCGATGCTTCAGACGTTGTCAAGGCGTATGGCAGAATATCCTGATGACATGTGGAGTAGCTTTGGTTTGTTGATAAGTGATGAGTGCCATCGTGTTTCAGCTCCAAGCTGGGTGAGTATAGCTCCTAATTTTAGAGCACGTTATCGTTTGGGTTTGTCAGCAACCCCACGTCGAAAAGATGGAACAGAGGATGTGTTCCTCTTGCATTTGGGGAATATTATTTATCGGTCCAGGGCAAGGCGGGTAGTGCCTAGATTGAGAAGGATTTTCACTTCATTCAAGCCAACAAAAACAAGAACTTTTGATTTGGATAGAATGAGTAGAGAGATTCAGTTGAGGCACATTTGCAAGAGCCCAGTCAGAAATGATCTGATAATATCAGAGGCGTTGAAGGCGATTGGGGCGGGACGGAAGATTATGGTGTTGAGTGAGAGAAGAAATCATTTGGAGATTTTGAAAGAGAAATTTGATGGTTTGAAAATGGAGAAAATTACGTCTGATTTCTATGTTGGTGGGATGAAACAATCGGCTTTGGATGAGGCGGAAAAAGCTGACATACTGTTTTGTACTTATCAGATGACGAAAGAGGCTTTGGATATTCCAGCTCTTGATACTGTTTTTCTTACGACTCCAGTTGGCGATGTGGAGCAGGCGGTGGGCCGTATTATGCGGGAATATGAGGGCAAGAAGAATCCGATAATAACGGATTTCATTGATGAGCATGTATCCAGGTTTGCACAGGCGTGGAACACGAGAAAAAGGTTCTACATCAAAGAGGGTATGTTCAAAGACAAATAGTCCAGAAAGGATTGGATCGAAAATGGTTGAAAAAAGGGAGTTTTATAAGTGGATACGTGAACAGCAATACAGAGATGATGCTGTTGGATGGTTTGGTCGATGGTGTAAGAGAATTTTTTTGAAGACAGAGTCTTTTGAGCCTTTTGCGGATAAAATCAATGCATGGCTTTCTTTTATTAAAGATCATGCGAAGAAAAACAAGGCCATGGTGTCTTCTGTTTTTTTAACTGCTTGGAAGGAGTTTGAGAGTGAGGAGTTGGTTGTTGATTCCACAGAGCCAGAGTCTTCTGATGTCATGGTGGTTAGATCTACGATTGCGAATTTGAATAAAGTCATAAAAGGCAATCATGAGAGTGGGGAATTTGAAAAAGAAGAAGAGATTTCTGTTACAAAATTCAAAGGTCCTACGGCGACGGTAGGTGTTCGTCAGAGGATAACCATATCTCATCGTAGCGATTGGTTTCAGCTGGGTGTGATGTTGTCGGTACCTTGCTATCCCGAGGAGATAGAGAAAGCTTTTGAGTTTGCTGACAAGTGGGTGACAGAGCGGATTCGACGAGAGGAGCAGGGTATTCGGGGTAATGGTGTGCCGGAAAAGCTGGAAGAGGAGTATGAGGAGGTTCAGAAGTCAGATACAGTAATAGGGCAGGTTGAAGGTGATGGCAAGGGGGATGAAAAGGTAGAAACAGAAATTGAGGAGTCGTCTGATTTCAAGCTGGAATCTCCAGGTGAGTCGGAAGATTTTGGTATATAGAAAACAGGAGACGACGAGATGGCAGACAAGAAGAAACAGAAAAAGAAATTATTATCGCACGGGATAAAGGGTTCGAGGGCGGAAAAGCTATCGTCTGTTGTGGCGAACGTGAACAAGGAGTACAAAACTCCGGTTATGCAAATGTCTCATGATGATAGTTTTGTTGTGCCACGGGTAACGACGTCTGTATGGGGACTTGATGCAAAGACAAACGGGGGGTTTCCTTTTGGCAGAGTGGTTTCTTTGTATGGACCTAAAAGTGGTGGCAAGACAACGATGTATTTGCGGGCCGTGGGAGAAGCGCAAAAGCTTTGTGCAAACTGTTATCAACCTGGAGAGTTTAAACCAGGCAAATTGGAGATGCCTAATTTAGAGACGGGTGAAGTAAAGAAAATATCAACAGATGTGATTGTCAGTTGTCCATGTGGGAAACCGAGAGACATGGTTGTGTTGTGGGTGGATGCCGAGGGTGTTTGGTTGACGGAATGGGCAAAGAAGATGGGTGTGAGAGTAGAGAAAACGATTGTGTTACGTCCGTCTTTTGGCGAGCAAGCGTACGATATTGTTACTGCGTTTGTTGCGGTGAAAGAAGTTGATGTGATTGTGATCGATTCGTTGGCAGCTTTGGTGCCGGTTGTAGAGCGAGATGAGGGGATGCAAGTGATACAACAGGGTGCAGCGGCAAGGATGAACAACAAGTTCATTCGTAAGATTGTTTCTGGCATGAATGAAGCTCATCAAAGTGGTCGTCCAATTTCATTGTGGTTGATTAACCAGTATCGAGAGAAAATAGGGGTATTATTCGGCAGTCCCGATTGCGTTCCGGGAGGAAAGGGCCAGGGTTTTGCCACGTCTTTGGAAGTTGAAATGCGACCAGGTCAGATAAAGGTGGACAAGGATACAGGTGAGGTGATGCTTGGTGAGTTTAGGTATGTGGTAAAGAAAAACAAGCTGGGTGTACCGGGGGGCAGGGGAACATTTTTACAGACTATGATGGACACTGATTTGTTTAAAATCGGTGATTTGATGGAGCATGAGGAGGTGATTGCTGAGGCTGAGACCATGGGTTTTGTTGCTCGTCCGACAAAAGTCACATATGAATATGAAGGAGTGAAGTATCGTGGTGTTTCTCAGTTGATGCGATTTTTTGGTGAGAATCCTGAGAAGTATGAGGAGCTGAGAAGGAATATGCTTGCAGAACGGTTAGGTCTTGATCGGTGAAAAAATACAAAAAAGTTGCTTCGCTTATTCGTCAAATATTAGAGGTGGGCAAGGGTGTCGAGAGTGTGTTTTACGACAGGGTACAGAGACAGCTTTTGGTAAGGTTTGTTTCGGCGCATGACTGGGTAACTTTTATCGAAGACACTGATTTGCCTATAATTTTTAAACAGTCTTATACGATTACCGATATGGAAAGTGCGGAGTCGAGCGATAGGTATGCGGTTAACTGGGATTGTGATCAGATAGACAAGGGGAAAAGAGAGCGAAAACAGTTTGATTTTTCCCAAGGCGTTGAGAAGAGGGCTAGGGGGCGCGTGACGGAGCAGGAGGAGGAAGGGGCTGGTATGATAGGGGGAGAGCGTCATGTGGGTTCTGGAGCCATCTCCGGGCTCAAGTCGGATGCCTCTAGCAAGGTGTGGCAGCAGGAAGCGAAGCAAACTGCGAGCAAGTCTTTTCGGGTGACGCTTAATATGTTGGCAAAGATTTCTGAGGAGGCTCGTTTACAGGGGAAGCGGGCGATGGTTTTTTTGAGATTTACCGAAGTGCCTGATGTTATGAATATGGAAGAGGATTGGATTTTGATTCCAAGATCGGCTTTTGAGGCCAAAGTAAAATAGAAAGCAGTATAGAGTGCTTGTTACGAAACACATATGGGATAGATATGGTGAGATCTATAAAGATCTATCTGATTTTCAGAAGGAAAGTTTGGATAAGGAGGTTGGTTCGATAGCGACGTGGGCGGAGCGGCGCAGTGTTTATATCGTTGGTGCAGAGCGGGAAAAGAGAGATGTTCATAGGGTGTATGAGATAGATGGAGAAGTGCGAGAGCGGTTGACAGAGGAGATGGTTCGTCCGTTGGAGAAAGCCAATATTGATGGGTTGAAGTTCGTAGATAGACGTATTGTGGATGGGTATAGAATTCTTAAAAAGTTGGATATAGAGAGACCGTCTATCGTTTTGTTTTGTACGTATTTTTTGTGCATTCATAGGCATAGTAAGAGGGAAGAGAAGTACAGATCTAATATAGATGCATGGTGGAGCACATTGTTGGTGTCACAACGGATGGAAAGTACTTGTCGAATTGCTGTCAGATATGAACATCCGGATAGGTTTGGGCCGGGAATCAAAAAGCATAAGGATCACACGTCAATACTCTACGGGAAAAGTACATGGCGGGCTGAGTTGGTGCGTAGGGGAGTGATTGGCAGAAAGGCAGGAGGAAAGGATGGCAACAGAGGAAGTTCAAATAGTAGAGGAACGATGCGACAGGTGTCGTATACTGTTGATGACAACGAAAAAAGTAAACGGAAAAACGGCGACGATGGTTCACGCAACAGCGACGGGACCGTTGATTCTAAAACACGAGGAAGAGTTGATCATAAATTACGATCAGATTTGCGAACAATGTCTCTCCCATATCCTGAACCTAACAAAGAGGATGGGGTGCGTCGACAGGACTAGGGGTGGTAGACCAAGAAAGAAGAGGAAGAAACAATGCTGACTTTGGATATGACGGATGATCAGCTTTTTGGCACGTTGCAGGCAGTGATAAAGAAGCGAGTTCCGAAGTTCAAAATCAAGTACAAGGATGAGAGTAAGTGGCAAAAATTTATTGGGAAGATCGCTTTTTTCAATAAAGGGTACATGACGGATTACACGACAACGCTTGGCAGTACTGTGTATTTTCCATCGAGAGAATTTGTACGTGAGTCTAATATGCGGGCGTTTAAGATCTTGGCGCATGAGTATGTGCATATTTTGGACAGGCAGAAGTTGCCTATTGTTTTTGAGTTGTTGTATGTTTTTCCTCAGTTTTTATCTATGTTTTCATTGTTGGCTATTTTGTCTTTCTTTTTTGGTATGTGGTGGCTGTTGTCGTTGGTTGCATTGCTTGCGTTGTTGCCGTGGCCAGCGGTTGGGAGGACGTCTATAGAGATGAGAGGCTATGCGATGAACATAGCTATCAACATTTGGAGACATGGACACTTGTCAGCTAATACAAAAAAATGGCTTACGGAGACATTTACTGGGTCTAATTATTATTACATGTGGCCTTACGAAGATGCTGTGAGGCTTATGATAGAAGATGAGGAGGCATTGGTTTACAACGTTGATTCGACGATGGATGCGAATTCTATTTTGCAACATTCGGATGCGTATCAGGATGTTTATGAGTTATTGACAGGTATTGAGTACGACGGATAGGAAGGATCGGAAAATGGGTAATATAAGAAGTAGATGGGTTCGTTATCGAGACATGGGTGGTCCGAGATATTTGGGTAAAAAGGAGAATGGTAAGTTTTTGCATGTGTATAATCCTGCAAAACCTTGGGGGGTGTGGTCTCAGGTTCTGGGCGTGATAGCAAGGTGTGAAGGTCGACATGATACGGTTGTGATGTATGACGAGACAGGGGTGACTGCTGGGGCTTTCCAGTGGACGTTTAAGTCTGGTCGTTTACAGAGGTTGTTGCAATTCTTCAAAAGTGTACCGCATATTAATTTTGAGTCAGATCTGGAGACTTCTTTGTTTGAAGATTTTTTCATGACTGACGACGGAGGTCAGGTTTTTGAGTCGTTTGGTTTTCGGATCGAAGGTGGAAAATTTGTCAGGGTAGAGTCGGGGAAGGCTATGCATCCTGGTGTGCCACACCAACAGAAAACTATAGTTGATACTTGTATGGGACGTCGTTCTTTACTGGGGTACAACGACGAAAGGAAATTTGCCCTTTCGCTTTGCACACTTTTTGCTACTTTGTTTCAGGAGCCGTTGGTTCAGGCTGCGATGGTGGAGTATGCGAAGATTGAGTTGAAGCAAGCGTTGGACGTTCGCCGGAAGCCTTTAAAGTCGGTAGGTGGAACGATAAATCATCTCATTCCATCGGAGACTTGGGGATCTCCTATTCCTGCAATTTTTTTCAATCTCAATCATAATTCGCCAGCGGGTTCGTATCTTTTGTACAAGAGGGCTATGGAGGAGGCGGCTAAAAAAGGTGTTGTCCTCATGACGAATGATGGGTACGAGTTGGCAGGAGATGGCTACGTGGATGAAACGACTGAGGATCTTTTGGAGATTATTTGGAGGCGATTATGTAAGAGTAGGTATGCGGATTGGGGGTTCAAGAGTAAACAGTATTTGGCGAGCAAAGGTAAAAATCCACCGCGTATTTTGAACATAGGCTCTGCTATCAAGGAGTTTTATGGTCCCGGAAGTGTACCGCCCTACATTGGGAGACTTTAGCCGCAAGGGATTGGTTGTCATGGAAGCTGAAGTTGAAGATTTGGAATTAGTTGAGTTAGCTTTTTCAGGATTTTTGGACAGTGAAGAGGTCGAGCAAGCTGAGTTGGTTTTTTCAGGTTTTTTGGAGACTGAAAAGGAATCTGTGTCTACTGTTCCGACGCGGGTTAAATTGCCTGATGATCGAAAATCAATCACACACAAATTTGTTATTCCGGGAGGGCTTGAGACGTTTGATGAGGTGAAAGTTGGAGGTCGGATTCTGTATGAGAAGAAGGTTGCTGATTTTGTGGGATATGTCACGGTGGGGATATATGACGATGGGAAGCCGGGTGAAGTTTTCTTAACTGTTGGTAAAGCTGGTGATATTTGGAAAGCTTATGACGTCTCGATGGTGGCGATTTCTATCGCTTTGCAGCACGGTGTTCCGGTTGATGTTTTTGCAGAGAAGTTCACTGGGATGAGGTATGAGCCGAGAGGAGTCACGATGTCTCCAGATATTCCTATCGCGAAGTCAGTAGCGGATTATTTGGGTAGATGGTTGGGGATGAAATTTCCTAAGAAGGAGACGGATGATGGGAATGGCGGAAATAGCGAAGGAGTTACGGATTCAGCGGAATGAGAAGGCAGGACGTAGATTATTCCAGTACATCCAAGAGACACAGGAGATAAAGGAGAAACCACCATTGAAGGTGGGCGATAGTTTTCGAGCCAGTAGTTTGCCTTATTTGTGTCCACGAGAAGAGGTTTTGGCGAGCAAATATGATGTCATTCGGGCAGAGATCATACCTCCTTCGTTGCATATTACGTATCAGATTGGACATCTTTTTCATGATCTTTATCGTGATTTTTATTTTGGGCCAGGGCAAGAGTGGGTTGGCGCGTGGGAGTGTGTGAGGTGTGGTTGGAATACTGATAAGGCTGGGTTATCGAAGTGTCCAGGCAAGAGGAGAAAGGGGAAGCTGGCGACGATGCCAAGCGAATGTGGGGGGTGTGGAGCACCGTTTATCAGACAGAAAGGAATGTCAGAGCAGACACGGCTTTGTGGCACGTTTATGGAGTGGCTTGTTCATGACGACAAGTTGGGGCTCCATGGGCATCCGGATGGGTGGAGCAGGAGGGTTGATGTACCTCGTGTGTTGGTTGATTTGAAAAGCCATGGTTTTACAGGGTTCTTGACACGTAAGGCAATCAGGGATGGACATGATTTGCAGGTGTGGGCATATCAGTACATGTGTGGAGACAGGAATGGTGAGGTGTGGTACATGAATAAGTCACCATGGGGCGATTCTTCGGCGTTCTTAAGGGATATAGTTGTGCCGTACAGCAAGGAACAATTTCGCGATCTGATTCGGAAGCCTTTGGATCAAATGCATGATGGGATTGCGGGTGGAAAGTTGCCGGAGCGCAAATGTGTTCATCCAGATAGTGTGAATGCCAGTGTTTGCCAGTTGGTTGATGTTTGTTTTGAGTAGCAAAGTCTTGCAGTCTATGAATACGTCACGTAAGGTGGGGCTGTGTCTTGAGAGATGTTGATGGAGAAGGAGTGGATTTTTGACAAATCAAAACAGTGAAGTTATTAGCAGGGTTGAGGGTAGGGGAATGATCCCTGTTTTGCCCAAAGGTGTGTTTTTGTTGTTGGACGAGATGGACCGTGAAACGATGTCGCCAGGTGGTATTATTCTGTTACCAGAGACGACGGGGGATGAGGCTACCAGACAAGCGACGGTTGTTAGTGTGGGCAAAGATGTTCAGCTTGTGAAGAAGAAAGATCGGGTATTGGTTGGCAAGTATTACGGTCAGCAAATACCGCATGATGACGATGAGGTTTGTAAACTGATTTTGGTGACGGAAGATCAGATTGAGGCTTTGATCGAGTAGGTAATGATGCACAGTGTTGTGGGGTTAGATCTGTCATTGGCAAACACGGGGATGTGTTTTATTCCTGCTCATTGGGAAGGGGATATGGACAGTTTGCGTTTGATGTCGATCAGGACGACGCGAAAAGAAGCAGCTTATGGAAAACCTCATATTATAGCGAGGCTTGAGACCGAACGATACTTGGAGATTGCTGAGAGAGTTGTTGGGTTTGTCAAAGAGGTTGGTTGTTCGGGTGGTATCGTCAAAGAAAATTATGCTTATTCTCCTGTTCGCAGCAAGAATGGACATCCTGTGCAGTCGGCGTCTGTTACGCGATTGGCCGAACTTGGAGGGGTGATTCGTTCTCAGGTTTTGATGGCATGTCATACACCTGTTGTTTCAGTGGCGGTCAATTCGGCACGGAAGTTTCTGACGGGTGGAATTAAACGTGGGAAGCAAAAAGAACAGGTTGATCGTTTTTTACAGGGGAGTGGTTTGCGGTTTAATAACTGGGACGAGATGGATGCTTTTGTTGTGGCTTATTATTGGTATGGGAAAATCAACGAGGAACGGAGTAGGTTTCTACGTCAATCGGAACTAAAGTTGTAGCTTGTTCGGGGTAGTAATGGAGATAGAGCGTGCACAGAGGATTAAATGTTTGGATTGGTTCTGGAAATATTGCGAGTGATTTATCATATGGGAAAACACATGGTGGAGATGATGCTTGTAATTTCCGTTTAGCGGTAGAGCAGGCATATAAGCAGGTCTTGTATGTCAGGGTGAATATCTATGGTCGCAATGTTTTTGCGTGTGAACGAAACAAGTTAATGAAAGGTGATTACGTAAGCATCGAAGGGGAGTTGATGAACCGGAAGGGGCAGGAGGATACGTTAACTGAGGTCAGGTGTAAGGACATTGTTTTTCACAGTCGAAACAGGAGAGAAAGTTATGGCAACAGATAGTAATTTGAAAGTGGTCGGAGATGTTGATGAGCATGGGGGCGAGGTTCCGTATGCCGAGATCAGATCTCAGGTTATCAAACTTAAAGAGGAGATGGATCGTTCTCGGTGGCAGCTGGCTGAGTGCCTGTACCGTGTGCATGATGAAAATATTTTTCAACGGTGGGGGTATAATAATTTCGAGCAGTATATCGAAAATGAAGTCCAGATGAACGTTAGGACATCGCAGTATCTGGTGGCCATGTATAATTGGTTTGTTGCGTACCTTGGTCCGAAAGTGAAGAAAAAAGGTAAAAAAGTTTACGAGCAGATGATAAGTGATGTCAAAGAGATTGGCTGGACGAAAGCACGATACCTTGTGGGAGTTGTGGAGGAGGACAACGTGATGGAGTGGCTTGAAAAAGCCAAGGAGTTGACGGGGGTAGAATTGCAGATGGAGGCCAAGCGTCTTCTTGTTGAGGAAGCTGGAGGGGATCCTAAGAAGGTCAAAGATTCTAAATCGTTTACTGCGACGATGATGGATGATCAACGTATGATAGTAGATCAGGCTATAGAGTTGGCGTCCAAGACTGCTGAGAGTAAGAAGAAAGGTCATTTGTTGTCTTTGATTTGTCAGGATTATGTAGCTACGAATATGGCGCAGAGCGAAGGAGGGCAGAAAAATAAGTCGAAGTATTTTGACAAGATTGCGACACAGTTTGGCGTCAAGTTTGTTGCGGTAGATCAAACGACAGAAAAAATAGTACATGGACGAGCGTTGTATAACAAGTTGGTTCAAAAATTGGGAGAGTAGGCAGAGATCCCGGAAAAGGAGAGATGGATTATGGCTTCAATGGTGGCGTTGAGTAAGATCAGGATTCCAAACAACATTCGGACGATTGACGGAGTAACGGATTTGCGAGAGACGATGTTGTCTGAATTTCCCCTGGATGAGAAGGCGAAGATTTTACAACTTGCAGAGAGTATCAAGGAGCATGGTTTATTGCAGCCTTTGGTAGTCAAAGATTTGGGTAGGGGTAATTTTCGTTTAATTGCTGGATTCAGGCGTTATAAAGCAGTTCAGTACAATGGCATGAGGTCGGTGGATGTAAAGTCTATCAAGGGGAAGACGGAAGACGAGATAGTTTTGAAGCTCGTTGAGAATATTCACCGGCAAGATCTCAATCCTCTTGATATAGCTAATGGGCTGGAAGAGATCAAACGTGTCAAGGGACTCAGAAAACAATCTGCGTTGGCGAGTTTGATTCATAAATCGCAGGGGTGGGTTTCTCAGTATTTGTCTTTATTGGACGTGGACGATGCTGTGAAGCAGAAGATTTTATCTGGAGAGATGGGGATGACAGCGGCGAGGACTGTTTCTGCGTTATCCAAGGATGAACAGGCTGAGGCGATAAAAAAAGCGGAAGAAGAGGCAGAGGCGGCGGGGAAGAAAAAGGTAACGACAAAAGGTGTGAGACGTCAGGTAGCAAAGAGTAAGGATAAGAAAAAGAAGAAACAAGTCGAGATGAAGACTGTTTCCGAGAGAGAGAAAGAGCAAAAAGAAGTTCTCGTGAAAGATTTCCTGGATGTTCATTTTGGAGATCAGATGATTTCGACAGAAGCCAAAGATCTTGTTATTGCTTTCTGGGATTACCTCATGTCTAAAGATCGGTTGTATATTGAAAAGTAAATCTTCGTCCATCGGGGCGGTCAGGGTGTTGAATGCCTAGAATTTTATATGTTCCCTTGGTCAGTCAGCAAACGCTGGATGGCAACGAGGGGTTCCGTGAGTTTTTTGATTTTTCTACATATTTAAGGGACAAAGGGGAAGATATATATTGGTATGTGGTTTTGCCTCAGTGGGTTCAGGATGGGCTCCGTGGGCATGATCGTATGCAGTACGTGTATATTGATAACACGAGAGATTATTTAGTGAACAGTATTGCGGGATTTCCAGCATATGAGATAGCTCAGTATTTTGCGAGGAGAGGTGGACGTTTTGTGGTCGATGCAGTGTTGTCGAATTGTGTCCAGTATGCTGGTTATTTGTCCTGTTTGTTGAATGATCCAGTGAGAAAATCTTCGTTGCCTGTGGTGATTCGAGATCATAATGAAGATGTTGACTTCAGAATAGTCGATAACGTGAATACGTGGTTGTTGTTGGCGAGCAATTATGTCAGCTGTCATACTGCGTTGTGTTCGGAAACGGAGAGACAGGTGTTGTCTACCTTTGTGTCGCGGAAGACAAACCCGTCTATGAGTAAGGTTTTTAGAGATAGATCCTTTTTTTGGCCAAGGGCTCATGATTTGTCTAAAGTGCTTCAGGTTGTTGAAGAACAGTCAGAGGTGAAGAAGGCGAGGGAATGTCCGGTTTTGTTATGTGGGGGTGATTTCAACTTTGTAGCTAACAAACGATTTGAGATGAAGGTAGCCAGGAAGCTGTTTGTGATTACGCCGATCAAGGTACTGGTGGCGTCATGGTCGCCTCGGTACAAAGTTGAAAAAGTTTTTCCGCAACTTGATCGATCTTTTATCCAAGGTATCAATGCGAGGATGGGGCTGGAGGTCTATTGTCGTAGTTTGGCGAGTGCACATTTGTTTGTTTCGTGTGCATCAGAATTTGATCTTGCGGCACATGAAGAGGAGATAGGTCGATTATTGTATGGGATGGTGGGGATTTTTCCTCATGAGCCTTGGGTTATTTCCAGGTTAGGAAAGGACTATCCGTTTTATTACAATACTGGGAATGCGGATGAGGCCACGGTGTTGGCGGAGTGGATAGTTACGAATTATGACGAGGCAGTGGAAATGATCTTTCCTTTGATATTGAGGTTACGAGATGAGCAAAGGTTGAGCAAGGTTTCTGGGCAAGTGTGGGAAGAGATCAGTATGTTGATCAGAAATCAGTATCGTGTACACCTGGATCGATCAGGGAAAGATGGTAAGCTAACGTTGTTTCAGGTGGTTGAGAAGGTTGCAAAGGGGCTCGGTAACGAGTTTCATTTGGATGTTTTTCTCGATGTGATTGAAGAACATTTGCCATGGCTGAAGCCGTGGGGTAGGAAAAATAGTTTGAAAGTGCTTGGTGATGTTCCTCAATCTTTGCCGACGTTGTATGATTTGCGAGAGATACTTGATAATCTTGGGTGGGTGGACACCTGTGATCAGGCGAATATTATAGTTCGTAAGGAGTAGGTTGTGGCTGGCAAAAAGAAGAAAGATTTACCTGTTTTTGTAAAGGAAGAGAGTGGCTCGGTTGATGACGACATGAAAGAGCTTGGTGTGGAATTATCCAAGACTTTGCCGACCTATGATGTGCCGATAGAGCTTGTTACCAAAAATGATTTCAATCCGAACGAAATGGATGATGATACCTTCAATCGGCTTGTCAAGGAGATTGAAGAGACTGGTATGGTAAGTGCGATACAGGTAGTACCGTCGCCGGGTGGCAAGTTCACAATCATCGGAGGTGAGCATAGATGGCAAGCTCTCCAGACGTTGGGTTGGCAGAAGATCCCGTGTAACATTTTGACAGATGAACGTTTCATGGATGTCGATTTACAAGAGTTGTTGACAGTGAGATTGAATGTCATTCACGGTAAGTTGAATCCTGATAAGTTTATCAAACTGTATGAGAAGAAGGTTGAGAAGTACGGAGAGGATCAGTTGCAGGCGTTGTTTGGGTTTACTTCCAGCGATGCCTGGAAGAAGATTACACAAGGTGTGGAGAAGGCAGTCAAGGAGTCAGGCATTGGCGGGGATGGCTTGCTGGCTGCGTTGAAGGATAAGACGAAGAAGGTCAAGAGCGTAGATGGCTTGGGAAAGATTTTGAACAATCTTTTTCGTCAATATGGTTCTGATTTGAAACATAGTTTCATGATATTTACATATGGTGGTAAACAGCATCTCTATGTGATGTTGTCACCTCTAGCGTTGCAGGGGTTGGAGGTGCTTATGGCTAAATGTAGGGACGAGAGTAGAGATATGAATGACTTGATTGTGCCTATGTTAGAACGTTTGGCTGGCGAGGATAAATCAAAAGGGGACGTGGAAGGTTGAACAATGCGGAATTGTGTAGGTGAGCCAGTTATCTTAACGATAGGTGGAAAAGTTGCAGAAAAAAAATCTGATGGAAAATTAACAGGCAAGATGATCGCGTTCAAGGAGGGGGATTTGGGAATCGTGGTAGGTAACAAGGGGAAGGTGGGGGGACGTCAGGTTTACTCAGTGTGCATACCAGGTGGGGTTATTACCTTGAATGATCGGGCTGTAGATTTTCCGGAAAATAATGAGTTGAAGATTTCTCACGAGGCTATGTTGAGAGCGCACCCTGATTATAGAGTGAAGGAGGAGGACAAGAAAACAGGTGCCGAGTATTGATGGACAATGTAATACATTTCCCTGTGGGTAAGCGTATGTCGTCCAGGGTGGCCGAGGAGCGGCTTGGGAGCATTGTCATGTATCGGATTCCCGAGGCGGTTGAGGGCCGGGCTGAGTGGCTTGAGCGTTGGTTGACGAAGAAGTTTGTATTGTTTGGCTGGGAGCCGGTCAAAGAAGGGCTTGTGAAGAGTATGAAAAGTGGTCGAGTGAAGCATCTGATTGCTCAAGTCTCGACAGAAGATATTGGCAGGGGGGTGAGGCCAAAGGTTGAGTTGGGTTGTGGATTTGATCTGGTACCAGTGTTCAATTGGGACAGTTGCAAAGAGGCTGTGAAGTCTACTCCAGTAACTGTGTTGAGTATTGACCAGTCGTCATATTTTAGGATGTGTAAAAAGTGCCAAGAATGGGAACGACGGATACAGCAGATGAAACAAAGTTGAGTCTTGTTATCTTGGATGGCAAGATGATTGTCGAGAGTGCGGTATTGGCGTGGTCGCCAGGTGTGATACAAAAAATCATTCCTAAACGACAGCCGGATCGGGCCAAAGGTAGGGAAGCGGCGTGGATCATCGCGTTGGGGAAAAGACGGGCATTTGGGAATCATGTAGTCCAGCTTTGGAAGAAGATGAATGCGTCGGGGGGCAAAAATGAGGAAGAAGTATATTCCTTTTTTGCGTTGGTCGGTATTGGCAGGAGGTGGGTCGAAAATAGTGATGTTAGATGGTGTCTGTACAGAGGAGAGAGAAAGTTGGTTGCAGGAAAGATGATGTGAGGAGGAGAGAATGTTGTCAGATCGGATGAAGCCATTGATGAGTAGTGCTGGACGTGACTGGGAAACGCCACCTGAATTGTTTGATCCATTAAATGAGTTGTTTGATTTTGATTTGGATGTGTGTGCGACGAAAGAGAATACAAAAACTGAGAAGTTTATTTCTCCAGAGGATGACGCTTTTTCTACAGAGTGGGATGGGGCGAGGATGTGGATGAATCCTCCATATGGAAAAGGCGAGAAGAGGTGTAAGTATCCGCTGGATAAATGTGCTAAGAAAAAATGTGTTGAGCGAGGTCACCATTTACTTCAGGATTCGCCGGGTATTGGTGAGTGGGTCAATCGTGCTTACGAACAGGTAGAGAAGCATGGTTCGACGGTGGCGTGCTTGCTACCAGCAAGGACAGATACGAGATGGTTTCAAGCAGTGTGGGATCATGCAGCGTTGATATGTTTTTTCCGGGGTAGGTACAAATTTGTTGGTGCGGATTCTGGTGCAACGTTCCCCTCTGTGTTAGCTGTTTTCTCTGCGAGAGAACTTCCGGACAGTATCTATGAGGGGATGACTTTGCTTGGTAATGTGATAGATCCTCGTGAGGGGATGGTCATGATTTTTGATAGTAAACGAACTTAATTTCATCTTTGTTGATAATTGTTTCCTATTGTGATACTCTGTATATTGATAGTTCTATACCTGGTGAGACACCGGAAGGAGAAAAAATGGGAAGAAGAAAACAGCAAACAATCATTGAGGATGGCGAGAAGATAAAAATCATTTCGCGATCAAGATCTCACATGAATCATCCGAATGGGTTCACTGTGGAGATTGATGGTAAACGGTACCATAGTCCATTACTGGAGAGACAGGCTGCTATTGATTCTGCCTTGGGATTGTGGCGGGAGGAAAGGCGAGCTGTAGCCATGGGAGATCAGTTATGGGGAGGTGTTCAGGCGCATAAAAGGTGGGAGAATGAGCTGAAGAAAAGTCGCCAACAAACGATCATTGAGGATGAGGAGAATTGTGGCGAGAAAATTATGATCGTATCTTGGAGGAAAACTAAGAGTGGTTTTGGAGTGGAAGTCAATGGTCGGCAATTTAGTAGTAAAATCAATGATCGGCGTATGGCTATTGAGTCTGCAATAGCGCGATGGCGGAGAAAAAAAGGCCATGGTATGGAGTGCACGGGGGCAGATTTAGTGGGTAGGACAATTGTGCGAGTATTTTTTCAGAAGGCTACTACAGAGACGGGTCAAGTTGATGAGTTTGTTCAAATTGAGCTGGATGATGGGACTAGAATTTATCCTATGGTACAGGAGTGTTCTCCCGATAGGCATGATCCACATGCCGTTGTGTTGATGAGGGTGAAATGATTAAAGGGTGGAAGAAATTGACACGAGTGGGAAAACGGCCCAAAGGGGAAGTGAAATGACAATATGTAAATTGACAGAGGCACAATCGGATTTGCTTGCAGTGTCGGATCGAATGAAGGTTGGTGATTGGTATCGGTATTATACGCGGCATGAAGACAAGGAGGTTCGAGAGGAATTTCAGGCTGAGAAAAATATTGAGGGTACTCATGCGTGGGCTATTCGTATTGCGTTTACAGTGGTGCGGGGGCACCCTAGTTATCGGCCATGTGATCAGGATTGTGAGAAGGCAAAGAAGATTTTGTCAACGGTAGGTTCCTACCGAGGGTAGAAAGTTTTTAGCATGGGATCAGACAATTGTGATTGGAAAAAAACAGGTGTGTGTCCAAGTTGTAAGAAAAGGACTGTCTCCTGTGGTTGTTGCGTAATGTGTGGTTGGGAGAGTGAAGAGAATCTTTTGAATTACTCTCACAGGATTGATACGATTTGTGCTCGGGCGAGACGGAGAATGAAAGAAGCTTGTGATCAGATTAGATCATAAAGGCCAACTGAATATGATTGGATGGAGCGTAAGGAATTGGAAATTGTGCATGATCTGAAACAGAGATTGTCGAAGAATTCTGTTGAGGTAGTCAAAGAAAGATTGAAGAAAAAGCGAGAAGCAAGACGGTTGGCTTCATTGGATGAAGAATAGAAAGGTGAATCGGATGAAAAAGGAAGATAATGCGGGAGAGATTGCATTGACCACGGTTGGTGTAGTCGGTGGAGCAATCGCAGGAGCGGCTAAAGGCGCAGCGATAGGATTGGCTACAGGGGGTATTGCGATGGTGGCTACGGTTCCCTTGGGCATCATAGGGGGTATCATTGCGGGGTTGACAGGCAATCGGATAGGTCACGGAATAGATGATTACAGATTCCGGGATGAGTAATCTTGATCAGGAGGGAGATGATATGAAGGCGATTGACAGAGGGACAATCAAGGAGGACATGGATAGGTTTTATGGTAGAGGTAAGTTCAGTGGAGATATGGCCAACCTGTGTTTTCAGGACTATGTATACAAAAATAGTTTAGAAGAACGGTATGGGTTGACCTTTGAGGAGTTGAAGCAAATATATAATGGAGGGGGAATAAAACAGAAAGACCGGAAAAAATACACTTGACCAGATTTTAATATTGGTCAAATATTACAAGGAGAGAAAAAGATGGAAGACGGAGTATTTATGTCAGCATTTAGTGGCATGAGCGAAACGGAAGCGAAGGTCGAGGAGACCAAGATCGCAGTCACAAAACTACTTGACAGAGAAGAGGCTGCGTTGGAGGAGTTGGGCAGGGTTTCTGCGATTGCGAATGATATAGAGAGGCTAGAGGCTACTGGTTATTTGTATGCAGATATTGAGGGATTGGTTAAGCACATCAAATCGGTGGCATCGATTGTTTCACGAGCGAAGAAGCGGATGGAAGAGGTTGTGAGCAAGGTGAAAGAGGGAGTGTTGTTAGAGGTCGAGTCGCAGGGTGGCCAGGTAGAAACCCCCAATTGGAAATTCAAAGTTACTCCAAATCCGGTTTCATTAATTGTTGATGATCTTGATAAGGTTCCTAAAAAATATCGGTCAGTACCAAAGCCAATTCCAGAATGGAAAAAATGGCCGGTTGACAAGTCTTATGCGAAACAGGCATTGGTGAAGGAACAGGTGAAGTCAATCGAGGGAGTACATTTAGAGCAGACAGAGCGCGTTGATATAAAACCTCGATAGATTTCCACGAAAAAATAGGATGGGCAGTGGCTGAGTCAAAAAAGTTAACTCCACAGCAGTATATTTTTTTGCAGGCGTTGCAGAGGGCTATCACGATGTGGAATCATCCTGTTTCAGTACGTCAAATCCGTGTGCAGTTGAAAAAAAGCGACAGTCGGGTTCGTAGTCACATAAAAGTTTTATCAGAGAAGGGATATGTTTGTTGTGTTGGGAAGGCGAGAGTGAAGCGTTATGTCCCGTCTGTGTTGTGGTTTGAGGAGTTGGACGACAAGTCTAAAGAGATTGAGCGGTTGAAGCCATGGGCTGGCGGATACTGTATGACGTCAGGGTGCAATCAGAAGGCTGAAGATTATTGGCGAGATGGTTACTATTGTCGTGATTGCATCATTGGGCATGATTCGGTTAGTGATACCAAGGATTTGCGTGAGCAGTTTTTACTGCGAGCTTCGGCTGTGAGTTCAGCGCAGTATATGCTGGAGGGGGTTTTGCCGGATGACGCGTCTAGGGAGAGAAAGAACAGAAGTGGCTCGGTAAAATAAAATCTTTCACATTTTCTGAATTCGAGTTCGTTTTTACCTTGCAAACAGAGAGCTTGTACAATAGGCTGAGGCACCTTAGATTTTTAATTTAGAGAGGTGCCTGAATTGGGAGTTTGGACAATACAAGAAGCCTTTGAAGTAGGTGGGTTGTTACATCGAGTTCTTGAGCAGTATGAGCCACGGCAACCACAAATAGAGTTGGCAGTGGCTATAGCCGAAAAGATGCGAGCTGGAGGGCATCTTATGGCTGAGGGGATGACAGGGGTTGGGAAGACATTGTCGTACTCTATACCGGCAATCAGACAGTCTCAGTTGGATTCGGAATCTTCTGATCACGAGGAGAAGGTAGAGGATCGTGAGTATGAAGGGGGTGAAGGGGAAGATTTTGAGGAGGATTCCGAAGAGCCTTCTCGTGTTGTGATTGCTACGGCAAATATTGCGTTGCAGGAGCAGCTGTATTTCAAGGATTTGCCGACACTGAGAAGGGCTTTGCCGAATAATTTCAATTTTGCGTTGGTAAAAGGGCGGAACAATTATCTCTGTAAATCTCAGTTGGACAAGTTCCGGTTAGAGACGGCTTCCGAGGCTGTACCAATGGGTAAGGATGTTAGTACGGTACAGCTCAAAGATCTTTACGACGTAATAAATTCGGATGAGGAGGCGATCTGCAAGTGGTCGCAGGAGACAGAGTTTGGAGATAAATCTGAGTTGGAGATAGAGCCAAGGTCGGAGACGTGGAGGAAGTTCTCGGTGACGGCTGAGGAGTGCATTGGATCAGAATGTCCATATCGAAAAGAGGTTGGCTGTCATGCCGAGAGTGCGCGTAAGGCACTTCAGTTCATGGACGTGATTATCGTGAACTATCATATGTTGTTTTCAGCGGTGAAAGTACAAATGGAGACTGGTAAAGATATTGTATTACCGCCATTCAAATATTTGATTTGCGATGAAGGTCACAAGATGCCTGATATAGCCAGAGCTTTTTTCGGTTGGCATATTTCTCAAGCAGTTATGAACCAAGCTGTCAACATGCTGAGAAAGGTTGTGTCAAAGGCTGGTACGTCAGATGAAGAAGGGGAAATTGTTGCTGCTCGGATAAATGCGGCGCATGGGGGTATAAAGAAGTTCTGGGATGAGGTAGCAGAGGTGTTTGGTGATCACAAGGGGCAGATGCGTATTACGCGTACGGATGTGGTCAGGGGATTGGCGTTGGCTCAGTCGTTGGTGGATGTAGCTGATTCATTGTTGGATTTTAGCGAGTTTTCTGTTGATGGTTTTTCGAGGGAAGAGATCAGGAAGAAGGCTGGTCAGCTTAAGAGAGTTGTGGATCATCTTAGAGATGCCATGGAATTGGGTGATCAGAACAGTGTGTATTTCATCGAGCGAGCGGGTAAGAATCGATGGTTGAATATCGTCAATCGGAAATTAGATGTGGGGGATATACTGTGGCAAAATTTGTTCGAGCGAACAAAATCTACGGTGGTTACATCTGCGACCTTGGCTGTAGATGGTGATTGTTCGTTTTTGCGAAAAGAGTTAGGGCTGGCAAAATGTGGTGAAGTGTTGGTGGGCTCGCCATTCAACTTCCGAGAGCAGGCATGTATTTTGTTGAGTGATCGTGCGCCGGATCCAAAACAGGACAACTATCCCGTGCGGGTATCTGTTGCGATGGCGGAGATCATCAAACAGGCTGGTGGGCGGACACTGGGATTGTTTACGTCGTATCGAGTGTTGCATTATGTGGCGGAGTATATTCAGGAAGAGATGCCGGACTTGAATTGTTTGGTTCAGGGGACAGCTCCTCGGCGTAAACTGATAGAGGAGTTCACAGCGGATGTGGGGAGTGTATTGTTGGGCACGGAATCGTTTTGGACGGGTATAGACGTGCCAGGAGAGAGCCTGTCATGCCTCGTGATAGACAAGATACCTTTCCCATCTCCTGCCAACCCTGTGCTGGCTGCGCTGTCTGAGAGGGCGGTAGAGGGTGGTTTCTGGGGTATCTCTATACCTCGTGCCGTGCTTCAGTTCAGGCAAGGTGTTGGTCGGCTGATCAGGAGAGAGAGTGATCGGGGAATTATCGTAGTGCTCGATAATCGGTTAGTGACCAAAGGATATGGTTCGATCTTTTTGAATAGTTTGCCGAGGATGAAATTAGCAAAGAGCCTAAGAGATAATCAGATAACGAGGTGGCTGGAGGGTGAGGTTTGATACCTCTGTTTGATACGTCGTGGTTTGATGGCGACATTTGGTTGACAGGTGATTTACACTTGGGACATAGGAATATACTTGAGTACGAGAAGCGACCTTGGGACAACATAGACAGGCACGATAATATGTTGATCTCGATAGCGCGAGAAGTGGTCAAACCGAACGACCTTTATATCATCGTGGGAGATCTGGCACTCCCTGGTCGTGATACGCATACGAGAGTGATGCGTTATCGAACGCACCGTAAAACCCCGTACTTAAGTATGGGGATATAAGGTGTTTTTGGAGAAGTTTAGAAAAATATGATCATACGCAAGGCATATCGGTTTCGGTTGAAGACAAGTTGTGACACTGAGCAGTTATTCAGGCAGTTTGCTGGTTGCACTCGATTTGTATGGAATCGATTTCTTGCAGAGCAGAAAGTTCGGTTGGATAGTGGAGAGAAGGTAGAGGGTTGGTTTGATTTAACCAGTCAAGTAGTTGTATTAAAAAAGGCAGAAGACACATCGTTTTTGAGTGATGCTCCATCTCAAGTACTTCAACAAAAGTTAAGAGATTTATCTCGGGCGTTTTCTGATTTTTTTGACAAGAAGCAGTCAAATAAGCGATTTCCTCGATTCAAGAAGAAAGGGATGAGTGATTCTTTTCGTTATCCTCAAGGGTTTAGGATCGATGGGAATCGTATTTTTCTTCCAAAAGTTGGTTGGGTACGATTTTACAAGAGTCGAGACATAGAGGGTAAACCCAAAAACGTGACAGTATCTCGAAGTGGTGAGCATTGGTATGTGTCTATCCAGACAGAGCAAGAGGTAGTTGATTCAGTACATCCTTCTCGTAAGATAGTTGGTATCGACATGGGGATAGCTCGATTTGCAACCTTGTCAGATGGTACAGTAATCGAGCCGTTGAACAGCTTTCGCAGGCTGGAGAGCCGTCTTACTAAAGAACAACGTAGGTTGTCTCGTAAAAAGAAAGGTTCACAAAACAGGTATAAACAGAAGAAGAGGGTATCAAGGTTACACATTCGCATATCCGACACTCGAAAGGATTTTTTACATAAGGCTTCTACAGAGATAAGCAAAAACCACGCGATGATCATCGTAGAGGATCTGAAGGTAAAAAACATGAGTGGATCTGCAAAGGGAACTTTGGAAAATCCTGGCAAGAATGTGAAAGCGAAATCGGGATTGAACAAGTCGATACTGGATCAGGGATGGTCTGAATTTCGAAGGCAGTTGGAGTACAAGCAGCATTGGCGTGGAGGAGAGGTGATCGCTATACCTCCTCAATACACATCGCAGAAATGCCCGGTATGTGAGACCATTTCTTCTGAGAACAGGAAAACTCAGAAAAGGTTCAAGTGCATCGAGTGTGGGTATACAGAGAATGCTGATTTGGTAGCAGCGAGAAACATTTTGGCGGCGGGGCACGCCGCAGCAGCCTGTGGAGGGATTGACATTGGTCAGCCCTAAGAAGCAGGAACCATTTTTGGGTTTAACTCAAGGAATCCCCGTCCTTCAGAGCGGGGAGGATGTCAAATGCCAGTTAATCTGGAGATTGTGTTGCCATTGTTTGGCAAAAAGAGGGGTACATGTGATTGGAAAAGTGTTGTTAGGAATAGGCACAAGGAAGGATTTTGAACGATGGTAAAGAAGGGTAGTTCTGAACCAAAAATTCCGAGAAGGAAAAATTTACGGATCACAAAGAGGGAGACAAAAGAGATGGCTTTGGAGCTGGTAGCAGACGCCATAGGGGGTACGTTTGCTGAATCAATGTTGAGTGCTTTCAAGGTCAGAATGATGAGTGAATGGAAGCGTACTCCGAGCATAGGAGAGCAAGATGTGTTCCTTGAGGAGATCACCAGGATTGTTAAAAACCTCAGAAGGCGTGTTACCCGAAAAGCGAATTGATGGAAAATTCGCAGTGGATCGGAAAGTCGTCAAAAGATAGGTTAGTGGCATGGTTAATATGCGGTATGTGTATAATCTAAAAAAAATGATTTAACATAGTGACTTGACAGGTGAAAATTGAAAGATTACTCTTTTTACTGTGTGAACGAACTAGATTTCGTGAATTTGCCCTAACAGGTACCCAACCATGCCTGAATTTACGAAACTGGTTACACAGTCATCGCCTATCGACATCGCTCGTACTCCCGTGGGCGGTGTCGAGTTTTTTTTACACTTTTTTCAAACAATGAGGTCGTTATGGCAGGCGAGCGGGAAAGTTTGCTCAGTCGTTCATTGCTAGATTGGGAGTGCATAGATGTCATGGATCAAGGCGATTCGATATTGATGGCCTATGGTGATTTGGATCGTGGTTTGTTTTTGGAGATGTCGACTCCGTATGATGCATTAAGTGAAGCAGATTGTGAGATGGTGTATTACATTGACGGCGATAGTCGGATGTTTGATAGCGAGGCAGATTTGGTTAGAGAGTGGCGAAAGAAGCTATCTTGATTTTTTAAAAAACGTAAAGATATTACGCTTTTAAATGGTTTGGGTACTACTTTTGTGCTATGCTTTTAGCAAGGTAGAAAGGATGATGGGATGAGTAGTCATTTGATCGAGGATGCGTTGATTGTGCATGAAACTTATCACGACAAGGGTGAACAAAAAGGTAAGCGGAAGGCGATTCTGGTGGAGGCGATGGACTTCGAGGAGAACGAGTGGATACCGTACAGTGCTGTGCATGATGACTCGGAGGTTCACCAGGTGGGAGATTGTGGGGATTTGTTGATCAAGGAATATTGGGCTGAGAAGAAAGGTTGGATATAGGTGCCAGCAAAATTGGTAACTGGTAATCGGTTGTGAGGTAACTGGTCACCACTCGAATAATCGCATGGTGACTGGTCATTTGGCAGATGGCAGGTAGTAAGCAGGTGGTAACTGGTAATCGGTTATCTACCTGGACACCGGGGGCATTGAGCGGGAGAGAGCGGGTCAGGGCGGGGTAGGGTCATACCGAGCACAGGTGCCAGCAGAGAGCGCGTGAGGCGGCGTGAGAGCTAACAAAAAACTAAGTCGCAAATTGGCGGGAAGGTAAACACAATGGTTGGCAATGGGAACAAGAGAAGTAAGAAGAAGGTTTACGGTGATGAGGAGAACAGGAAGTTGTATGAGGAGGTGATAGAGGCGGGCAGGAGGGAAGCGGAGGTAGAGGGGTTGAGGTATACGATAAGGGAGTTAGAGGGGGAGGTAAAGAAGCTGAGGGCAAGCAATGAGTTACTTGAGGAGGAGAACAACGGGTTGAGGTTATATTCACAGTTGAGGATGCATCTTACACAGTTTGTGGAGAGTGTGACAGCTATAGAGGGGGAGAACGAGAACTAGGGAAAACTAGGGTGGGAAAACTAGGGTTATGTCACTTTGCAGAATAAAGGTCACTTTGCAGAATAAAGGTCACAGCAAATCTTTACGGCGTAATAGGATATTGGGAGTAACAGATCAACAAGGAGGAAGAGATGAAGGTAGGATACGAGGAAGTAGTAGTGATCACAGCGTTGGCTACAGTTACATTCAGAGTGGTGTCGTCATTGTACGATTTCATACTGGGAGCGCTTCGTAAGAAGTGATGACGTAGGGGGTGATTGGGTACTGTGAAGGGAAACATCAGAGGAAGTACCAGGGGAAACACCAGGGGAAACATCAGAGGAAGTACCAGGGGGGGGAACACTAGGGGGAAAATACCAGGGGG